TCTTCGTCATCTGACTCTTCGTCATCTGACTCTTCGTCATCTGACTCTTCGTCATCTGACTCTTCGTCATCTGACTCTTCGTCATCGACCTGTGTGTCGTCAGACTCCGAAACGTCGTCCTCGTCTCCTTCATCCGCAACTTCCCACGGGGGGTCGGCGTTGAAGTTGTCCTTGTACTCGTCGGCCAGCATTGCAAGCTGATCTTCGTCTCCACCAACCTCATCAAGGATGGCTTCACGGTCACCGTTCACAATGTATCCAGCCAGTGTGTTGGCTTCCTTCGACTTCATCTCAAAGGTATCAACCAACCACTTCTTCAATTCCTTCATTCTCGGCATAACAAATCCTCTCGGTTAACGCCGTACCTGTTGATTGCCATTATAATACATGGCAACAGATAAATCAACATCATAGTGCGTTAAAGAGCCACTAAGATGCCAATTGTTAAGTTTCCGTGGGGCTCTGACAATAATGCAGTCCGCCACCCAGCACTCACAAGTAAGTTCTCGGAAAAAGGAAGGTGAGTGGACACGTTGTAGGCTATTGAGACTGAAAGTGAGTGTGAGTCATCTGCGTTCGTGGTAAGTGACAGCACAGGAGCTCGCAATAAATAACCATCGTTCCCCAGAAGAGCGGAGATGATGGAAAGACCTATACCACCCTCCAATTGTCCAATACCGTTAGTCACCAACATTGCGCGCGGGTTCCACCAATCAACCCAGTCCAACGGCTCCTTGGCGTGAACCGACTCAACGACATAGTCACCTAAGTAACGTCGGACCTTTGGGTCCCGTTCGGACTGCACCCACACTGAGTAAATCGTACGCTCGTTACCTGAGTCATCCATAGATCGAATTCGGACGTCACCTACTCGCATCGTAAAGTGGTAAAGAATCGAGTCGCCCTCAGTCTGGATAGTCACCCACGGGTCAGTAAATGATCCAACTCCCCCACCCGCGATATCCACAAGCCCGGAACCAACATCAATACCAACAACGTCCTCCCGATCACGTAAAGAATCAACGTGGGCGCGGAGGCCGGAGTTACTACCAAGCAACGCGTCCACCCGGTCGAGTGCGTCGTCAAGCGCCCGTTCCTTTGTGGTGTTCAGGGTCTGTGCCTGCGACAGCTCATCGCTTAGACGCTGGTGCTCAACAACCATATCCCTGTTGCGGTTCGACACAGTGTCAAACCGGGTCTGCAGATCTTCGTATGACTTGCGCAGAGGATTCAATTCGTAAACGAGGTCACCCAGTCCACGAAGAATCGCCGGACCAGCTGTTGGTACCAGTATGGCAAGGATGACAACGACTACAGGTATCCGCCACTTCTTTGGCATCTTCATTGATCTAGTCTCCGGTGATGGATCGTATGATGAATATCAACAATGTGACGGTGGAATGCAAGAGATGAGGAACTACATCCTGAATGCGGATGGATCTCCGCGCTGGATTGAGTTAAGAAGATCGATGTAGGTAGAATGAGTCGACTTTTCTTCCCAGTGACGTTCAGATGTGGTCAAATGCGAGAAATCTAAACTGGTTCCAACAAATTCACACAGATTATCTCTCATTCCGTGGTCATCGTGTATAAGAACGTCAAAGTCAACCAACATGAACGGAACATCGGTACCGTCCCGCACAAGGCCGAGAGCAGCCGAGATGAACAGTTCCCAGAGCTCAAAGGAGTCATGCACACTCATGGAATCCCGCTTAGCCAGTGACCGGGCAACAGACTCTGGAGATCGAATGCAGCATATAAACTTACCTTCACGAGCGGCTGGGGTTAGACGATGAAGATGGTGGAAACCAATACTCAACCGGGGATCTTTAAACACACCACGATCACCAATTGACTCTATATACTGTGCTACCTCAACGTCAAGTGGCTCGATTCCTAGATAGGGAACCTTACCCCAGCTCGACGCGCCTCGTTCGAGACGGGAGATTACATTGATGTCAAAGCTGACGATGTTCGAGTTCTCAAATAACCCGAGACTGTTGCCCCACTTCTCACCACCAATGACGTCAGAATCTGGACCGGGGGTGAACCCGGATTTTACAAGACACCCGGTAAGTGCTGAAGTTCCGCACCGGTGCATTCCGCCTATAAATAACGCCATGCTTTATCCACCATTAACCTGCAAAGCCATTACCCTCACCTAGATCTTCCACATCCTTTGGGTCCGAATCTACGGTAAGATCGTCTTCACGCATGGCAAGTCCAGCCGCCTGAAGACATCCCTTGGTACTTATGGTCTCGTCGTAGACTTGTAAACCGGGAAGTGTGGTCAATTGTGTATGTTGATCTGAACTGATCGCACTTGGGTGAGCTGCGGATATGTAGTGAGTTACAATACCGGGTGGAGTTAGAAGCTCAGTGGTAAATGAGTTAATACCTGCAATAGCGCGAGCCTCGGTAACTCGTCCACTTGGGACAATGTACTTTATCCGGTCAGTTATATTCATGATGGTATCTTCTCCAGTCCCCACGCAGCAACATCAGCAACTTGACTGACGTCGTGGGCGGAGGTACATGCAAGAATCACACCAATATAACCGTTTCCGTACAGATAAGAGCCATCAAAGCCACCAATAGCTGTCGCGGCAAACGGAGTACCATTACCAGCATTATCTCGAGCAATCTCCACACCATCTTCATACCAAATCAGAGGACTACCAACCCCCGTATAAACCATAGTCTCCATTTGCCAGTTATTATTGGTAAATCCAGCAAGGTCAGCTGACCGATTACTGATAGTGTTAACTTGTGTTCTGATGTAACTACCAATATTGCTCATATCATAGGAATGGGGACCTCCGTAAGTACCTAAAGTCATAAACCCACTGACATGATTCACAAGTCGATAAAGAGTAATCGGAGGTACCGCCCCAAGTGTGGAACTCAGGTAAAGGATGTCATTTACGTCATCTAAGTACATATAGTTAGATTCATCCCACGTCGGTCTTGCTAGACCCGTAGCAGTTGCGTAGGGACCGTCAGTGAATGGATCAACTCGATCAACAGAAATGTTGTCAAGTGTAAGATAGTCCGGGATTGTTACGTCAATGCCCCACGCAAGTGAGCCATCTGTAATTGGAGGAGGAATCCAAATACCGCTCGGAGTCCGGTTCCACCCGGAGCGATTCCCGGGGAACCGATTACCATCAAGTCTATTTCCACCCTTCAGGAGATGCACGGGTCAACCCCTACGAGATACAAGAGTACCGGTAACAGCCAAGGTCTCACCACCGCTAAATGATAGCTTGACCGCGAGTTTCCACCCGTCTGGTATGATTGGAAGCACATCAGCTGACTTGGTTGGATCGTAAAAGATGAGATGATAGCCCTGCCCCGACGTCGGCTCCCACCCAACACTACTGTTGAGTGTGTTGATATTGGTATAGGAAGTGTCTCCGCTTATAGCGTCTCGTGACTCAAGATAAAGACCATGATTCACAGGACCAGTCCAGACCTTACCGTCAGCGTCCTCAACCCACCACTCAGCGGTTACATACTGAAGTGTGGACCCGGTGATGTTCAGGAACAGCCCGTATAAACCAACGTCACCGTGAACATCAAACTTGGTGGTGAGCGGTGTTCCGGAACTCAGGTCACCCGTCATCCCAGACGTTTTCACGCCATGTAAGAAAAAGCCCTGTTCAATACCAGAATCAGCGTTCGCCGGGCTGGCGCTACCCTGAATCGCGGCACCGTACTGGTCCTTGGCCTCACGAAGGTCACTTGCTGCTGTCTGCTTCTGAGTCATGTATCACTCCATTAACGCTCAAGCTGCTGCATGGCAGCCTCAACCGCGTCACCAATTGACTCTGGTAGGATATCGTCTGCGCTGTCCTGCGCTATTGCGTACAGTTCTTCAATCAGCGCCGTTGCAGTCGCTGGGTTAAGATCGTTCGCGCCGTCAACCACGGGAGGGAACCCGGGGCGTCCAACAACGATCTCCCAGCCCTCATCGTCGGCGCGAGAAATGGCTACATACGTTCTATCCGGGAAGGTGATCTCAGCCCGCCGTGGATTCTCGCCCATGCAGACCACGTCAAACTCACCAGTGGTTCGAACAGTATCATCTTCCGAGATTGCCCGGGTCACATGAATGTCGTGTGTGGACTCCATGATCAAGTCGTCCGGAGTGATGGCAACAGCGTCCATTGTAGATGGGGTATAGAAAGACTCACCGTCGTATGAAATCTCGGCGATGACAGCCTCGGCCTGATCTTCACTAAGACCAAGTGTCTCTGCAATGCTGGCCATGATATCATCGAATGAGAATCCAAGATCGATCTGGTTGTTACCAAGCGCGATGGCTTGGTCCCACTTTCCGGTGCGCCGGAGATCGTCTTCATGGTGCTCGTACAGGAACTTGGCAACGACAACCTTCGCAGCTTCCTCAGCAACATTGGTCACATAGCTACGGACGACAGACCCGACTCGGTCGGTAACAATGACTGTAGACCGAGACTCATCAGGGCGACACAGAAACTCATGGACGTCGTGAACCGATCCGTCACGTGGGTTATGGTACTGAATACCACTTACACCAAGGTCGCCAAAAAGGGCAGAGTCGGAGGTGTCATCGATTCCTGCGGTCCGGGAGAACCCCGGAACATAGTCTTCACCACCGGACTGACTGGCATTCATCCAGTCTTCTCCACGCTCGGCGTGCTTTCGGATACCCATTCCAGCTCCGTCACAAATCTACAGTCGTTAGGGCTCAAAACACTACTGGTCGTCTGAGTCCTTGAAATATCGCGCTACTTCTTCGGGGCTCAAGCCATCATCATACCACTCGTCTAGCTCTTCCTTGAAGATCTTGTATCCGTAAAGACCACCCGGCATCATCCACTCACCCATCCCAAAAAACTCCTGTGACCCGGGGTACTTTGTTTCATAAATTCGAATCGCTTCTTCCAGCCACTGTCTCTTACCAAGCTGCTGAGATGGTTCGTCTTGGTCACCAGATTGATCACTCACGTCCTCGTCTGGAAATTCAATGGTATCATACCCATTAAAAAACGTTACCACCTGATCATCAGATAGACTTGGCTTACTGTCAATCCACTCTTTCCATGATGCTGCGTCTGACTCCTCAAACTGAGGGAAGACGTTCATGTGGTCTTCAACTGCAATACCAGTCCACTTTGAAATAATCTCAATGAAATCCGATGTCTTGTCATTGAGCAAATGGTAAATCGCAGGGAAGTCTGCATTTTCCCCAGTCAGCTCGTAAGGATCAATCTCTTTGTAAGCATACTCTTGCCCCCACACCTCACCAATAATAAAGGGCTCAGTGTGTCCGGTCATCTTAGCAATGGTGTCTACGACGTCACTGGACGTGAATCCGTAGGCTATGACACGTTGCCGAACCGACCTCCGAGCAGTAAGTGCATCAATCACCATCTGCACATGCTCGGTAATCTTAGACCCGTAGTCGTCCCGGATGTTCGTAACCGCCATCTCGACGTCTTCCGATCCACCGTAGTCGTCGGTCAGATCTTCCCAAAGCTGGGGGTCCGACTTCTCGATGCTATCAATCGTCTGCTTGACGTTCTCGTCATCCCCGGACTCACCCGCGTCTTGCAGTGTTTCAGTAATGACACGTTTCAGTGCGTCCGTGAACTCGGTGTTCAGAAGGTCGGCGTGCTTCTGAGCCCTCGTACTAAATAAAGTTCCGAGTTCCTCACTACTCAGATACCATTGCTGTGACTCACTGGTATCAACAAAGGTAACGTCTACGTCAAACATCCCAGATGGACCGTCCTCTGCTCCACCAGACATATCTTCAGAGATATTGTCAACCCTGACCTTATCCTGCTGACCGGGGTTATCCGGGTCGGTAACGAGGTACGTTTCCCCAATATTAACCCCACGACGCTTGCTGGCGGGACGGACTCCAAACTTAGCCTCCCACCAATCCTGAACCAGTGGCTTGATGGTGTCCGTATCACTCGATAAGTGCTGCTTGATGTGGGAAACAAGTGCTGTCAACAAGTAGTCCTTTGCTCCCATATCTTCAACATCCTGACTGAACTCATCGGCGAGTTGGAATACACTGTCCTTAAGATCATCCTGCGCACGTTTCTGCTTCTTGGCGGTACGCTGCACCTGATCTTGGACCACAGCCTTCTCGCGGTCGACAGTGCCTACCATTCCCTGAGCAACCCGCTGGTCGCGGTAAGGACCGGAGATGGAGTCTGACTGAACGGTGTATGTAACGGTCGGGGTGTTGGCAGTGATCTTTGAATTCCGTGATCCCGGTCTGGGTGCGGTGTAGGAGTCTGGACGTGTTCCCGCCCAGCGGCCACGGTTACCGGCACGGCCCTCAACCCAGAGTTGGACCTTACGGGCTGCGTCGTCGGCGTCATTGGCGGTTACGTAAACGTCGATCCACTCGCCCATGAAGTCGTCGTCGCCGTAGTGCATGGAACAGGGGACGTGGAATGTGGAGTTCGTTTCTGCAACGGATGCCCGTTTCTTCTCAGACTGCTTAGAATCCACATGTTGAAACCCACCTCGAATCAGGAAGGTGGTCGACGGTGTTTCTCCAAATCCGAGCATGTCTGTGTCAGCAACGTAAGGATGCTCTTCCTCAACTTCCCAACCGAGATTCTGGAGTACGTTCTTCAATTCAGGAATCGCCGAGTCGATGATGGTGAGATCGACCTTGTCTCCCTCTTGCTCAGCCACAAACGCCAAGATACCTACGTCCTCAAGCTCGTCTTCAAGAGTACTTGCGTCTGCCGTTGCTCGCTTCGTCGTAGCTGCTCGCTTCGACACTCTCTCCCAGTTACCAGCTTCCTCGAAACCTTCAGGGAAAAACTCAACCACAATACCGCGAGAGGGGATAGTTACCCAAAAGCCGTCTAAGTTATTCGAAGATGAGTCAATAACCCCGTGCTCACCGGGGGTGACATTCGCATACTCACCGTCAACGTCGGTCTGGAGCTCCATCTCAGCCTTGAACTCGATCTTGTCGCCAACGGAAAGACTTGGAACAAGTGGTTCTTCTAAGTCATCGAACCCACCTGCAGATACGGTACGTGGGGTTGAGTCGGTAAGTAAATCACTGAGTTTTGTTACGGGCGACATGCTCTATCTCCTCATCACATGACTTTCATCTTAATTGTAGGGTGCAAATTTCTGAAAAGGGACGGGGAGTTCAGATACCACTACACCCCGTGTCCGTTCCACAGTTCGGGCACCGGTGGCATGCTCCGTTTGGAACCATTATAGTTCCACACCCACCACACACAGGGCCTGCGTCTGCGGAAACCATAGCCGGAACCGACTGGATGGGTTCCATGGAAACGTTGTGCATCGTTACGTTCGGCATTGCTGGACGAGACGCAGCAAACGATACGTTTTTAAATTCACCGTTACCGTTACCATTTCCGACAAGGTACTCTTCCGGTAACTCTTGGAAGGTGTGCATCTCCGGTACTTCAACTGGTGGGTTGTATGTCAGGTACAGCCACTTGAAAATGTAATCTATAATACTGTCGGCTTCCTTGATGTCTTGGTTGGGGGTAAATCCATGCGGCTCAAATCTCATACCAGTAAATCGGTCTACAAAGGTCTGCAATGGAATACCATGCTGGAACCCCAACGTAACCGCAGCGGCAAAGGCGTCAAGCAGCCCAGACAACGTTGACCCCTCCTTCGATATCACAACCATCAACGAAGATGGGAGACCGTCCGGATACTTACTCACCGACACGTACCCCTCGTGCCCGGAAACGTTGAACTTGTGCGTGATTGCCTTGGCGTCCCCGATAACCGGACGTGGTAGTGGAATGACAACTTCGTACTCCGGAGTTGCGTCATCACCCTCGCTCTTCGACGCGTAGGGCTGAATTGCCTTACACCCGTCACGATAAATGGACATCACCTTGATGCCCATTTCCCAGCCCTTCCAGTACACCTCTTCGATGTCCTCGACCGTGGCCGTATTTGGCATGTTGATAGTCTTCGAAACCGCTCCAGATAGGAAAGGTTGCACAGCTGCGACCATCTTCACATGGTCCATGTAGTGGATACTGCGCTCCCCGTTAAGCGGGGGAATGGAACAATCGAATACTGGCAGGTGGTCATCCTTCAAATCTGGGCAGTTCTCGATGGTACCGTTGTCCGTCACGTAGTTAGCAATACTCGCAACGGCATCGTCATCGTATCCGAGTGTGCGGAGGGCCTCGGGAACCAACCGGTTAACCATCTTCATCTCGCCGCCACCCACCAGACGTTTGAACTTAACAAGACCGAACTCCGGTTCAATGCCGGTGGTGTCAGCGTCCATCATAAACGCAATAGTGTTGTGGCTCACAAACCCAGATACAACATAGGTGTTATTCATCGGGACTGAAAGGTCAACGGTCTTTTGAATACCAGCTTGGGTATTGGAAACTACAACATCGAAGTATACATCTCCGAGACTCAAAATCGCTGCGATTTTAGTTTTTCTTAGCTGCGGGTACTTACTTATCTTATCCCTTGCCCATAGTAGATTTATCGCCGCAGTTTTTCTTACTGCAATGTCCTGCCTTACTTCACTTGGAAGACCAACAGACGCATCATAAAAGTCTTGCTGTATCACTGCATTCCTTATTGATATCCCGTGAGATTCATCGCCTGTACTGGTCGAAAGTCCGTCAGTGAGTCGGATTTTCTTCCTAGATGAAATAAATCCTATCTTATCAGCGTACACCCGTGCCGATCTTACGTTTGCCACACGAACTTCGTACCGCTGCTTATCACCAAATCTATCTCCACTTTCTGGCTGTTGCCTCCGTGTAGTCATAATACCCAGAGACTCTAAAACAACCTGAACCTGATTAACAAGAACAGGACTCACTGTTGAAAACGCTACGCTAGGAGTTCCTTTCACCAATGTTACTGTACCATCAGCGTCAAATAACCCACGGATGAAGGCACAAACAACACTTGTGCGAGACTTAAGAATGGAAATGGGTATTGATGCACCAAACGCCCCCTCCCCGTGGTTTCCTCTTGGTTTATCTGCAAGCCTGTTTGACTTAAGCCAGCGGACTAGTCTCCGAGATGGAATCGTTACAGTATGACAGCCTGATCGTTCTTCAGACTGTATATGAACTCCAATACTTTCTGCCCATGACTCAAAAACTGAGTCTATATCTCTGTTATTATTAGGCACGGTAAGACAAAGACCATAGTTATCCTTAGTGTATCCATTGCCAACATAGTAACCAATGACCTCAGCCAGACGTTCATCAAGGACGTCTGGAAAAGTAATAGAAGATTCATTTCCATGTACTGGTGTTGAATCACCATGAAGAACTGTATAGGGCTTATCCATCAAAAGTTCTTCATGCCCACCAAGCCTGAAAACCGCGAGATCGCCCGGCTTGATATCTTGGAACTTCCTCCACACATACTCACCACATTCATCAATAATACGAATCTTGTGGCCGTAAGTACCTACTAGCGCATGCCCACGCTTCGTGGTAATTTCCATCACGTGGTCTTCTCCGTTAATGAAAAACTGAGAAGACTTCTCTACCGACTTCTCCTGCATGATATTAAGATCAAGGTCCTGCCACTTATCACCGTTTACGTCTCCAAGTACTCCCAGCGGAAGAATACCAGCAGATGACAATAACATAGTATCCGTAGCCAAACAGCCTGTAGGAGCCAGCAGCGTAAGCTGACCATTTCGAATCCCAGCCCCATGGGCAATAGAATTGCATACGTCAGCAAGGATGGTATTTGCCATGTCATATATCGGAGCAGTAAATCCATCAAGATCAAGGCCAAGACTCTCTGCGGCTGTCCGATGCTTTTCCATAACCCGCAAGTACGGGTCTCTATTCTCTTCAAACAGATCAAATGGTCCGAGTTCATCTGCAACCTGACAGCTCATACTGGCGGCTGACGCGTGCATCAGCGCCGTTATAGCAGCGGCAACCCGACGTCCGTCCTCTGACCCATACGGAAGGCCCAGAACCATAAGCAGCCCACCGAGGTTGGCGTAACCAAGGCCCAACGGCCTGTGTGCCTTGCTGTTCCTTGCAATCTCCTCGGTCGGGTAGTCGACATTGGCAACCATGATCTCTTGTGCAAGGATGATGAGTTCCGATGCTCTACGGAAACGGTCCACTGCAAACGCACCGTCTTCGGTCTTGTACCTGATGAGGTTATGGCTGGCAAGGTTACAGGCAGAGTTATTGATGTAGTGATACTCAGCACACGGATTACTGGCACCGAAGTAATGAGTGTTACTGACTGGGTTCCACATGTTTATCAGGGTGTCAAACTGAAGCCCCGGGTCTCCGGTCTCCCATGCGTTCTCTGCGATGGACCGGAAAAGGTCGGCTGCGTGGATCGTGTCTGACGTCTCTCCGTCGGTCACCCGTTTGAGATCCCAGTCTGACTTGTCGGCCACGGCCCGCATGAAGTCGTCTCCAACCCGAACACTGTGATTGGCATTCTGGTAGGCTACAGTTCCGTACGCATCGCCGTCAAGGCCACTACTATACCCAGCCGCTAAAAGATCACGGGCCTTCTGGTCTTCCTTGGTCTTGCACTTAATGAAGTCTACGATGTCTGGGTGATCAATGTTCAGGATGATAATCTTTGCCGCACGTCGAGTACGGCCACCCGACTTAATTACACCAGCAAAGGCGTCGTACCCCTTCATAAAGCTCACCGGGCCACTGGCCTTACCACCAGTTCCGGAAAGAGACTCGGTAGAACCACGAAGGGTGCTGAGGTTTACCCCAGCACCCGACCCGCCTTTGAATATGATTGCCTCGTCCCGGGCCAGCTTCATTATTGATTCCATGCTGTCATCAACCTCGTTGATGAAGCATGCACTGGCCTGCTGAGGACCGTCCGCACCAATATTAAACCACACCGGACTGTTGAAGGCAAAGTACTGGTTGATCAACAGCCAAGTCAGCTCATCAGAGAATGCCTCGGCGTCGTCAGCATGGAAGTAACCGCCGTGTAAACCCCACTGCGTAATGGTACTGACAACCCGATTAATAACCTGCTTGATCGACGTCTCGCGCTGGGACGTTCCGGGTTCACCACGAAAGTACTTAGAAACCGCGATGTTACTAGATTGATGTGACCACGTAATCGGAAATTCTACGTCTTCTTGCTTGAACACCGCTTCACCGTCAGCTCCGATAATCTTCGCGTCCCGCTTTTCCCATTCAATTTCGTCGTATGGATGAATGTCCGGATTGGAAAAGAGACGAGAGATACTTAACGCCATGGGACATCTCCTATGGTACAAGATTTCTCAAGTGTTGTAGATAACCGAACGTAAGACTATGATCAGCCTCCAATCAATAAGTGAGTTGCAAGAGATCCGATAATCGTTCCGATAACCGCACCCAGTGCACCAACAATTACAAACTTAGCCTTCATCGCGGACACAGCCAGTGCAAGGTCGTAAATCCTGTCTGAGTTCTTGGTTATCGACTCACGATTTGACATTATACAGAATGAGCAAGATGCTTCTACCGGCCCCGTGTGCTGCTGATATTGTTCCGGCTTTGTAAACATAACGAATGACCCCGGGAGGTTTTGCCCTATTGGACTATGAGTGATGGCCGGTTAATGAAAAATACCTGAGTGTTGGGTGCGAGCGCACGCCCAGAATGAACAACCCCCGGAATAGCATGGTACGCCGGAGAGGTGTTTGTAAGCACCTGAGAAGGGCCGTCTGGGTGCTTAATTTCTAAAGACCCCGCGTAACAGATAATCCATTCGTGAACGTCATGGTCATGATCTGGAAACTCTGCGTCTGGTGTGAGCGCCCGTGATATCCCAGCAGAGATTAGATTTTCCGGGTCATTGTACAATAGGGTTAGCGACCAGTCTCCTAACACAAATGGAACTCCTTCAACCTCGGCAGATTCAGTTCGTTGAAGATGTTCTACAATATCGGCGTCGCTTTGACAACCCATACGCAGTACATGTGATCGTTTTCGTGGTATGATACGAGCAATAGCAAGAGAAAACTTTGAAATAATATCGTTGCCCATAATATCTTTAGGCGACGACGGATGACGCAAGTCAATATTAACGCATACCCCTCCACTACCGTTCTGCATAGTCAGTCTCCGGCTACGTTACTTAAAAACTGGGCACCACCATCAGCTAGTAAAAGTTCAGGGGTAAGTCTCGTCTTGATGACAATGACACCAAGAAGCCGCCCTAACTCAGATTCGTAAATGTAAAATCTATCAATGTCAATGCGATGAATTGCAGTTGAACCAACAGGAAATGGAAACTGTGGAACGGCGGCTGGATGATGATGGACATTCCACGGAGTGATCTTATGTCTTATCCCACGCTCTTTGAGCCATTCAACAAATCGGTCGAGGTTTCCGAAGACGTCGGAATGCGAGTCACCTCTCGAAGAGCGGCTTGTAGGGTGTTGACTGTTAGGCATCTCGTACACTCTCGTTCTACCTCTATGGCAACAATATCCAGTCTCGAATGCCGTTCCCTAATGCAGAAGATTCCCTCTCCATAAAAGCCAAGGGTTATTCCACACTTTATACACTTCCACCTCTTAAGACCCTTAACCTGCTTATCATTTAACATATGCAGCCCAAGTACTGTACCAGAATGATAGACTTACACCACCAAGTATCAGCACCTTAGTAAAGCCAGCCTGTAAAATATCAAAGTTTTGGATTCAGGCTTAGCCAAAAGTCAATACAGCCTTCAGATATTAAAGTAACCTACATAAATTATTACAGTACTAACAAGTGTACCTACACAGAAAAGAATGTACTTGCCTCTCTAATGAGATCTGCAGCTTGTGCATGGGGAAAATATACGCTCCGAATTGCAGACATGATCCTGTCATTGATCGAGTATACAGATCCATCCCACAGTGGAAAGGCGAGAATTGTTTTATCAAAGCTGGATAGATCATTAACAACTACAACGTCTAGTGGATTCATCACATAAACAAACCTGATATTGTCTTCCGTCACATTATTAATGTTGTAAGTGAGATGCGTAATGTTAGCACTAATATGAACAACCAAGTCAACCAACCCGGCCCACGTGTCAAGCTGCCCCGGTTGACTTGTGTAAGCTGCTTTGTAGGAAACATCACCCGCCGACCCAATCCCCTCACTTGTAACAAAGGTCTGATTGATCACAGATGTCTGCTGACTGGTAAGATAGCGAAAGGCAATAGTACTTCCAGTTGTTCGAGCTTTGAGTGCAATGATAAACTCAGAAACCCGGTCGTAGGCAACAAGTGCCCCACCACTCTCATAGGCCATTGCATCTTCTGGATCGAGCGCTATGGCAATTGATGGCATAACCAGTCCTCAAAACTTTGTGCGAGAGCTTTCTCCCTCACCGGTACTAACTCTCGCACGGGGCGCAGGAGGTCAACGACTCGTACAGCCTGTGGGGAGAATCGCTGCATCCATGGAAATACTCACTTCTGCTTGTTACGTTTCCGGTTGGCCTTGGTCAGTTCTGGCTTGGGAATCAGGTCGAGCAGTGGTTTGCACGGCCCCCAGACAACGAAGAACCCTGCACCATACAGCGCAAGTAACTCGAAAGTAAACTTCCAGCCAGCACCCCATGGCACCGTTACAGTCAAACTTCCCGTGACAGCCTCAGCTACGGCGACTACGAGGTATGAAAAGGTCATTGCAATGATAACCCCGCGTATGGTTCCAAGCGCGTGAACCGCGTCGCTGAATAGACTAATGCCCTGTTCAAAGAAGCTGATAAGCCACGGTGGATAGTTGTCGTACCATAGTTCTTTCATCGGAAGATACAGAGACCGTTCGCTGTGATGCCAAGCGTACGAGTTAGTCCACCACTCTCTGGACAGCGGGGAGACTAGAAAGTCTCGAACCGAGTCCGGGACTCGTTTCATGAAATGGTCGCGGAGTGCGTGAATTGCACCGAGTACAATCATCACAATTCGCAGCACCCAGATAAGATGACCAAGTAAGAAATCCATCATGACTCCGCATCTTGTTCACTTAATGGTAGTTCATTATACCAGTATTCGTACGCCGTTTTCCACTGAAACTCGTCGGGGGTGTAAACTTCCCCGCGACTACACTCAAGACACGACGTACTAATCTCCCCACCCTCAAGGTAAATGTAATAGGTCTTTTCGCCACACTGCGGACACTTCGGCGTTCTTATTGGACGAGGCAGGGACTTCCATAACAACCGAAACTCAGCCTCAACCAGCTTAATCGTACGGGGGTCTTTGGAGTACTCCTCCAGCAGTTCCCGCCTCGTCCGATAGAAGGCCACGGAGTACTGAGTCCGACGCATTCCGGGTTTAATCTTCTTTGACAGGTACTTGAAAAACTTAGTGTCTCGCAGTACGAGCATCGTCCGGACAGGCCAGTTATCGCGGAATGGTGGAATGAATGACTCAATGGTAGATCGTCCGAGGTCGCCAATCTGAAAGTACCTACCGTTCTTCGACCGCCGTACGTAACGCGGTGTTAGCCTGTCGGCGGATTCCCGGTAGGTCTCGTCGGTGAACTCAAGTCGGTTCAGTTCACCCTTTACACGTGCCCGCTCGGTCTGTACGTACAACTTGGTCAGGACTGCGATATCTTGCGCGTACAGCATCATAGATGAACGCCCAGTCCGGTTGTTAGCACCTCAAAGAACTTGGCCTCGTCGACGATCTTGGTGGTGCTGGCCGAGTCGTCTCGGACCAAGGACAGACGAACTCGACGGTCGCACACACCTTCAACTTCTGGAACGACGTCAATGGAAAGTTTGAATGACTCGTTATCTTGCTCGCCATGTACAACTAATGGGCCAGCCCCTGCATCAATCTGCTCACGCTGCTCACGGATGGTTGATAGTAGGGCGGACTTCTCGAATTGCTGCTCCGACATAAAAACCTCAGGTGGTTATGGTTACATCAACATGATAAAGAAAAACCCCTACAGGGTCAAGTGCTCCTGTAGAGGTTTGTGGGGTTCCGGTCGTTTTACTTTGGTTCGGTCGCCTGTGTCAGGGCGGCAAGATTTACGTGATATGTCTTGGAAGTCCAAGAGTTGCCTTCGTAGTCAAGTTCAAAAACCAGCTCGGTCTCGCCCTTGGCGATCTTCTCGCCGGTGATCCGGCAGCGGGCTCGGCCAGTTGCGGTCTTTATCTCGATCAGGCTGTTCGGGTTGAACCAAGGTGTGCGGCTGATGATGGTGTCCTTATCTCCCCGCACACTGTTGCGATGGTTTTCATAAGCCTCTGCAAGTTCGTGAATCTCGTTTGCGGGCAGGGTCTTGAATTCGGTCTTGGTTTCCATGGGGCGTCCTCCGGGGTTGTTTACTTTGCACATGTACATGATAACACAAAGCGAGCCGGAAAGCAACCTCATGTACATGAGATGCTCTCCGGCTCTTAAGCGAGGATACTGGTGGAGACGTGGGGAATCGAACCCCAGTCCGAATGGTTTTACCAACCCCATTCTACGTGCGTAGTCTACTCAGACCGCAGACAGGTCATCACCGTGTATTTTGTGCTCCGGGACACGATAAAACCGGATCAACACAACCCAGAGGATTGAAGTGCCGACATTTGTCGACCGGAAATCCTGAGTCGCTATCGGCTTGCTACTCAGGGTCCGGGAGATGACTACTGTTTAAGCAGCCGCTCTCAAGGGAGTTTGCTCTTCAGCAATTATGGATGTTCTGCCCTCTTGCAGTTGGACAGCCACTGGCACGCATGAAATCAACTTACCACCCGTCGAAACCAATCGTCCCCGCTTGTGAAAGATCAATGGTACAAACTTCTATTCACCGTCAGCTAGTGTACGCTGTGAATTCTTAATCACCGTCTGCACTGAATCAGCTGCGGCTGTCATTCCAGCCCGGTAGTACAAGTTACCTAAAAACCAGCGGAAGAAGTTAATGCCTTGTAACGTACCGGCAGTAGCCTCTTCCCCCTGTAAGAGCAGCTGTTCCTCCCATCTCGGAAGGATCAGCTCCATCGCAGTTACAGTCACAATAGGAGAAACTGATCTGTGGTCGGCGAGCTGGTAATAGCAATATACAGTCACCGCTCTATCACGGAGTGCGTTGATCGACTCAGGTCCAAACAACGTGACTGCCAGCTCAGCAGCTGCACTCGAGTTAGTATAAGCAACATAAAAGTTCTCGTCAAGCGCATCGTAGTAAGCAGTCACACGTAGTGACTTATACAAGAGCTCGTCCATACTCAGTTCTTGCTCTGGTTGGCCCAGAACCATGGAAGTGAGCATTAACGATAATAGCAATGTCAAGATGTACTTCATGGTCTTCTATCCTGTTAGACTGAGACGGTGCAGCCCTATTAGCAACCAAGCACGTGGCTGGTGCAGGATGGATACTGCACCGTCTCTTAATCGAACCCGGTGCCGCGAGATTCCACCTCGTGGAAAGGTTCAATGGGTTGTCAAAGTCTGGTGGTCGACTGGTTCTCCGGAGGAGTCGTTCCCCAGCCTCTGGAACAGAGCCGCAGCGCTCCTCACACTACGGTTGCCCCACCACCAGTTTGTCGGAGATACAGGATTCGAACCTGTGGCCCCCTGCTCCCAAAGCAGGTGCGCTCTACCGGACTGCGCCAATCTCCGATGAGGAGTCACCACTTGCCCCGTTGCCCGCGTTCGCGGTTCAGCCGCTCTGTCGCCTTAATCCCCGTTTCCGGTTGAGGCCGAGAGCCAACGTTGGGTTCGTGACAACCCCTGTCTGATTGTCAAAGTAACCTGCTGATAATACTACCTACACCCCACATTACACCAATGCTGCGGGGAGGCCAGTACCGGTTACCAACCACCGCGCACTACAAAGGTTCATCTGACAGCCATCGACGCAGATGTTAGCGTCAGAATGGGTCACCCACTCCCACATTCCTCAATAGTATCCAACCGTAGTCAGCGCCAGAAAAGGAAAGTGTTAGTCTCCAGTTCTATTGATCTACGATCTGAGGTAGCAAGGACTCCACATCGTTCCACAGAACTTCGGACGGTCCTTGGTCTCGTATTCAGCAGGTTGTCAAAGAACGTTCCCGCTACTTGGTCCATCCACACGAGCGGTCAGCGTGGTTGTCGATGAGCGAGGCTATGCCATGGCTCGCTCTGGTACTAATATACGTTCAACCGGGCTACGCAGCAACTGCCGCCCGGACCCTCTTCATCTCATCCTGCAACCACTCAAACTTGAGCTGTTCGAATGCTCGAAAGGCTGGAATGCACTCCGGGCCGCCGTTCCACAAGTCCGGATGATCTCGAATGGTAAGCTGGGTCGCGGTACTGCGGACCAAGTCATCCACGTGATCGAGATGGTTGATCTCGCGGCACGCCTCGTAAAGCTCAATGGCGCTGCTGTAAATCCGCAGTCCAAGCAGGTGGCTCTTGGCAGCGTACGCTGCGGCCTTCTTATCCTCGTGCCCGCTGCTGCAAATGCAAGGATAAAGACACTCTGGATCGTCCGTGTGAATCAGGAAATACCCCCAGCCATTGCGCGGGTCGCGGAAGACGACCGCTGTCTGCTTGTCGCTGGTGATGTACATCGGGGCGTAGCTGCCACCAAGCATCTTCTGAATCTTGTGCCCGGCGTCTTGCTTGGCTGCGGTCACGTTGCGACCCTCGCCCTCAACACCGTAGTACTCGACCTTGACCTTGGTACTCATAAAATCCTCCAGTGGTTGTTACATTGCACATCTACATGATAAGAAAAGCCCCTGCTGGATGCAAGCTCCAACAGAGGCTCTTGTATAACTTAGTGAATCAGTTCATCGAGTGGTCCGCAACCTTCGGGGTCTCGACCGGGACGGGAACCAGCCGGTAGTTCTCGTCGCCCTCGGTGATGCTGCCGGACATCCGACCGCCGTTGCCACCGAAGTGAATGTAGAAGCAGCAGTAAGCCCGACCGTCGATGAGGTTGTCACCCCGGGCGTGAACTTCTGCGATCTCATACGGACCGTGGTACTTGGCGTTTGGCTTGGCCACGCTCGGCGTGGTGAAAGCCTGCATGTCGAGGGTCCACTCCAGCCACATTCCGGGCTGCAAGGATTCTACTTCGGCGCGGGTCATGGTGACCTCCGGGTTAGGTTACGGGCGGTGCCCGATGCACATGTACATGATAACAAAACCCCCTATAGGATGCAAGTCCTATAGAGGATTAGTAAGAGCACACATGACTGCGTTGTTGAAAACCGAGGAGTCTGAGGCTACTTATCCCATCCAATAACCTCGATAAGAACTGCGAATTCATCACCGGTTGGAATTGAAATCTGGTTTCCACCCTTTTAGTTTCAAAACCTCGGTGGAGCTTTCACCCCACCGAGATCCAAGGGGAAGGAGGCACTACCTGCCGAAGATGCCTCACACAATGATAGACAAAGCGAGAACCCCATGGACCTCGTTTATCACCATAGTTTGATCATTCGCTGCGGCTTTGGTTTCGGTGCGGGAGCGAACTTCAAAATCCCCGGTGCGATGTTGTTTTCCGGTCGCAAGCGGTCGGGCATCTCCGGGCGACCAAATCCAAGAATCACGTCTCCTGCGACCTGCATCGCCTCCTCCGGCGACCGACCACGGTCAAGGGCGTCGTTGATGGCTGCGTTGAACTGTTCCACCCGTTCCGGGGTGTTGACCACTTCACACATCGGACCTTGCCCGGCTTCTGACGGTGGTTGCATGGTCCACAAAACTTCAGGGTCTTGCCCGACCATCTTACAGACACGAACAAGACCCTGCGGCACGTCGCTGTGTTCCATCGGCTACTTCTCCTTGTTATGAACTGGAAGTTCCATGCACTTTTCGCATGTCACTGGAGTGCTGTCGTCCACAATCGTCATCCGAGCTCCCAACAAGCGGCTGCGTGACTGCATCTTCACTGCACCGCATGATGGCTGGTATAGTTCGTCTGTTGAAATCTTCAGGGTAGCATAGTGAATGTGGGTGCCGTCGCCGACGCGGACCTTGACTACTTTGTAGTCGCTCATGTCAGGTGGCATGGGCTTACGGGTCTCGAACCGTTCCCATGCGTGCTGACGGACGGTGTCTGGGTCCAGTGGCTTATCGTAGTCGGTGTGCCCATCTGCCTTGTTCTCAAAGCAGCAAGCGTAGAAGCAGGATATGTATGGAAACTCAGTGCTTCCCGGGTTTTCAACCTTGTCGAAGCCGGGAAGTGTAATCCAGTAAGTCCCCATCCCCTTTGGATAGCTATCGCGGCGTACGTGCCCGCCAGCGTCTTGGATGGCCTTACGGAATGCGCGGTCTTTCATGGTATCCTCCAGTGTTGATTATGCACATGTACATGATAAGAAAAACCTCTATAGGATGCAAGTCCTATAGAGGTATCTAAGAGAATATCGTTAGGTCTAATCTATATTTAACCCATCAACCACATCCGAAGTATGATCAATGAATCCTTTCATATTTTCATCCATAAGATAGGCGTTATCATTAAGTAACTTGTATATATCAGCAATCCCAGTCATAATTCCGTCAATGAGATGCGCCCCGTTATCACTGACCGGTTCCACGGCATTCTTTGCGAGTGCAAGATCAGAGTATAGATCTTCCAGCTCCCCACTAACTTCCCGCAGCTTTGTAGCTGCGTTTTTGAGACGTTCTTTCGAGCCAGCAACAGTCTCGCTGGGAGACAACTGAGACTGAACTTCAATCATATCTGCAATTCGTGTTATTGGCATAACTACCCTCACAAAATGATAAACGTAGCACTCAGTAAATGATAGAGTCCGAGGGTCATTATTCGACCCCCGGACATGGTAGATTACTAGTTATCTACTGTCATAGTACTTAGCCGAGGATGTCAATGTTCTGGCTGAGGATGCTTGGTGCTGCACCTGCCTCTCGCCAGTCGGTCATCTCGTTGTCGGCGTTGAAGAAGGCTGTGCCCATGTCCATGCCGTTGCCGCCAAGGCCGATGTGCTTATACTGAATCTTGAAGTCGATGTTTCCGGTGCCCATGCTTTTTTCATGGAGGCTGCGGTATACCCGGGCGGTGATTGCGCACTCGGTCAGTAGATGCCCGAAGATGCCAATCTCGCCGCCGTGGAGCTTGCAGACGTAGTAGGAATACTCTACCGGGTTCGGTTCACCTTCTTCAGTCTGGTGGTTGCGCGTCCGGCGCATGTTCTGTTCGAACCTGAAGGTGTAGTCGCCACCCAGTCGATACTTTGCGCGGAAGGTTTCGACCGCTTCTTCATTGAGCGGCAGGGCATCCGCCTCGTCCTTGATGCGCTGGGCTTCCGCCCGTTTCGCCCGTTCCTGTTCCATCTGGGCCGCGATGGCCTCGTTCTCGGCCTTGACCTTCGGCATCAGCTCGTCGAACTCGTCGGCGGGCATGGTGCTCAGCTGCCATTCGGATACACCCTCGCCGCCGAGGATGGTATGATGGGCAAAAAGCTGGCCCTTCTTGATCGCGGCTTCGACTGCTTTGAAGTCAACCTTCGGATTGTTTTCGCGGGTGAACCGCTGGGTCGTCTGTGAATACTGTTCCCGACTACGAACCATGTTGAAGACTTCCTGCGCTCGCTTGCTCAGAATCAGGCCGTTCAGGGTGAAGGTTCCGTCGTCGTTCGTGGTGTAGTTGCGCTTGCTGTTTGCCAATACTGTGCGTGTCATCTTTCAATCCTCCTGCTGGGGTGTTTGTTATCCTAACGCTCACATGTACATGATAACACTCCAGCGAGCCAAAAACAACTCATGTACAAGAGTTGCTCTTAGCTCTCAGGGTCAACTCAGATCACATACTAAGTTTAACCCAGTTTCCGTAAGCCAGTACTCACGGAAACGATCACCCCACCGAATACTTCCACGCACCAGACCACGCCGTACAAGTGATGTAACAGTGCTGCTCGGAACCTCGTCGTGCTGCGGTGAAAGTCCGGCACCCCGGTGCGTTGCCCCAGCCCGCAGCATTTCAAATAGTGTTAGTCTTTGAAGTTTAGTAATCCTCTTCATGTCATCCCTCAAGGTCAAGTGCTATCTTCCGCAGCTTAGCGCGGTGCTTGTGCTCGATATCCTGAGCCTTCTCGAACAGACTCTGGTCCATGTGGTTGGTGACCGTCCCTTGAATCAGGTCGATAAGCACAGTTGGGTTGAGTGCGTCCAGCTCCCATGAACTGTATCCATACTCTTCAACGTACCCATCCGCCCGGGAGTCAGAAAGTTTTGTTGGGTTTGGCGGTGGCTGGTACTCCTCCACCTGATCATAGTTCAGCGCGATGCGATCAACCTTCAGTGCTGGAAATCCGTGCGTGGTAAGAAAGGTGTCCATGCGCTTTACGATGTCACGGGTCATGTCCATACCGCTGGGGTCATGGTCGCCGAGATGGATAATAACCGGTTTGCGATTTGCGGCCCGTTCCATGATCCGACGAGCTGCCACCCACATCTCGGACAGCGAAACGTAGCCCCGGCAAGAGAACCAAGTGACGTCCAAGGGCTTGCACGCGGCCTCAAGGATACCAGCCAGCGCTTCCTTCTCAATCCAAACCTCGACGTAGAAGGGCTGGTCGGCCCACTTATCGATGGCGAATTGATCCGCACACGCCCTGACAATTGACGCCGGTCCGGACCAGTGGCTGTTCTCTTCCTTCTTCCGGGTGCGGTCTTCGATGGCTTCCCAGTCAATGAGCCCAGCCAGCCGTGCATCTGCGACGACCTTGCCCAACTTCTTGTACTCACGATGGGTGTTCGGAATCAGGTCTCGTGCCACGAACTGGTAGTAAAGCTGCCTGAGTGTGAGCTTGAGATCGTCTGCCAGATACTCATCGATGATGGTATTTGCGTGCTCAATCAACTGCACGGACTTGGTAGTGAACCTTTTAGGCACATAATCAATCTTTGGCATTGTCGTCCTCACGTGGTTCGAGCTTGTTGACCTGCTCAATGATTGCCGCTGCTACTTCCGGAGTTCCCCGCTTGCTGGGAATGTGAACGGTCATACAATCTGGCCCACACATGTCAACGATGCAGCCCTCGTCCTCCAGCATCTTGACCGTGGTCGCGTTAAGCTGTGTCATCATCTTCGCAGCCGCGTCTGCCTGCCTGATATAGTGATCGGTTGCTTGCTGTGGAATCTCGTGTGGAATGGTAATCGACCGAAATCCGATGTCCACCGATGGGTCGTCAATCATGAACCAGATATTGAGATCGTCATCGATCAACTTGAAGGCTATCTGCAGGCTCAGCAGCGCCTTGACCGCATGGTCCTCGCTATCGAAGTAGAACGGGCCGTCAAGGGTCCGACCTAACTCTGTGTCTGGCAGCGGGTCGTTGGTAATGAACCCGTCGAATACGATTCTGTCAATCTTCAGTTCTGGCATTGTATCAATCCTCATCTGAAAACTTGTCAACAAACCCACGTAGAACGTCAATGGTTACTAGAATACCTCGATTCTTGTTTTCAACGAACTCCAAGGTGTCCTCTGCGTCCTGCTTGCTTGTCATCTGGTAAAAGCCATCGTTGCCCGACCCAATGGGAAGACCGTGCAGTCTAAGCTGCTTCACAACGTCACTTATCTTGCGCTGGACGGTACCGAGGTCTTTCTCCATCTTGCCCGACGCGGTTACCGGGTTATCTCGCGTGCGTCTCCAGACCCGCTTAAGAACCGCCTGCCCAAAGGAAGAGATACATAAGTACTTCCCTTCTTTGAGGGTGAAGATGTTGTCATTCGATGTCGTCACTGGTCGTCACCTTTCAATAGAGAAACTTGCTAGTCTGGTCCTGCAGCATACGCGAAGCCTCATAGAGGGCGGCTCTTGAAGCCTCGAGCTTTGTCCGCAAACGAACGCCGGCCTCCATACGAATGTTAGCCTCGCTCGTTGACATACACTCCTCAATACCTGTACACTGAAGTACAATTGTATCCTGAATTGCGATCTCCAAGAAAGCTACTTTCCAGCGGATCTCTTCGAGTTGTTCTTGGAACGAGTCTCTCTCTTTTGTAGTCACGTCTCTCTCCTTTGTTGTAAACACCTTGTGCCTCTGTTGGGTCTCGCTCCCTTACAATTGGAAATGGAAGACGAAGGGAGTCTAGAAAGTCAGGGTCTTTAACCAGTAAGTCATCATAGTCCACCCCCGGTCCACCCCATATTCCTCGGCATCTCAATGGCATGTGCCTCGACCAACATATCGAACTTCAGTTGGGTCTCATCATCAAAGCGAACCTTGGATCGCAGACTCTCGTTCTCTTCTATAAGATCAGCCAACTCTGCCTTGATCTTTGGATCACTGATACTCTTCTTTTTCATCTCAGTGATACCATTCTCAGTTCTGGTGAGAGTAACGTCCACCGTATTCTTAAGCCGTTTGACCTCAAGCAGATGCGCAATGACATGGTGCTTTCGCATAGCCGCCTCAGTAAATTGATGGTTGTACATGATAAAGACAGCCCGCACAGGATGCAAGTCCTGTACAGGCTTTACTCTCAGCATACAAAGCTGCAGGTGTCGTTATTGAACTCGTAGACAGGTTCGATACTTTCCCAGTCACAAAGCCGGAACCCAGTCTCCTCGTCCGTCCACGAGTGTTCGTAAACCTGCTGCTCAGCCTGCACCGTAAACTGACCGTCTTTGAGGTGCTTGTTTACGTAGGCAGACGCGAGCCCGAGGTTTGGGAAGCTCCGGGTGTTCTCGATGAGCTCATCGATGTCCGGGTACTCCATCCCTTCCTTCCACCAGTCTGGTTCTGTCCACCAGAAAATTTTCCAGCGCTTGTCACCCTCTCTTGTGGTCGGCAGTGGTGGGCTCTCGACGGATCTCCGTAACTCCAAAGGAGGAGCTAAAATAGGGGGTTTGTTGGCTAAATAAGTCTCGCCATACGTCCAACAATGTCAATACGGTCGTACCGGGTACCATCTGACTCAAACAGCTTACCCTTCTCATGGAATCGGATAACATAGGTCTTATCACCTTCGTCGCAGTGAAAAATACATACGCGGAAGCGACGGGCCTTACCATGATACATGAGATCTATAGACTCTCCGCCCTCAAGACGAGTCTTACCAAGATAGTCATGTACCTTGCCATCCTCTTTCTTACGAACAATCTCGAACATGTCGCCAGTAATTGACTGTTCCTTCTCAGGGGACTTTGACTTCTTCTTCAGTTTCAGTGGTTCACGCTTCTTGAGTAACACAACTCACCTCACAAACTTTGAAATGTCGAGTTCCCAGCTGAACTCGCTCCGCTCATCGCATTCCATCTTGACCTGCTCAATGTGTTCTTCTACGTGGTTACGGGTCCAACCATTAACCCGCATAATATGTTCTACAGCTTCTTCGTATCTCCCAATCCGCTGTGCCCGACCAATGTGAATAGAAAGATGGCACAACGGACAAAGAGCAATGATATCAGTTAGAGTCTGTGTCCAAGTATCAAAGTTAAAGTCCCAGACCTCGTGGGCTTCAACGGGGTGCTTAGGACTACAACCAGCGTCCTTTGTACCTCCCAAGGAATCTATTTGCAGCAACGTGCCACGCTGGCTTGATCTCCCCCCTGCTCATGTGGGCAACGTCGGTGAGAACTGCGTAGCAGGCGGGCTGGTTATTGTGCTCCAACATGAAGTTTGACATGTTGAGTGTAAAGGCGATGTCGTAGAAGTGAGTGGTGAACTCATGGTCCCACGGACTCGTCTTCATGGTCTCCAAGTATGCATCAACAACAGACCTCCTGACAGCGATGCAACACCCGTCCAGAACGACCACAGGTCCGGGTCCGCCGAAGTAGGTAAACCCGAACGTAGTCTCGCCGTGACGGGCTTGACCGGTTGGATGCATAACAAAGCCCCGGTTCGGGCCGTTGTACATGTCTGCGGTGTGGGGTGCTTGAACCCACCACGCCGGATGGTGCTGTGGATGATAAGCTCGAGACCCAGCAACCCCAACCACAGGATAGTGATCGAGAACGATATCAATATGTGCCAGAAAGTCGTCTGGCTTACGAATTGAAAAGTCATCGTGCTTGAACACAACAACGTCACCACCTACTGTATTGAATCCACGTTCCCACGCTTGACTCAAATTGCCATCGGCGCACTCAACTAAAGTAGTTACAGCCAGATCTTCAGGGACTTGGAACTGGTCCGAGTCCCCCGGCCTGACTGGAACGATGATCTTGTAAGATCGACTCATTTGGACTCCTGCTCTTCAAGCTGGCGAACCATGGACTGCACCTTGTCAATGACCATCTCAGAAAGCTCACCGGTGCCGTAGTCCTTGGACGTGTCAATACCCACCGCACGTGCAACAGCGGCCTTGAAACCACTCAGCTCATTCATCCGATTCTGCTGGTATGCAATGTGGTTGCTGATCGGAAGTGGTACGGTCGTCTGCACTGGGAATTGCTCCCCTTGGTCCACCGAAGGATGTCCAATTGTATCTGACTCTTCAATCGGAACAGGATCAATAAAATCCGGGGGGTCAAGTGGGAACTTATCGCCTTCGGCACGAACCGTCAGTCTACCAAACAGCTCTTCGCCGGTCAGATGCTGGCGATCCTTGATCCAGTCATGGATACGCTCGCAGGCTAACTCCCATGCCCCCCGAGGTGAGACCCCAAACGGCGACCCACCGAGAATCTCCTTCAGCTCGGGAATGGATGCGCGGAGATCTTCAAGTGCCTTCGGGTCGTTGCTCTCAAAAGCGTCGATTACCATGCCCATGTAGTTCCGAAACATCAAGATCACATTCCGGGCCGACATGAGGGCGTCACCAATAACAACGTCACTATCACTTTTGAGATCGACGGGGACTCGCATTGTCCAGCGACGACCACCGCGATAAGGCCCGTCACACAGAGCGGAAACCTCATCGTGTGCCTTTGCCAGCTTGGTAAAGACGTTCTGGTTTAACATCTCTTGGATCATTCGACATCCTCCGTTTTCTTTTGAATCACGAGTCTTAAGTCAGTACCATAAGATTCATCGCGAGAAGACTGGCTTCTGAAAAAAGACCATACGTCGTCAGACGTGAATCCCTTACGGTTATACAGATCATGGACTATCAATAGAAAGTCATTCTTGGCTTCTTCCGGTAGAGGGCCAACCACCTCCACAGCGAAGTCTTCTAGTCCATCCATCGGTATAGCAACAAGATCTGGGTTTGCATCAAACTCTTTCCAGAGTTCTTCCGCCAAGTCATCTACATAATTTGAAAACTCAGCTCCGGGCATATTAACCCCCGTATTTATAAACCTTCACATCGATATCCGAGTAGTCTTCAAATACCTCGATGACCAGTGGCTTGACGTCCTCCCACTTGAGCCCACCAAGCCCACATCCGAGAAGTGGAAGTGCTACCGTCTTGATCTTGTGCGCGTCCAGTAGCTTCGCCAAGGCATACAAGCCCTCTCGGATGTATGAGATCTGCGATGGGTTCTTCCAGTGGTCCTTGGTCGGGAAGTTGAAAATATAGATGCCGGACTCAGTTCTCAGCATCTGAACCTCGCCCGGCACCAGCGCTTCCTCATCGCAGGCAGTTCTATATAGATTTATGATCTCTGGAAATCGGATCGCGAAGTCCTGAGCCAGCCCCGCACCCATGCGCCCAGCACAATTGACTGGATTTACAAGGGCGGCTGCTTTGGACTTGAATATATCTCCGCGAATGTACCGGATCATGATCGATGCACCTCAACTTCGAACTTACCACTCGGCATGTAATAGGTACCCTTGTTGATCTTGCCGAGCCCATCGAACTTCAGTTGGGTCTCATCATCGTTGGAAATGTCCTGAGTCTCAACTGCACTGAGAATGCTTGGAACCTCGTCCACCGAGGTGTAAATCCTGATTCCGATGTTACGTGCCAGCTCCATCTCAACAGCAGCGCCGCTAGACCCGTAAAAGCCCGGAGCACCGACGAGGATGTCCAACTCCGGATCAAGACGCCGGACGAGGGATAAGTCCTGCGCCAACCACCACTGCCATGGAACCTCGGGCATCAGCCGTTCGAATCCGGCTGTGTTCTTGTGCGGGCAAATGACGCCCCAACCTTTCTCAACCAAACAACGCTCAACCGCCTCGGCTGCAGCGATGTTGGACTGGATAGCCTCCGGGCTACTACCTGAATACCGCCCGAAGACATAGGCAAATCTCTCAACGTATGGTAGAATGAGTTTGGTGCTCATTCAGATCTCCCCAGTTGTAGTGCATCCTTACCAGCCGATGAAATAACAATCGAGCTGTGTTTATTTATGTAGGTCATACCCTTCTTATCGAGAATGGAAATGGTGCTGGCCAGCGCACGTGCGGCACCTTGACGAGACTTGAACTCTCGGTCGGGCCATACTTCCTCAGCAATTGCAGCTGGGCGGCTTGGTCCGTTGCTGAGCACAGTAAGTACCTGAAGTTGCAGATCGGTCATAGGTAATGCGACTCCGATTTCACTACGTGAGCTACTGGTGGATCTTGATCTTGATCTACACTGATAACAACGCACACCATCGAAGGATTTTTACCTTCCTTCATGTAGTCTTCGCAGGTATTCCACTTACGATATGGCTCTACCCAGAACTCAGCCCGCCAGTTCGACATCAGACGAACTAGGTCATCCTCGTAAACTGGACCGTTGCGCACGACGAAGCTATGTGTGGCCGGGTGGTTATTGACCCGAGCCTTAGTAATAACCGTGGCCAGTCGTAGCAGTGTACCAGCCACTAGCGCAGCGACCAGCAATAGACCAAGTAGATAAATTACGAATTCCACATCATCTCCGAATACCAAGTACAGTTCGAACCTCACGGGCCTTGTCTTTTCTTCCAAGGCAACGGCCACGGTCAACTCCCATGTCCCAGACCTTGATGTACGCAGCGATGGACTTCTTTACCTGTTCCTCGCTGGTTTCCATGGGCAACGAAATGTGAAACCGGGTCTTGAGATCAGCCCCCTCACGGACATGCCAAACTATCTGGGACTCAGTATCTTGGGTGGTGTCGTGGTTAATCCACCACCCCACAACGACATCAATAAGGTCGCTGAACAAGGTCAGTTCTCCTTGCCATAGCTAACGCCCAGCAGAAACGCACGAAGGAGCTCGTTGGCGTGGTCCTGTACTTCAGTCTCGGACACCGATACGGAAAGAGAGAAGGTCACAAGCTCCGCCTGCGACCATCGTTCGGTATAGATAACCCACGTCGTGACCTCTTCCGTACCCTCAGGGCGGAATGATCGAACTGACTCAACATAGAATCCGGGACGTAGTTCAATCCGTTGTGGCTCGAATACAGCTCTCTTCCTCAGCATTACGTCTGTACCTCTGTCTTGTGTTCAAGTACATTAAGAACTACAGAGTAAAGGATCAACTCACTTCGCTCGGCTCTTAAGAACATCAACTGTCAAAGCACTCAATACCCATGATAACAAAGTACTCAGTGTCATGAGGTGGCGGCTTGTTGGGAACTGCGAACCCTTTGGTGGCCAGCGCTCGGAGGTCGTTTAACTCCACCGACCGGCGTGCCGGTTGAATCGAACGCCGGGAATACAAGGTTTCCAGTAAAGATCTCTCCCGGGAGGTCAACTTCTTGTTCTTGTTTGCCACGTTTGTTTTCCTGAGTATAACTGGTGAACTTTGATGTTTCATCAAGGACATACCGCTACTTAGCCATACTGAGAGTTGCATCGACGCCACCACAATATGGTAAGAAGATAATATAGGTCTTTGTACTAAATCAAGTCAGATCTAGTTATGAAAGATTGAGAGGTCAAACTAAAAGGGTCAGCAACACTACGGCTGACCCTTAGAATAATCGTAAGTGAAATGGTTAGATCAGTACATACCTCCGCCCATACCTCCGCCCGGCATCGGAGGCACTGCTGGAGCTGGTGTATCTTCCTTAGCCTCATGAACAACCGCTTCGCTCATGACCAGAACACTGGCAACTGACGCAGCGTTCTCAAGGGCGGATCGAGTGACCTTGGTCGGGTCAATGATACCAGCTGCCATCAGGTCTTCGAAGTCACCGGTCAGTGCGTTGAACCCGTAGTATTCCTTGTTACTATCACGCACCTTCTGGGCCACAACCGCCCCTTCAAAGCCAGCGTTGCCAGCAATCTGCCGCAGTGGCTCTTCAATGGCACGCAGGATGATCATCCGGCCAGTGTCCTCGTCACCCTTGAAGCTGACGGCGTTCAGCGCTTCCTGTGCTCGGATAAGTGCAACACCGCCCCCGGCAACAATACCTTCCTCGACTGCGGCACGGGTCGCGTGAAGAGCATCTTCAACACGGGCCTTCTTCTCTTTCATCTCGACTTCGGTGGCAGCACCAATGTGCAGAACGGCAACGCCGCCCGAGAGCTTCGCCAGACGTTCCTGAAGTTTCTCGCGGTCGTAGTCAGACTTCGTCGACTTGCTCAAGTTATCGAGCTGAGCAACGCGTGCCTTAATGGCTTCGACATCGCCTGTGCCTTCGACGATTGTGGTACTGTCCTTGGTGATTACAACGCGCTTGGCAGAGCCAAGGTCGGCAGCCGTAACATTCTCCAGCTTGAGACCAGCATCCTCGCTGACTACTTCACAGTTGGTCAGGATTGCAATGTCCTCAAGGATGTCCTTGCGGCGGTCGCCAAAGCCCGGGGCCTTGATTGCAACCACTGGGAACGACCCACGCATCTTGTTCACAACCAAGGTAGCCAGCGCCTCACCATCCACATCCTCAGCGATGAGTACAAGTGGCTTTCCTGTCTTCTGAGCAGCTTCAAGCGCGGTGAGAATTGATTGCACAGTACTGATCTTCTTGTCGCAGATCAGGAACATGGGATCGTTGTATACAACTTCCATACTACCCGGATCGGTCACGAAGTAAGGACTGATGTAACCACGGTCGAACTGCATGCCCTCAACGACTTCAAGGCTGGTCTCAATGGACTTGGCTTCTTCAACGGTGATCACACCGTCGTTACCAACCTTGTCCATCGCGTTGGCAAGCAACTCACCAATCTCGGCGTCGTTGTTTGCGGAAATCGATCCAACCTGCGCCACAAGCGTCCCGCTGCTACCAACTTCGAGACTCTGCTCGTGCAGTGCAGCGGTGACGACTTTGACAGCCTTGTCGATGCCACGCTTCAGCAACAGTGGATTTGCACCGGCGACTACGTTACGCAGCCCCTCACTGAGAATTGACTGAGCGAGCACGGTCGCTGTTGTTGTTCCGTCGCCAGCTGTGTCCGATGTCTTGGATGCAACTTCGCGAACCATCTGGGCACCCATGTTTTCGATGGGGTCTTCCAGTTCGATCTCCTTGGCAACGGAGACACCGTCCTTGGTTGCAGCCGGTGCGCCAAACTTCCGGTCAAGGATCACATTGCGGCCACGGGGGCCGAGAGTAACCTTGACTGCCCTTGTGAGCGTGTCCACCCCGGCCTTGAGGCCGTTACGGGCTTCCAGATCAAAGGCGATGATCTTGTGTGCCATCCTTCCTAACTCCTGAGTAATATCACATGAAGTACAACTTAGACTTACTTCTCGATCACACCGAGAATGTCAGTGCGGTTGACCAACAGATACTTCTTGTTGTCGATGTCGACTTCCGTTCCGCCGTACTTCGCGAACAGAATCTGATCACCAACATTGACGATCTGTGACAACGGTTTACGGTTCTCACGCGTGTCAGTAATGTCGTCACCAACGGCGACTACCTCACCGATCTGAGGTTGTTCCTTGGAAACCGTGTCTGGGATGATAATCCCACCGCTGGTTTTCTCGTCCTTCTCTACTACGGTGAGAAGAACACGTTCATCAATCGGACGTACGTTCATCGAGCTACTCCTCCTTCTATGTGGTTAGAATATGTCAATCTTACTACTTAGACTGCTGAATTACTTTCTCGGCCTTGGCCCACGCCACCAAAATCAGGTCGGTGGTGGCAAGTGAACACAATGTTTCAACCTCATCGTACGAGAGCTCGGCAGGAGAGAAAGGTTTAACAACCAGCTCACGCAGTTGAGTCATGAACTCTCGGATGTACCCAGCCTTTCCATGCGCCCAAATGAACACAGCATGTCTGGTCTGCTCGGAGCTGAGCTGCTGATCCGGTGGATCACCAACCAGAAACATCCCAGTCGGTGAGCAGTGAACATCGTCTGCACCGTAGGGTTCCAGCCACGAAAAGAGGTCCGGGGGTCAGCTGCGAAGGTTGGGGCTTAGTCAGCGACTTGAACGTTCCCCCGAAACGGAATGACCACTTCCAGTAAGAATCGCCTTTCTTAATACCTTGGGCTGGGTAGTCCTTCCGTGCGCGTTGCTGTGTTGCTCGTGCCATGTCAATAACCTCCTTCAATCAGCGCCTTGCGATTTACAACCGCAAGATATGTTTCTGGCTGTGGTGTTATGGTCGGATTGTCCGGTCGGACTTCCCATTCTTCTAACCAGTTAAGGTGATCGATAACCGCTGAAAACTTGATCAGAGTTGCGGTACCCGCTGGAAGTTTCATCTCAGTGGGCCGGTCGTAAAGCTGAACCCCGGTCGCCTTCCTGAAGGACGTGGTATCCGAGCTTGGCAGCCTTGCTTGCGCTGACTACCTCAATCCCAAATCCGTGAGAGTAGCTCTCATTAAACCCAATGAGATACCCAGACTCAAGTATCCACCAGATTGTTACGCTCTTACGCTGGCCGGGCCACCTTTTACTAGGATACCCGTACTCACCGTTAGAGCTGTAAGTCACGGCGACTAGCGTGTCAAAGTGACGAGACGCTGGTAGCTCGTTCGTCTCAAAGTATGATACAAGGTTGCTGGCTGGGATTGCGTTTCGTAGAGTTTCTCTCTTCTTCGATTCCATCTTACCATCTCCTGCGTTTCGGGGTGCTTGTAACTCGCTCATGTACATGATAACATTTTAAGCATCTGAAAGCAAGAGTTATACGGGAGTTACTCAGGCTCTCCATAAGGCCAGTCCACCATCTCTATTGTCTGCCCAGCTAGTTTATGAGTACTGTCGTCCAAGTAACGAATCTGTCCATCAGTGATGAACAGGTGGCATCGATGCCCATTCGATCTGATGTCGCCGTGCGTCAGCACAGACGGTGTGATGGTTGGTTTCTCTGTATCCCCGTTCCACGACCAGCGCCCCGGCGACGTAATGATTCCGTGGGGCTCGTCGCACCCGGGGCACCAGAAAAAGAGTTGTCCTCCTTGTACTGGCTGAACCTTCACCGGATAGTACCAAGAGTCCGATGAGTTGTACCAGTCTTCCCAACCCCCGGAGGAAGTTCAGAAAATCCAATGTCAGTGGAAAGATCAACATGTATAGAATGTTGTTTCCGCATAGACACCGGATCAATCACCGTCCCCCTCTCTGGTATTGTACTCGTAGCTAGATAGCGTGTCTTATACTCAGGGTTTCGCAACCGCTGGTCACGCCGTGAATGTGGATACATCCGTTTGAATATCCCCCGAATGGTCTCTGGCTTGACATCGCGGTGATACAGCATCATACAGTAGTTAGCAATGTCGACCACGTCGCCCTTGGGAATGTGCTCAACAAACATCCGAACAAGATCTTCTTCTGAGCAGATCTTGGGGTCGTCCCATCCGTGCTTGCCGTTCTCCTCACTCTGCCACTCCATCTCTTCGTTCATGGCAACTGAGAACTCCAGCACCGCCTGCTCGTCCTTACCGTCCATGGGAACTTGAGTATCGATCCAGTCACTGAGTCTAGAAACGGCGAAGAAAGTATCTTCTGGAATGTCCTCGATCTTCTTATCGCGGTCGAAAAGTACCGCTTCCAACAAGGGACGCAACTTGAACAACATGGTCTTCAACATGGTAGTCATGTGCCTTTTCTCCCAACTAGTTGATCAACCCCAGCTGCCTGTCCGACTTCAACCGTGCGCCATTCGCTTGAGTTAGCCATACGAAAGTAAACGGAAGCGCCGGACGGTGCCTCGAGCGCGGCCACTACGGCACTACCCATTGCAAGAGTGTTTCCGGTTCCCGCAGGGACAGTCTCTTCATCAATCACCCGACCATCGAGTACGGTAACAATATGATGTGCATCAGTTGCGTAATGTGAAAGTTCCTGCTCAGGTGAGAAATCTTTCTGAAGCAAGGTGTCCTCCGAAGGGTTGTCGACGCCGAAACCAGCGAGCTGGTCCTTAAGCTGACCTAACTGGCGGAACCAGACATGACCGTACGTCACAATACCACGCCTTTCCGCTCCGCTAGAGAAGTGGTGTTACTTACCGACCTTCTCAAACTTAACCACAATGAAGCGACCGAATGGTCCCTTGTTCTGCGGACGGTAGTCTCCAATGCCAATCCGACGTCCGCCGTACACGAGGGCTTCGTTTACCGTCTCCGGCTTGAAGTCCTCCTCATCGAACTCAATGTCGAACTCCAACGCCCACTCTGGAAGATGAGGACGATGGCGAACAATTCTCCCCTTGGTTGCCCGAACAACCACCGGACGTGAGTCGATCTGCCAACTCTGATTTTCATGGGGAATGGAGAAGGGAGTAATCACAATGGCACCAGAAGCGTACAGGGATGAGAGCGTTGAACGCCCCTGCTTCTGCTTCTTACCTGCCTCGGTCAACATCGCAATAATGTGCTGCGAAGGCTGATAGATTGTACCATCTTCCATACGGTACAACGCATTTGCAGCCTGTGCCTTGTAGTCCGGGTTCTGCTTCTTCTGTTTCGGACCCGTGTCCATCTGCTCTTCGATGGGGAACCTGTTATGTAACATCCCCGGTTCAATACCCTCGAGTCGTACATGGTAAGTCAGCATCTTTCATCATCTCCGTTTGTTAAAACTTCCGTACCTTACCTAACCTAGCCTGACCAATACTCTCCTCGCCCAGCGTTACCGAGCCAGACAGGACCATACCAGGCCGACTTTTATGCTATGAGACTCTTGTTGACTTACAAATCCCGTACCTTTCCTTACCAGACCGGACCCCTCCTTGCCATACCTTACCGGACCCCGCCCCGCAATGCCAGATCAAATCCGCCCAGTTTGTATAACAACTTTCGCTTAGCAACGAAAGATCATCCGTATCCATCCTTCCCGTATTCCATCTCTAACATAAGCTCCTGAATCCTGTGCCCAGCCACCCGCAAAGGATCAACCGTGTTCATCCGTGCTGACGGATGAGGTGCATGGACAATTTCACACGGACAACATACAGATGATAATGTATCCTGTGCAACCTTTCCGAGAGCAAGAATGACCTTCGGTCGAGCCACATCTATAACCTTCTTGACGTGATTCCGGTCGACCGGCGTGTTGTCGCCACAGTAGTTTCCGACCCTTGGTGCCACCTCCTCGTACATCCAAGACATGCAAACGTCGCCAAACGCACGGCGCAGTGTCTTGCCCACCCGGCCACCATTAAAGTTGATGACCCGGATCATCCGCATGCGGCCTTCGTAGCACCCTTGAGCTTTGGTGTGTAGACATCGAAGATGTCCTTCTCCGGGTCCACCAACTTGGATGCGTCGTGGCTGATAGCCCGACGTTTCAGTTCCTCGATAACCGCAGTAATTCGACGAGCTACCTGATCGATATGTTCAACGGTAGCTTCTGTTGAGTCGTAGCTCATACAGTCTTACCCCCTCGTTTCTTTCGGAAGGCCAGCAACCCGCTCACTGCAATCGGACGGTCTACAGTTATGTCGTCGGCGCAGAGAAGATCAGCATACTGATCCGAGTCGACCTTTCGGTACCACTCCATCTCATCACTTGTGTATGTGTTTATAAATGACTTCGCTGCCCTGACTGCCTTGTCCTTGTCTACACCGCGACCAAGTGCCGATCCGGTGCGAGGATCGAAGGCAAGATAAACAGATCCCCATAGACGTTTGGCAGCGGAGCGTGCGTACGGAAAGAGATCGCCGATCTGGCTGTTCAGGGCGTACCGGGTGAGATTCGCAAATGACGATGCCCAGTCTTTCCAGTCACCAGTCGGCATTCCCCAAGTGAAGATACCAGTCGTCGGGCTCAGTGACCCCACCGCTGGCTTCTTGATCTTGACCACGTAGATCTGAACACCCCGGTGACGTCCACCATCGTGAGTGTTGGCCACGGCCTTCTTACTCAACCGCCGTTTCTTGACCCCAGTGCTATCGCGAAGAAACAGATGCATTGTCTCGGCGCTCCTTGCACTCATTACAAATGTCGCGTTCGTATTGACAGTGCGGACAGTAAATCTGGTCGCAGACTTCACACGAACGTACGTCCCCGGACAGTATCTCCCGTGGGCTGCCACCGCTTTTAACGCAGTTCGAACAGTACCACTTATCGTCAACTTCAATGGTAGACTCGTCCAACGCATAAAAGCCACAGGTGTCCTTCGACCCCCGTGGCTCGTCCCAGCGCTGACAGTGGCCGTCAGAAATGAGCTGGGTCGACCTTCCGGGGATGTGTCGATGTAGATCTTCCACGGTCGCAACCAGCAGCTCGGGTCGAGATCCCAAGTACAGGCCACCGTCGTTGTCCTGCCAGATCTCGTCACCTGCGGCGAGCTCGTACGTACCGCGAAGTCCCTTAAATCGGATGGCCAGCACCGTGTTCCGACCACCGTCGATGATCTTAGTGGTGATTGTGGCCAGCGCCTTCTTCATCTAATCCTCCTCTGCAATCCTCCTTAACTTCAGTCCCTTACTCACTGGAACCTGTACCTTCTTCTGGTGCTCAACCACCTCAACGCCGTCCTGCTGCTCTGCACCGTTCCTGAACGTGAGCAGGTTGCGTGGTCGGTAGCAATGAGGAGAGAACCAAACGGTCTCCCTCGACGCGTTCTGGACAGCTTGTGAGTTGCGGTCCTTGCTACTGCCACTGAAGCCACCTACAGCTTTCCACCTTACCTCTTCCCAGCCCGGCAGTTCGACGTAGCCTTCGTAACCGCACAGTGCAATGCGATACGTCGGATCGTCACCGTGTTCCCGGCACCAGTCGGCTGCAGCGTCCCAGACTTCCGCGCTGTCCTCATCGTACATACCCATTACCCGGTCGCCCTTGTACGGCGGATCAAGGACCACCCCGATAGACTTGTAGGTTCCGGTTCCGTCTTCCCTTGCATTACGAACATAACCCTCCCCTGTATAGGAATCTGACAGGACACGTTCCCATGAGCCGTTACAGATGAGGACACCGCGCAAGCGACGGTGCAATGTTTGGATGTACTTCTGGAGCTCTTCGCCATGATAGCAGTTCACCCCACATCGACCGCTGACCGGCTTCTTGACACCGGCGATGACGCTGGAGAATCCTGAACCCAACCATGCGCTGATTCCCCATAACCACTTAGCAGCGATCTCGACGTCATTCCACATCTCGTCGGACTTCAACTTGGGAATGATCAGACCACGGTTCTCTGTCAGGGCGTTGTTGACCGCCACGAGGTCCGCTTCGACGATTGGACGCTGGAGTAGCTCGATGAGCTTGCCCGGACTATACGCAATGGCCCGCCATGCGTTAACGAGATAGCCATCGAGATCGTTGATCACCTCGTTCGGTGGGTCTTCGAAATCGATACCGGGACGACCTAAAAGAGTCGCGGCGGAACCTACAAAGGGTTCAATGAACCGTTGTGGGTTTCCAAGGCGACTCCAGATGGTTGGTGCAATGCGGCTCTTTCCACCGAAGTATGGAAAGGGTGCCTTGATAGTCTCGTTGCGTCTTAGAAGCATTCTGGTCTCTGTATAGGTCAGTTACTTACGTTTCTTTTTCGGGGACAACCACTTCTGCTTGGTCCAGCTCCACTTACGGATACGACGGGACTTCCCACCCTTGAACTCATAGACATAAACCGCATCGTCCTCGGTGACATCGTTCAGATGGATACTTGGAGTGTATTCCAGCATGTCGAGTAGGTCGGGTAACGGGCCACGGAACATTCCAACCCCACCGCCCTCGCGCTTCACACCAATACCGTACATGACCTTGTCATCCTTGGGGTTCAAGATCTCGTCAATATAGCGAGACAGGTTAGGTATGTCATTATGGTGAATGCGCTTCTCTATGTGCCGAAGGGTGGCGTCGACGGCGTCCTTTTTGAGACACCACTCGTGGTGGGCTTCAAAGTCGTCTGTATGGGGCTCTTGCCCGATGATGAGCAAATACAGGTTATGCGCCATTTGTACATTCCTCACGCTCCACATCTCTTGCGACGGCGCGGTACTCCCGAATAATATTCTTCGCGATTGAACGTGGCACCTTGGGTTTGTCCCCCTCTCCAAAACGAACCCAGCGCTCCCATGTCGCTCGAATAAAGTAAGACGTACGTGCCACATCCTGAACTTGATCTTCAGTGAGTTCTTGACCTTCCCACGCTGTAGGAATCGTAACACAATGATTGCGTAGAAATGCATGTTCAACCCAGTGAAGAGAAAGGAGTCGGTTTTCCATCTCCGCGAACTCTGCAAACTCCTTCCGGGCCTTATTGGTCTCTGCTCTGGTGGTAAGAGACCCATGATAATCCATAACTGCTATATACTGGTCTGGCCACAGACTGGTTTCTTCGGCTACCGACTCAGGTTGTACTTCCACTTTTCAACTCCGTCACGTCTTCGGAAACAAAGTATAGTGCTTTCTGAGGTACTCTGCAACTGCGTCCAAGGTTTCCTGCGGGCAATCCTCCTCCGCCCGAACCAGATACATTGTATCGTCAGACATAAAGGCTGGGTCACCTGAGGTGAAGACCAGTAGCTTGGTACCAATGATATCTGATGTAACAAGTGGATGATCTTCAATGAGACCTACCTTGGTATCAAGACAATCGTACAGGGCATCGCACATGTCGGGAGCATTATCTTGGATAGTTCTGAAGGGGGTCACTGTATCCGCCCAGTCAAACTCAGGCTCCCCGTTGTACATGAATAGAAACATCGAAAGGTAGTGGCCCCAGTCAACCAAGTCGGAATTACTGAGTGTCTTCAACGCCATTATCAGCCTCCGTCATCTTCTCAGTTTGATGTATGACTCAATGCAAATTGCTATAAACTTCGCAGCCACTCCACCAATAAATATCCGTGAGCACACTGCGGCTGCTAACTGATGTTGATCAGGTACAACATACTGAATTATGAAGAAAGATGCAAAGGACAACACCATGAGAACCGAGGCTGCCCACTCAAAGATCTCCATCCATTTACTTCGTATGACCATTCATCATCCGGATCAAGTTGCGCTGCACCCCGGCCATGCTCAGTCCACTGGTGTCCTCAACAAACACCTGTCGACGTGACTTCCGTCTTGGGAAGAAGTGGTCGTACATCTTTCCGCGTTCGACATCCCCGGGGTTCGGTATTTCAATCTGTACGTCAAGTCGACCGGGTCTCAGTAGTGCTTCAGATACCCCGGCCAGCGCTTCACGGTCGGTGAGCATCCCATCCGGCAAGATCACGCTACCCTTCGGTCGAATCGGCAGGCTGCGACTGTTGCCCCAACCAAATCCGTGGCTGACCATCACGTTAACCCGATGGTCCTTTCCAAGCTCGGTGTAAACCTCGTCAGCGAACGTGTGAATGGTAGCAAGCCGAACGCCCTCGGAAACCACAGTGTTCGCAGTCTCTCCGCGAATCTGGCCCAGAGCAGTTTCGAGCTGGTCGATCATTTCAAGAAGGTCGCGCTGGTGAGTCCAGCGAAGTTCCATGTACCAACCACCCCGGCACGATTCCCAGTTATACCACTTGCCGCCAATGCGGACGTACTTGGGAAACGTGTTCCCGGGGCTAGTACGAGTCCGAGAGTTAAATGTAGAACCGATGCACTTCTCGTACACCGCGTTCAACTCATCTGGGTGTTCCCGCACCGCGTTGCGCTGGTAGCAGTGCTTGCCCTCAAACTCCTGTCGCTGTTCTTGGGTCATACCCGTCTCCTCGCTCACTTTCATCTTCATCAAAGTCATCCGGAAGTGGAAGAGTGATGTCCATCTTGGTTAGTGCCAGTGCGTGGTAGCGCTGGGACACGTCAGTGTGCATGATCAGACGGGCACGAATGCACTCGCGAGCGCTCTGATCTTTACAGTGGTCTTCATAGGTGTATCCACCAATCACCGCAATGTTGTGAAGATAGATCAGCCAGTCGGCCATCGTCTTGAGAACCGCTTCCTCAATCCGGATCAGTTCATCGACCCCGTAGCAAAGCTGGGTCTTCATGACTTCGACCGTGTCTCTGCACCACCCTTTTTGACAGGTGTAACCGATCTTGGAGTCACCGCACCAGCCACATAGCTCTGCTGCTGTGTTGGTGAGTTTCCAGTCCTGCATCCAGTGGTCGATGCGCGTGGGCATCTGACTTCCATGTACCATTTCCATCTCCAATTCCGTCTCAGTAGTTCTTCTCGTACACAGTAACACATCAGCACTCGTAAAGCAACAAGTCTATATCTTAAGAGGATCAGATAATGGCATCCAAAGGCAGTGCAATGGATAGTTAACCACAGTAAGTCCATACTGGTCGGTCAGCTTACCCGTACCTCGATCACGCCAGCGGCTTGCCTTGACCTCACCTATTGTAGGATCGCAAACAGCCCACAGCCCGGGACGGTCGGGGACGTTGGTTAATCCCCAGTCCCAGTTCTCCTGCTCAGCGATCTCTCGCCAGTACTCCGTCTCGGTCTTCTGAACAGCCCACAGGAACATCTTAAAACATTGCCCTGCAAACCATAACCGCAATCGAATATACCACGGTAGCTTTCCCATCACTCATCCACCAGTTTCTTAATCTCCGTCGGTGTCCACCTCAACAAGAACCCAACGATCAACATTATCATCGTTCTTGATCAAGCGAGCTGCGATCACTTCACAGCACGCACCACACTGAAACTCATCATCTTCTTCGCAGGAACCCGACTCGTACTCTTCCCCACAGACAGGGCACTGTACCAAGTGACTATTCGTCATCGGTGTTCTCCTTTGTATGCCGAAACCAACGATGATAATGTTGATCGTTGGGTTCTTGTTGAGGTGGACACCGACGGAGATTAAGAATTTGTTCATCTTGTTTATTTATTCGCTTCTCTGCTATCTTGAAGTACGTTTCATCAAGTTCGATTCCGATGAAGTCCCGGTTGAGGTTCTTACATGCTACTCCTGTTGTTCCGCTTCCCATTGTGAAATCTAATACCGTTTCACCCTCATTAGTGTATGTCTTGATTAGGTATTCCATCAGGGCAACTGGTTTTTGGGTTGGGTGTAATTTATTCCCTTTTGGTGTGTTTGATACACTATTAAAAAATAATACACTTTTAGGGTTTACTCTGTTTGGGTCATATTGCTTAGCTTCTTGCTTACCCAAAGAAATATGGTTACTTGAACTTTTAGACTGTATTGGTTTTTTTGCCCTAACCTTACCTGTGTCCGACCTCTCTCTCATAATTTTATTGTATGTTGGCTTTCCTTTTTTTATAAAAACTGAAATCATTTCGTGATACTTCATCGGCATAAATGAGCTTGTAGCCATACCTGTAGGCATTGATTTTTCCCAAATCCAATCATACTTATAGTTCTTAATATTACTCATCCTCAAAGCACTACTAAAAGGCTCGCTCCCAAACAAAACAATAGCCCCGTTCGGTTTAATAATCCGCTTCAACTGCTCCCACATAAGTTCCAAGGGAATGATGCTGTCCCACTTACAAGCTGTAGTTCCGTATGGCGGGTCGCATATCACGGCATCTATGCTGCCCGTTTCAATGTCCTTCATCTTCTCAAGACAATCGCCATGTATTAAGTCTATTTTCATTTTATATATCCATTCTTATTTGTTCATATGGAATTCTCCGGTGACCCAGCCGGTTGAACTCAACTCCTTGTTTATTTATTCGCTTCTCTGCTATCTTGAAGTACGTTTCATCAAGTTCTATGCCGATGAAGTTTCTGTTTGTGTTTTTACATGCTACTCCAGTTGTGCCGCTTCCCATTGTGAAATCTAAAACTGTCTCGCCTTCGTTAGTGTATGTTTTAATTAGGTATTCCATAAGCGCAACAGGCTTTTGTGTGGGGTGTAGTCCTCTTTCTTGCTTAAAGTCGATCACCCGCTTCGGTAACCTATCCCCGTTGTTTATTGTCGTTGTCTCCCGAAATACGGCCCCATTCAGCTCGTTCAGCCTGTGTTTTTTATCCCGTTTAACGGTATACGGCTTGCCCGGCTCTTTTTGGGGGTTATACATAGTTTTTCCAGATGAGAAAACCACGACGTCCTCGACATCATTTAAAGGCCGAATTTTAGCCATAAACGGGTCGACCCCTTGAGGTTTACGGTAAACCCAACAATATCTAAACATCTTCATATTGGAAGCAATCAGCGTTGTAGTAAATGGCTGGCTTGCCGTCATAACAATAGCACCGTTCGGTTTAATGACCCGCTTCAACTGCTCCCACATCGGCTCTAAAGGGATAACTGAGTCCCACTTACAAGCGGTTGTCCCATAAGGGGGGTCAGTAATAATAGCATCTACTACTACACCCCCGGCTATAAGCCTATCCATAACCTCTAAGCAATCACCCCGCATCAAGTCAATCTTTAACATCTTTTTATCTTTGTAAAAAATCCTGCTGCCATAAGTATAGCAATGTTTATCTTAGAATGCAATGTCATACTTCTGGCTCAGCAGATCCTTCATCCACTTCACCATCACGACGGTGGCGTTGATACCAGCACCAGCCCGTTCCCACTGCCAGCGGTGGGTCTCGTCAATGTCCGGAGCCCAGTCAACCGTAACGAACCGGGTGTCGTTGGTGTCGCTGACCCACGCCTCCTCAAAGGCTGCGGGGTCATCGTTGAGCGTGGTAATGACCGGTTGGCCACGGTGGCCCATAACCTTCGCTACAGTTTGAATGAACCGGCGTCCTTCCGCGTGACGGGACTTACCGTCACCGTCAAAGTCGCGTAGGGAATTGATCTTCAGGACATGAGTCTTATGTGTTGGACGATCCTCAGTCGGGTCCAAGGCTCCGCAGTTCACCGGACAAATGGCAAAGAACAGATCGCTGTAGTGCAGAGCAATACGAGTGATCATACCCGCTCCCTGACTGTGGCCGCATGCCATCACCAAATTGGTGGTCAGGTTCTTAAACTTCTTCAGCCGCTTCTTGAAGTCCTCAGTCGCATTCACGATGTACTGTTGGTCGTGGCCCGTTCCCCACGATGGCCCTTTCGAATATGGCAGGAAGATGGGGACGTGATATTCATCGGCGACGCGTTTCAACTGTGTGGAATTGAAGAATGCCTCGCTCGTACCGTTCGCACCGTGGAACCCACCCAGCGCAACACCAACCAACGAACCTTCTGGAATGTACGCATCGTAGGGTCGCATACGACCGATGCCCATACCGTCATCACACTCAAACTGCAGTAGGCCGTTGCCCATGTCCAGATCTCCTAGTTGTCTGGTAGCTGGTACCAGAGGTAATTTCCGCGCTGGAAGTTAGTAAGAAAATACCCCAAACGCCACTGCGTCGTCTGAACTCACCGCCTTGAAGTGCGCAACGCTCTCCACGCCGTTCGGCTGTGAGCTGTCGCGCATGCGCATCTCTCCATCATCATCTAGTTTCTGTACGGAGAGGGTACCTTCGCCAACAAACAGCCACAGGGACTTAGGCCAGCGCTTTGCCAACCGCTCCAACGTATTGATTGCGTTGCGTTCTTCCTTGGTGAGTTCTACATCCATCGGTATTGTCTCCGTTAACACACCTCCGGCCACAGGTCATGTTCAATAACGACGTCCTCCAGCCACGGTCGGGTGTAACTCCACATTGGACAGCCGTCGCAGTCGTGCCAAACACGGATACGCATTACCATCCCGGGCTCAATAGACCCACGGTCATTCTTCAAGACATCAATATCTTCAGGAGTGAACTTGTTGTATTCATCATATGGCTCGCCGTCCTCGTCCCAGTCCAGACCCCACTCCAACGCCAGCGACGCTGAACAGTCGTGCCGCTCGGACGCAATCACCAGTGTAGTTGGTGGGTACTTCGTCCGCTGGGATGTTGGGGTTGTCTCCAGCCTCATATTCATCTAGAAGCCGCTGGTAAGCAGGGCCATACTTCTTCTTGTACTCCGCCTCGGTAATCATCTCCGCCGTCCTCGGTCAGTAAGCTCTTCTACTGTAGTCTGGGATTCAGTGAGTTCCGACATTATGCGTACCTACCCAGCTTCACACGGCCCGAACATCTTCATCACCCAACAGTCATGACCACAGTCTTGGCTCGGATGCGGGTAACTTGCACTTACGTGCCACACAGTAAAAGAGCTGAACATCGTAATGTCAATGATAACACTTATAGATGGTTCGAGTCAACCTCTCTATCTCCGGTTGTCCTTGATCCATAGCTCCGAGTCACTCCATACCTCATCGAACTTATCGGACACGTACCGCACGCGCTCGTTGATAAGGTCGGTTAACTTGGTAATGTAGAACTGCTCAGCACTCGCTGCATCCTTGCCGTACGTGAACCGCACCAGCTTCAGGAACCGATCCCAGAACAACATTGAGCTGTCCGGCTGCGCTGGTAGGAAGTGAGTTATAGAACCAATGACGTCGGGCGCTGGAACCTGCGGTGCTGGTGTGTCGCCCACTGGCTGGCTCGGCGAACCGTTGAGCAGATAGTCATCTATCATGTCGTAGGCTTTCTGACGCACCTGCTTCATGATCTCACGTACCTCATCCTTGAACTGGGCAGACCGCTGGGACTCCCTACCTAACGACATGGATGCCCAGTCATAGATACGGATCTGAATCCCTCGGACGGTGTATGCGATGATGTTACGCTCAACCTCACCCGGGTTGAATGTAGTTTCTGTACGCTTCTTCAACATTGGCATGTTCTTATGGTTAGTGGTCAGCGCCTGTAATGCTTCATGAGTGCTGCCAGTCTTACTGAATCGCTTGTTCTACTGTCACCTGTCAATCCTCCTAGTAGTACTTTGTCAGCCTTGCTTACAGGGCTGACGTGGAGATCCTGCTGTGTCCCAAGATACACCAACACTGGGGTTCTGCAGTGCCCCAAAGTAGATGCGTACGTCCTCGTACCCACGGGTTTCCTCCACGACGCCGCCCTTCCCTATTGATGCGAAGGTTAGATTCACATCCGTCACAATGTACCCATCGGTGTCGGGGTGTAGGACAAATCCCATGATCTCCATCTTGGAGCAGCGTGGGACGATGTTATTGTTTCCATCAACAACATGAATGTTGGTAATGTCTATCGCACCTGATGGTAGCCCGGTGAGATGAATATGCTTTATCGACTCTGGGAATTCCATCTCCGACCCCGTCTCAGTACCCCGGATCTACCCTGAACTGCTGATTCGCTTCATCACCTGCGTTCGCGATACCATCGATGAGGTTGTACGTCACCGTGAACATGATCAGGGCCTCGGGGATGCCGCTGTCGAGCACTGGCCCTGCGAGGTTCTTCAGTCCCTCAAGCGCTACGCCTGCGTCGTTGACCTGTGCCCTGCGCTCACGGAGGATGTATACGTTTACGTCGGTCGGATGAGCTATCAGCTCCAGCATGTTCTCATACCGAGCAAGCCTGAGTGCGCCGTTAGTCTCACCATCCTCATTGGCCTTCGTGGCAATGAGGAGATTACCATCTACATCAATCTCGTATACCTCACCAACCACACCGGGAAGTCGACTGCGGACAGTGTTCTTACCTGACCCGTCGAACAACCCACGGATACGATCAGCAATCGCGGTCAGAGAATGCTGACTCTCGTCTGCTGTGTCACGCAGCTCTGCGGTCAGTCTCTCAGTCGCACGCTTATGGACATGCGCATGAGTCATCGAGGATTCAATAACATTGTACGCCCGCTGAGCTGCTACCTTACGCGGATCGTCGTTGGGGAAGATCGCGCTCTCGTCAACCAGCACGTCCTTCAACCGGGCGATACACGCGTCGTACAGTCCCCACGCCGGGTTAAGCCTTGCAATTAGCTCTTGGAGCGTGGTTGCCCCGGCTACTGCGGCCTTGAGCTCGTTACTCACTGCTGTCTGCGTCATCCTTCGCATCTCCCTGCGTCTCGTCCTTCTCCGGCGCTTCCGCCTCTGTATCGGCTTTCTTCTGGGGGTCTACAACCAGTGTACCCACCCCGTGTTTACGCATCACCATCTTTCACTCCTGAAAATATTCATGTATCCGCTGTGTGCCGCACGTGTACTAAGTTGAAGGTCTACATCTACCCTGTGCTGGTTTTCCGTTTCGTTGTAAATTAACAGGTTAATCTTTCTTTTCCCGTATGGTCTTCACATTCACAACGCTACGGTCTGCGCGAATACGCTCTTCCTTGACTACTGAATTATAGGAGTTAAGTGCATCGGGCCGTGCCTCGAGTACACGATCAAGATGATCCTTGTCAATAATAAGCCAATTCACGGCCCATCGCAAGAACTGTCCCATGTGATCGGTCGGCAGTAAGCATGCGCTTGTTGCGACTGTGTTGGGGCTGTGGAACAGTTCAAGAACCTTCTCCTGCCTTATACCGCGTGGGTCTTTGAACTTGACATTGTGCGCTGCTGCTACATGCACGATACGGCGTAGGTTCTGCGGCATGGTCACTATGATTGGCTCATCGATTATCTTGTCGACCACGGTGCCGCACGGGATCACAGGTAAGGGTGACATGTCCTTCTGGAAACCGCATGCGACAAAGTCACGGAACGCACTGATCTCGAACGGGCCGGTGGTGCTTTGTAAAACGATGAGTTGGAGTCTGAATTTGTCGGCCATATCACACGCTGTCCTGTATAATAGTCACAGGTGGGCTTAGTAAGGTCTTCGGCAACTTATCTCGTGCAAGACCTACACAGCTACTGTCCAGTTCGAACAAGAGATAGTGACGTCGTCTGTTTCTTGCAACCACCCCGGTAGTACCGGTTCCAGCAAACGGATCGAAAACAATACCACCCTCCGGGCTCCCGGCCAGTACCATAGGTTCAATAAGTGATTCTGGATACACAGCTACGTGGCCAGCCTGTTTAGAGTTTGGTGGAACGGTCCACACCGACCTCTTCCTCCGCTTACCATTTGCCGCCCACGTGCGCTTGTTGTCAGCGTACTGGTGGTTAAATCCTTCCTTACCCCGAGCCATTGGACCAACTGCGCGACGTTTAACGGTGTCTGGATGAGCTTGCATTCGCTGTGGTCCCTTTACCGCTGGTTCTTGTATGGCCTCATAGTCAAAGTAGTACTTGGAGCTTTTGCTGAACATGAATATGTACTCATGAGATCTTACACATCTGTCTTTCACCATTTCAGGCATTGGGTTTGGCTTATGCCATATGTCGTCTTGGCGGAGGTACCAACCTGACGCTCGGAGTGCAAGTGCAAGTGTCCATGGTATCCCAATAAGATCTTTAACCTTTATGTCACCACCGACACCTCTCTTTGACGACGCATACGTATCCCCAATTACAACCCATAGTGTTCCGTCTGACATGAGCACCCGTTTTACTTCTGTAAATAGATCTACAAGATAGTTAATAAATTCTTCTGGAGTGGGCTCAAGTCCAATCTGCCCGGAAACTTGGTAGTCACGTAACCCGTAGTACGGAGGGCTGGTAACGCACATGTTAATAGACTCATCCGGTAGCTTCTTAGTGAGTTGTAGTGCATCACCTATGACCATAGAGTCACGTATAAATGGATTTAACGTTAGCATTTCCCCACCATAAACGGGTGAGTAACCTTGACCGTAACCTTACCATCTGCGTCCGGATGTGAGCACTCTGTGCTCGGCTCAGTCTTCTGGAAGTCCTTATGCCCGGGTGCGAACTTGAAACCAGTCAGCCGCACACTATCTGATAGCAGTCCAAAGCCCGACGTTCCCGGGGCAATGCGTAGCTTTACGCCCACGCTGCCGTCCTCGGGGCGTTGAGCTGTGGCTCCGGCTCCCACTCCCTGAAGTCGTCCCATCGCGGTATCTCCTGTACAGGGTCCGGGTGGTCTGGGTCACCTTCCATGATTGCCTCATAGAACTTCCTACGGGCTGGGTTCCACGCTGTTGCATCGTACCGTGCCCGGATGAACTTATGGAGGAGATGCCCCTTGTGGTCTCGCAACATTGGATCTTCGATAAGCGGTGCGAGGGCCTTGGTCCATTCAATCGTACTCGGGTTTGCTGACACCCACTCAACGATGTCCTCGTTGCCCTCCATGGCGAACGTGTACGGCTGTGCGCTTGAAACTACCGACGCTACACCGTAGGCACCGAACTCCAGTAACTTGAGCTCGGACTTGGACCTGTTAAACTCGTCGTCCTCCAACGGCACCACCCCTACGTCGAAGTGAGAATACAACCATCCGTACTCGCTGATCGGCAGGGCACGCAAGATGCGCTGGCCGTCTGCGGGGATATCGGAAAGAAGTACATCACGCATTGCGTTCCAGACTGTCTCGTGCTCTTCCATCTTACGCTGGGTGAGATTGCCCAGCTCGTCTTGGTATGCGTACGTTCCCCGGATGTCAAACCCGCCGATGCAGTAAACGACGTCTGGACCATACTGCTTGTACATGGTCGAGAACACGTTACGCAGCAGGCTGATGTCCTTGAGGTGAGAGCTACCACCTGCCCAGCCTACGTAGGTCACCGGCGACGTGATCCTCGGGTAACGCCACATGGGCTCAACCCAGTCGAGGCAGTTCGGGAAGACGTACACCTTGCCACCTCCACCGTGCTCAAATAACCGGTCGCGTAGGTACGGGGTTGTAGTCGTAGCGTAATCGGCCAGTGCAAGGTTAGCCTTGATCTTCTCCGGGATGCCGTGCTCTTTGTAGCTATGGAATAGGCCGTGGTGTGTCGGCAGCGCGATATCATTATCATCGTTGTCGTAGACGAGCTTGATACCCTTGTCCTTCGCGGCCAGCATCAACGGGTGGTTGAGATCGACCATCCCCTGCTTATCGTCCTGATGCATACGTGTCCGCTGGGTCACCAGAATGTCAACACCATCTAAGTCCTCAATCGTCGGCTGGTGGTGGATGATCACATTGATATCAGTGTACTCACCCAACTTCCGCCCGGGCTGAATCATGCGGTAGTAACCGCAGCCAGCGTTATCGGACGGTACGAACATGATGGTGAACTTAGTCATTTACTACCCATGTCTATCGCGTGAAGAATCTTGAGATCTCGCATAGGACCGTGAAGCACTGCACCCCTATGTATCGCCCAGTCGTACCCGGCTTCCCCGTCCGAGCGGGATTCAAATATGATCCGGTCCGCGCCTCGGATACCTGAGAACAGCGCACTTGCAACAATCGCTGCTGCGTGGGCCTGCGGGTTAGTGTGAACGTCTGGCCCGGCAAGACCCAGTGTACATCTCAGTGTCTCTGGCTCGTGGGCCTCAGCTCGTGAACTAAACTTCGCCTCTATAACATCCACGTGTGTAACCTGAGGTATACTACTTATCAACTCGGCTACACGATCAATGTCAGCCCACGAGTACCGGGTCGTTACAACTAACCTATCTAATCGAACCTCTTCATAGGACATCAGCGAGTCCTGAGAATCACAGGTGTGTCTCCGATCTGGTTCACTTTGTCTGCGGTCGGCCACCCGTAAACGGACAGCGGGTCTCCTTTGAGCAACATGTCATATATCTGAGCAGTCACAAGAACATCGAAGCGGCAGTACAGAATCACTTCCAGTGCCTTGCGCTTACGCCACGCCTTCGGAGCCTCAGCGCCCCCGGCAAATCCAGATGCCTGCTTACCGATACCGAGCATACCCTGCGCCACGTTGTCGAGCTTTGTCTTGCGACCACGGTACGGATAGTGAAGGTCGTCCAAGTGCTGCTTGATGTCTCGTAGGATATCCACCTGCTTAGCACGCAGCAGGGTACGGACACACTCCCAGTCTGGCTCGGCCTCGGAAAAGTCGATCTCGTCCTCAAAGATCGCACGAACCTGCTTTGCACCCGGACCGCCCAAGTTGAACTCTCGGATTACCGACCCGGCTGCAAGCGACGAGTCAAAGCTATGAGAATTGAAACCGACGATACGATTGAACTTGGTAAGGTACTTCAGCATGGCCACAGTGCCACGGTCTCCAATCCAGTCCCGGAACCCATGCTTGACGTTGAATGTACAAAAAACAGACGAATGCAGCTGCTCCGCCTTTCCAAACATACTGAAGTCTGTGATGGTGTCGACAATCTCCCCGTCAAATACAACTACGTCTTCAGGTAGGTCGGGGGTTTCAATGTCGATCTTCCCATGCTCACCGAGAACTAACGACCACATACTTGGTGCTCCGAGTCACTGTTAAACTTCATCAGGTCTTCCGCCGTGTTTCCGTCCAAGTACAAGTATAGCAACCGGGGACGCTGAATTCAACGTCCCCGGCCACCTGCGAGCGTCGGGGGCACCCCTGCCCCTTACGCAGGAAATCCTTATGCTGCTGTGTCTAATACCGCCAGTTCCTGTAGGAATCTTGACGGTTGGAACTCTCTGCTCATCCCCGTGCGCCTGCCGCAGCTACTCAGGAATGCCCGCTCCTCGGCCCGGGTTACGGCTACGTACGTCACCCTGCGCTCTTCCTCGATACCCTTGTCGCCTTCCATCAGGGAGCGCCAGTGGGGCAGGGTTCCGTCGCTGAGTCCGATTACGAATACGGTCTTGAACTCGAGCCCCTTACTACGATGGACCGTCAGCAGTGTGATGGCCCTGCGTTCGGTGCTGTCTGACTCCGGCTTGGCTGCGCTGGATGCGTAAATCAGGAATCCGGTGAGGTCGTCGAAGTCGATCATCTTACCCTGAAGGGTGTCGAGGTTCTCAATCTTCGGGTTCTCTACGCTGCTGGAGAAGTTCTTGGAGATGAACTTGTCGTATCCGAACATCGACCGGATGTTGGAAATCAGCCTGCTCAGGTCTGGTTTCATCCGGTAGGCATCGAGCAGCTGCTTGAGCTTGCTGGCAAACTGCTGGGCGTTCCGGCTCATGTAGCTCTTGCTGTATCCTCCGCGCCTGAGCGCCTCGTAAGGGTCTTCACCGTTCTTCACCCGGCGTGCCCACTCCTGTGTAAAGGCTCGGCCCAGATACCGGTTCGGGCGGTTGATTATCCGTTCGAATGCGCCGTAGTCGGTTTCGAATCCCCACTTGGTCTTGAGCAGTCTGGTTACCGCTTCCTGTGTGGTGTCGTTCTCGGTGTCAATCCAGTCGATGACCGCCATGTAGGCAACCATGTCCTTTATCTCTTCGCGCCCGTAGAAGCCGGTGGAACCGAGGATTACGTAGGGCAGGCCCTTACGTATCAATGCGTCCTCAATGGCTGCGCTCTGGGCGTTCGTGCGGTAAAGTACCGCAAAGTCCCCGGGGCTCGCTCCGCCTTCAATCTCGTCGCGCATGATGCCGGTTACCTCGTCCGCTTCCATGACATCGTCAGGGTAGTGGGCAAGGAACTCTACTCCGCCTGTGGCTGCGTTGTTGGCGACACAATCCGGTGCGTCGAATGCTGCGTGCTGAATGATACTGTTGCCTGCTTCTACTACTTGCGAGCTCGACCGGTAGTTGCGGCTCATGTAGAGCACCTTCCCATTGGGAAAGTGGTCGGGGAAGTTAATCGTCAGGTCGACCTGTGCTCCCCGGAATCCGTAGATGCTGTTGTGAACGACAACGTCGTTTGCAAAGTAAAGATGTGTTTGGTCCACCTCAAGATCATAAACATCAACTTCACCAGTAATAACCTCAATATCAACAATCTCGTCCGGAACAATCGTGTAGTTCACCCTGTTGTATGGAGGTCTTTTAGCCTTAAGTGGTTCATCCAGTTTAATAGCTCGGAACAAACGAAACCCACGGTGAAGACCTCGGGCAGGAACTACAATTACTTGACGGTGACTTTTCATGTGAGGAATATGAACGTTCTCCTGAACGCAACCACCACATTCTTCTGCGAGTTTTCGAGCGTACTGTTGAGCTGAAGAGTAAGATGCAAAACTCCTCCGAGTCTGACTCCCATCAACATCAAGAACAACCCCGTGTAAAATAGAGGAACGATCTATGTACTTACGAGCACGTTTACTTTTTAGGTCAGTATGAAGTTTAACGGAGTCATTGAGATTTAGATAAACCACAGGAAGTCGTCCGGGATCGAACTCACTTACTTGTCTTTTTGCACCGTTGTTAGACACTGGAACGTTGTCAACGTCGTTAAGTTCAGGAAAGTCGGAGAGCATCCGGGAAACACCACTCAAATGATGATCACCGAGCTTTCCATAAAGTTCGTACAAAGTCTCTTCAGATATTACTTCACCACCATGTCGATGATAAGTCTGAGTGGGAATACAGTACACTAATGAAATCCAAGACTCAAACAGAAGGGCATCTCTTTTGGTCTTGAATGACCTAAGAATCTTCATATGGTCAGGGCGCTCTCCTGTTCTCCGAGACCAAATGTTCTTTGTAACCCCAACTCTCCACCCGAAATTTCCCTTTTTCATGACGTAGACATAGTACCATTCAGCAGGATTATTGTATCCAACAATCACAGAATGAACAGGTATTCGATGTTCCGGGGTTGTCAAAAACTCAGTCCCCGAAGCTAGTTTTATTTTCAGAAGAGTTTCTTTCTTAGTTTTGTAAACTTCATTCACAAAAGACTTTGTGACGCCAAGTTTGCGAACTGGTGTAGCAACACTGTCCCCCTTCACAATAGTCTCAATCGCCTTCGCAGTCCCGTCCCCCATCCGAACCATTGTACCAGCAGGAAAACATTGTCGATGATCTCCGACCGCAAAAAGGTTACCGTGAGTCTCGGCGAGGTTCGCGACAATCTTGGCCTGTAGGGTGTCGGTGTCTTGGAACTCGTCTACCATTACCCACTGAAAGCGCTTCGACCACTTCCGGGCAATGGCTGGCTTGTCCCTGAACATCTTATAGGTCAGCACAATCATGTCGTTGAAGTCGATGAACTTTCCGCGTGAGTCGCCGCGCTTCTTGGCCTTGATGTACTCTCCCCAGATCTGGTAAGTCAGGGCGTCTCGGGGTGTTGAGTCCTCACCGTAGAAAAGCTCCACCGCTGTTTCGTAAGTGTAGCCTGCACTGACAGCGCTGGAAATCTGGCCGAGGTAAAGCAGAGGCTCCCATGCATCCGACTCTTCGTCGTATCCGAGCTTCTTCAAGATCTCCTCGATCATGCGCCGGGCCTTGAAGTCGTCCAAGGTCTGAATGCGTGGTGCGTAATCGGGATCGTAGCTAATCAGGTCTTCGCGCAGCACCCGATAGCAGAAGGAGTGCATGGTGCTGATCCAAGGTTTGTTCGGTTCGAACTTACCAATCTCGATACCGAGCTGCTGACCGAGGCGGTTCTTCATCTCGTCAGCTGCCTTATTGGTAAAGGTAAAGGCAAGAATCTCGCCCTGTGGAATACCTGTGTCTTGGATGAGATGAACAATCTTAGAGGTGAGCACGCGGGTCTTACCCGACCCGGCTGCTGCTACCAGTAAGGTTGTCCCGGTGGACTTTACTGCTGCCATCTGATCCGCGTCAAGGTCGACCGCAGCGGCTGGGTCGGTTTGGCGGGTAAGTTTCATCGGTTCCTCCGCGTGGATGTAGGGGTGCGTTCTCTCTAACGCTCACATGTACATTATAAGAAATATACGAGACAATTGCAAGTCTTATACAAGTTAGCTCTTGCTCTCTACCACGTGTCTCCATCAATAAGTCGCTCGTAAACCTTCATGACTTCTTCAACGTAAGCCTTAGCTGTGTAGCGGTCTCGGGCGTGAGCTCGCATCGCACGTCGGTTGCTATCACTACCGTGCAAGTCAATGTCAGCTAAGGTATCCACAAACCCCTCAACGATGGCACCCTTTGTGTAACCATCAACATCAATAAGAGACCCAAGTGGTGTGTCTGGCTGCCCAGTTTCGTACGGGTCAATGAGCTCAGGAACTCCGCCGACACGCGTAGCTATAGGATAACAGCCGAGGGTCTGCGCTTCCTTGACCACCCCCGGTGACGCATCCATCCCAATCGAAGTGAATAAAAATGCTGCACAAGTTTGATATGCTCGCCACTTTGATTCGGAGTAGGCACCAAGTGGACCCATATACTTGACCATCTCCGTATCTCTAGCGTAGGTCTTGTGCCAGTAAGTATGATCGGAAATGTGACCATAAATGTGAATCTTGAGTCCAATATCCTCGGCCACAGTCATTGCAATGTCTGGCCGCTTAAGCTCCCAGATACCAGCAAGCCACATCAACGTGTCCGGAGATCGTTCAATTTCCGGGTAGACATCCTGCAAGTCTGCTGGGTCCGTCCCAAAGGGTGGAGTTAGAACTGGTGCCCGTTCATCCCACTCAGAATGGGCACGTGCGCCCTTGGAACAAAAGGCTACGTTTGTCATCCCCGGTTGTAGGTACTTACGCTCAGCGTCGCCGTGTGATTGCGCTAGGTATGGAATGTCAAAGTCAAGGATGATGTCCCGTAGTCCAAGGAAGGCAGAGTGGTCATGGACAAAGTCAACGTCCTGATCCTTGAGTAGGTCTCGAAGAGTCGAAGCCATAGCAAGCTCCGCACCAATCCCCCACCCAGAAGGAAACTCGTACGAACGGATAATCGGTGGAAGTTGTGACCCAGACCGACAGAACACGATGACCTCGTGGCCTGCCTTGGTGAGCTCTACCGCCTCCTGAGCAACGACCTGCTCAACCCCACCCCATGTGTCTGGTGGAGTTTTGAGTAGTAATCGTGATATCAGCAGTACTTTCATAGGTTAGTCCGCGAATACTGGTTTACGTTCCACAGTCTCATCTGGGTCTTCCCACGGGACGTCCTGACCAACCCAGCGCTGCACAATTCGACGGTGGTTCTCTCGCTGTAGCTCGTGCATGAACGGTCCGGGGGGCTTGGCAGAGTTATGAGTTGCCACGGACCCATCACAGCACTTCATACGAATCCCCAGCATCTTCATGTTGAGCTGAAGGTCAGTTTCCTCATGCCAGTGCAGCCCGAAGTCGGTGTCGTAAGACAACCCACGATTCGGGAACGCCCAGCAATACCCCATCAGCAGATCACAGTACTCGCCGGGATTTGCACGGAGCCGTGCGATGGGTTCGTGAAGGTCGTGGAAGGCAAAGTGCCCCATCGGACCGACTGCGGTATTTGCATCCAAGTGCTCGTTGAGCACAGGTAGGAGATTGTCACTAACAACTACGTCGTCGTCCACCTGAACAACGTAGGCACCGTTCGCAATCTCAAATCCGTAGTTCCGAGCAACCACGCCTTCATTCTTTTCCAGCTTGATATAAGCCATGGCCGCGTCTGCGCCGTGAACGTATCCCTTCACAAACTCCAGCGTCCGAGGGTCAACCCCACCGTTGTCAACTACAATAACCTCGGATACTCCGTCCCCCTTGCGGATTGCATTGGCAACGGACATGACACACTTGGAAAAGTGTTCTGGTCGGTTGTAGGTAAGAATCACAAAAGAGTACTTCACCATGTTAATTCCCTCCGAAGTACTGAGCGTGAATGTTCTGCGCTGAGCTCAAAAGACGGTCGGTGTCGGTATTGGCAAGTTGACCGTCGTGATATCTGTACAGGTATAGTGTTTCCCATGTGTTGGCGAACTTCCATCCGGTCTTCGTTACAATCTCACACCAGAGTGCGTAGTCCTCAGCGGCGTGCTGAACCGGATACAGGCTACCAAGGTCAAGGAACACCTGCATACGCATCATCACTGTCGGATGAGCAAAGCATGGTCGACCTACTTGAAGACGCTCTTGCACCAATCGGTCGTGCTCGTATGGCTCACGGACCAGTTCACGTGGCTCCCTGTCCGGCCCGATAGCTTTCCACGAAGTACCAACCACACCGACCTTTGGATTGTCCAGTAAAAACTGGAGTTGCTTTTGAAACCGGTCGGGCATGGATAAGTCGTCGGCGTCCATCCGAGCAACAAACTCAAACTGGAGTGTGTCTGCTAAGGTGAGTCCGTCGTTCAAGAGATAGGCAACCCGGGAGTGAGAGTCGGGAACATCCTCAGGAACACGTCCAAGCGCTAGACTTGTATTAACGAATGGCGTCTTGGCCTCGGCATCTTCCGACAGATTCCACTTGAAGATTGAGTCCTTGTGATCGTTCGACATCGCAGGATCAAGTACCATGATAAGCAGCACCTGAACATCTCCGCGCTCGTCAAGCTCGCTGTCGAGAACTGACTTCGCTGCCTGCCTGAAGTAGTCGTCGTCCTGCTTTACCGGCATAATTACGGCAATGCGATACATCGTTTAACTCCGGTCATAACCATATCAACAGAAACAGAATCAAGACACTTCGGGGGGTCAAGATTCAACGGGCAGTTCGCCGCCTGATCATCAAACTTGCGAATTTCACATTCATTGCATACCCCAGATGAAACAGGGTGGCTAAGTAAGTTGTGATGGGCGTACACCCGGGCGGGTACAACTGAAAAAATAACTACAGCGGGTACGAGGTGGCTGGCAGCCACGTGAGCCCCAGCAGAGTCATTACCAATAAACAGACTAGATACAGAAATCAGAGTGGCTGCCTGCCTCCACGTTGTCTCACCTCGGTAGTCTACAAAGCGAGGATCGTCAATACGTATTTGAGGTGAGTCAGAAGTACCAATCTGTACCACCCACAGCGGAGTGGAGCTCAAAAGCTCAAGAGCAACCTGCCGGAAACGGTCGACATCCCACTCACGAGTGCGCCATCCAGCTCCAGTGTCTATGGTAACATAACCGCCCTTGATCATGGAGTGTCCGGCATAATTGTAGGCTGGAGAACAAATCTTGGATGGAAATTCGTCTGCAAGTCCCAGACAAAGAACAGGAACCCTGTCCGCAAGAACGTCTGGTTCCAAGGTTACACCAGCCTGACCTGCAAAGTGATCTACAATGTGCTGGTCATAGCGCACGGCACCGAAGGGTGGATGTAGTATCTTTTCACCACCCCCAACGTCACCATCACGAACATATGGGTTGTACTTCCATACGTCAGGAAATCGAGTGGACTCATTCTGCCACTCGATCTTGATCTCTTCATTAGGGTTCTGAATTGCGTACCGTCGAACGGCAGGGGTCATACAAAGCTGGTCTCCACGCCCGCCCCGCACCTTGAAAATCATGACTCAGTCTCCCGCTTTTTCAGCTTCAGCGGCTTCTTCTTTTTCAGCTTCATCGGTTCCTTGACTGGCTGCTCCTTGAACATGTCTGGCCACAACTTCGGTCCCCACTTGAAGTAAGCCCGGTCCTTACTGGCCTTCTGAGTTTCAGCGTGCTCCGTGGATACCTGACTCGGGTGCATCCTATACAGGTTCAAGGGTGCCGGGATGTTGGCGAATCGCATGTCAGTGGTTGCCAAAATGCGAAGCCACATCTCGATGTCCTCGGCGTGTCTGAAGTCGGTGTCATACCCCCCGGCCTCCTTGACCTTGTCGGTCCTGAACATCACTGTCGGATGACCAAGAGCTGTGTAAGTCTTGAACCCTTCGACAATTGCATCGTGGTCTGTCGGGAATTGGACGCCTCCAGACGATCTGCTGTTCTCGTCGATGTAGTCAAAGTTCGTGCCTACAACGTCGATGTCCGGATTCTTCTGTAGGAACTCGAGCTGGGCCTCAAGTCTGCTCGGGTGCATAACATCGTCAGCATCGAAGCGGGCGGCAAACTCAGTGCTACAGTGCTCAAGCATTGTATTGAGCGCCGCGATGAGACCTTGGTTCTGTTTTCGACGAAGAATAGTGGTGCGGTCGTCCATCATATCACGGAGAATGGTCTCGGAGTTGTCCGTGCAGCCGTCCAGCAGTGCAATAAGATGAAAGTCGGACATGCTCTGCATCTGAATACCCTGCAACGCCTCAGTCAGATACTTCTCGGCGTTGTAAATGGGCAGGAGGATTGATACCTGTGCCATTACACCATCTCCTTGAGTTTCGGCACCACTTCTTGGAACCTGTGAATGTACTGGTGTTCCCGAATCACCCGGGCACGGGCAGCTATTGCGATCTGGCTCCGCAGTTCTTCGTTGTCCACCAGCATCTCTATCTTCTCACGAAGGTCGTTCTGGTCTGTAAATGTCTCGCACTCCACCCCCGGCTCAAACATATCACTGATTCTCGGGTTGTCTGAGATGGGGACGGCCCCCGATGCGGCGGCTTCGAAGTCCCGGAACTTAAACTGGTGTCCGTCGCCGTGAGACGCCTTGCTGGGAGAAATGACAGTCTTCGCTGCTGACATGTGAGCGGTGTACTCCACCCACTTGAGGTACAGCCCGTTTATACCCGCGACAAAGGCTTGGTCTAACCCACCAGTTGCATTGTTGATCAGCGATGGGCGATTACCGTGGCCGGTCCCGGAGAACATTGTTGAATACAGTTTATTACCAGCCACAGAAAACCAGCTCGGACAAATCGCTCGGGGACAGTAAACTACGTCCTCAAACGCAATCTCCTCATACCGGGCTGGTCCTTCGGGTGAGTCGGTCACAACCGCGTCAAAGAGCCAGCACATCGAGGAATAGTCAGTTTCAAACCGCCAGTCATCGTTGAACACCCACATCACCGTAGGAATACGTGGACGAGACTTCCACGTCTCTTCCGTTATCTCGTGACCGGCAAGGGGGAAATAGATGATCATTGAGTACTTATGTGCCCGAAAGGCAGTGCGAAGCAGCTCGTTCGCAATCTGGTCCCCGTACTTCCTCCCCATTCTAGTGTAGTCGAACACATCCAAGTCCACCCCATTAGTCTGAAGTGAATGGATAAAGTGAACGTACTCCACAGAGAGATGAACAATGTCACCTTCGTAAAGATGAACTGGAGCAACCACGAGATACTTAGCGTCCATGGGCCTTAGTCAATGTCAATGATTTCAGGTGATAAGTACTTGTCAAACGACGGTCGATGCTTAGCTTTGATCTGCTTCAATATTTGGGGGAAGCGAGCGTTAGCCCCGTGAGACCGAGCTTCATCATGGTGGCGGTAGAACAACGTCGCCTTCTCCGCCCAGCAGAATTCAGCTCCATGCCCCGCCGCACGAATCCAAAGCTCCCAGTCCTCAAATCCATCTTTCATGTCAAGGTCAAATCCACCCAGATCTTCAAATAAAGACCTCCGGATAAGCGAGGTCGCTGGTATGTAGTTTGATCGAAGTAGTGCGCGGAAATCGTAGTCGTGCTGCTGAATAGTCCCGTGCTGGGATATGCCGTCGTCCGAGAAGATAGCAACCTTCGGGTAGGCAATGTCAGCCTTCGCGGTGTGAACCGCCCGCCACATCTCAAATAGAAAGTCTGGGTGCAGGTAGTCGTCACCGTCTACAAAGACAATCCACTCAGACTTACCTTTGGCTGCCACGGTGTTCCGGGCTTGGCATACGCCGACGTTCTCCCGTGATATCGTAACGTCAATGCCATAGTTGTCCCGGATGCGCCATAGCACCTGCCGGGGTGAGTCACTCTTGATCCCAGCCTGCGACACAGGTAGTCCAGTCCGCTGGTCGATCCGCTGCTGCAACGTTCTGTTTCCACCTTCGTCAACGGACGCCGACCCAACCGTGGACTTTGTCGCAGGGTAGATAATCCCACGCTTTGTACTATGATCGTCAAAAACAAGTACAGAAAAGGGGATGCGTGAGTTCTGCGTAATCGCAGAATCCACGCATCTCTCAATGTAGGCAGCATGATTATGAGTTACTACACAAACATCTATCTTACTTTCCATCTGCTACTCCGTCTCGAACTACCTGTCAGATAAGAACTGGTGACCTCAGTGCCTCGTCAACCATTGCATTTGCACCTCGGCGGTCTACCCCCACCGTTACTAAGTCTTCAACCAGCTCCTCTGGTTCAATACCGTCAGCGATGTAAGCCTGAAGGGTTCGAATTTCACGGGTGAGAACGTTGTCGTTGGATACTATCCACGTTGCCCCACCGGTAGCATCAAAGGGCCATGCATTAAATTCAGCTGTTTTCCCTTTGGTTCGATTGATCTTCCCACCAGCCTTCCGATAGGCCAGAACAACCTTGCCCCAATATAAGTCATCCTGAGGATCAACATCAAGAAGAGATCGCTTCCAGAGCGAGATGTCGGAAACCCAAGGTGGGGCCTGCATCCGAGACGCCATGGAGGCAAGAATATCACGACGGGTACCATCCTTGCCGTCGATCTCTCCACCCATTTCTTTGTAGATCTTGGTCACTGTTGCCCAGTACTCATCTGACCCGTCGTCGTCGCCCGCTGCGTCCTTGGCCTCTTCCCACTTGGCCTCGTCCTTGACCCATCCGGGGGCCTGCTTCATGAGGGACAGCTTCTTCTTCCGAGCATTAACAAGTTTAACAAACCCATCCTTATCAATGGTGACACGGTTGTCTCGATACGCAATGGAAAACGCGTCCTCGACCTCCTCACGGGCTGCACCGGAAAACTCAGCAACATCGTCAACGATGTCCCACAGTATAACTGGGACGGCCTTCCTGCGTGAGGAAGATCTACGCACTGCGGCAATGACCTCATCAACCAAGCTCGCGCCTGATCCGTCAACTAACCGGTCGATATCACGAACATCAACTCCCGCGCATCTCATTCCTCAGCCTCACTTTCCACGTACTTTTCAAGCAAGTACGCCACCACCTCTTCGGCGTTTGTAATGTCTGTTTCCCAGTTTCCACGAACTTCGACGTAGACTGGAAGATTGACCTTCACACTTGCATACTCAAGGTAGTCCGGGTCAGAGTAAGTCTTCTTGACCCGATTATACTCACCGTCACCAGCGGGAATGTTAGCCCACACAGTCGGACGCTCGAACAGGAGCTTGCAAATCTTCTCGCCCTGCTTGCTGGTGGACGCCCACACTGGTGCGTCACCGACCTTGTGAACTACAACCCCCAGCGGCTTGGTACGCGGAGTTTCATTGAGTACAACAAAGTGCCAGATCATTCCTCCTCCTCGCCGCCCTGCCGATATTCCTTGCCGTCAAAGACATGGTCACGGAGAAGCTCGTACATGTTATTGTCCAAGAACTCCAGCTTGTAGGAGTCGGTCTGGTATAGACTGTAAGACTCAATGAAGTACTCCTCGGCGCTGGTGGCAGCATTTGGATTGATAAACCCAACACCCTCACCAGATCGCGGAGCACCTATGAGCTCAATTCCATCGTCCTCTATGCGCATGCTCTGCAGCGCAATCTTGGAATCGTAAAGATCGTTTACGGTATCCTGTGCCTCGCTGGCCAAGTCAACAAACTCGCGGCGGGCGCGTTCCTTTACCACAAACCACGACGGGTCGTCCTCATAGAATGAGAACCCACTGATCAGCAAGCCGTCGTCGGTCTCGTATGATGAAATGTTGCCCCGCTGCGTCTCGCGAAGCTCATCAAGCTCAACATCGATGCGTAGGTCGGATGGTGGCTTGCCATCACGCTCTTCAATCTCGTCCAGAATGCGCTGTCGTTCCTTCTCAGCCCACGCACGTGTATCTACGATGTCAGGCACAACGTTAATCGAGGTGTCCTCGATTGGATTCTCCTTAAGGGCCAGCGCGATATCGTCAAGGAGCTCGGTCGGCACAGACTCAACCGTGGTGCTGCCCTCAGAAACGGTGCCGGTGTTTTCGAACTCAGCCCCCGGAGGTGGAATGAAGTCGTCCCATTCAGCGAATCCAACAACTGGCTCGTAACTACCACGACAGTTTGGATGGCCTTCAAACTCCTTCGTCTCTGGGTTCTGGATCAGTGGATACTCAAGCTCAAGAACCTTGGAGAGATCAAACTCGAGACCGTCCACCGACCGGCAGTAATCACAAGTCCTGAAGTCCTTTATCTCACGGCGAATGACCTTCTTCACCCCAGCGTCGTACCACTCTTGAAGCGCAGCCTTGCTGTAGATGTTCATCGTCTCGGTCCGGACGATGCGCTGGTAGATGTTACGCTGGTCGTTCCATACCTCGCCAAGACGGTCTGAAAGCTCCTCCTCGCTCAGCTTCTCGAAGTCCGGATCGTCGAACTCCTTAAACAGCGCCCGGGTGATATCCTCGATGGGCTCGTCAGCCTTGCTGTGCAACATCTCTCGAATGCGGGAAATCACCTCTTCGGATACAGTGGAAACGTTCTGAAGCGCACGGTCGACTGCAGCATCCAAGTTTCGCTGGCGCTGGTCATCGAACGCCGCCCGCTTGGCGGAAAGGTAACGGCGACCTCGTCTGGACCTACGCAGGGCCTTAACAACCGTGTCCTGTGCCTTCTCGTAGATGCTCCGGATACGGGTGGCAAAGTCTGCACCCCCCTCTTCGGAAACGTCGTCCAAGTTGTCACGGAACGCGTGCTCCAAGTCCTCAATGCGGATGTGACCACGTTCTTTCCATCGATCAAGCAATCTGGATACGAAGTCTTCTTGCTTCTTATCGAAGGTGTCGATGAGGTTATTCTCGGCGGCAAGGACATCAGACTGGGATGACTTATCCATCCGGGATGTCATCAGCTTGGTCTGCCAGTCGTTCATCGAGTCCATGTGATCGTCGAGACGAAGTATCTGTGCTCGGAATGATCTACGGTGAACGGTGGGGAGCTTGGCACGCTTATGGTTAAGCTCAGCTCGCCGTGACTTTCCCGGCGTCTTCTTAGCCCCCGACTCTGTGACGTTCTCGCCAGACTCACCACCCACCGGAGCCTGCGTTCCCGGCTCCTTTGGCGGTGATGGTGACGTGGGTGGTGGAACTCCGCCACCACTCTCTGATTCTGGTACGTCGGGTGGGGCTGGTGCGGATGACTCATCGCTGTCCATCGTCACACCAGCAGGGTCTTCCTTACCCTCATCAACCTTCTCAACATCCTGCTCTTCCTTCGGAAGGAATGTGGACTTCAAGGTCTTCAATATATCCCTAAAGCCTTCGAGTGCGGTACGTCCCGCAGTGGAGAAGTACTGCTTTCTGGCCTCACCAAGATTGCGGTCGGCCAGAGTACCCTGCTCCTTATCAAGCCATGTCAGGGCCTCATCGTAGTCAACGTCAAGTGCGTCACAAACAATCTTGAGTGGTAAGTCGCCCCGGTCACGGAGCTGGATCAGTGAAGATCGAATTGACGCATCGTCAGTCAGGTTCTGTTTATGACGCCAGTTGAAGTCCGGAACGACCGGCTCTTGCACCTCCGTCCTCACCTTGTGGTCAAGGTCGGCGGACTTTCGTACGTAAAAGTCGTTAGCCAGCGCTGTGGGTAGGAAGACTTTACGCTTGTACACATCTTCCATCATGTTGCGGATCACCAAGTACCGTGACATCAGCGTCCGAAGTGCAACACTGGCTGTAGCGAAGTTCGGACCTTCCCCGGAAGTCAACGACTTATTCGTAAACAGTCGCGTCATGATCCGTTTGTCAATGGCGTCCAGCTCGGGGTTGATTGGCAGTACCTTACCCGTCGACCCAATCACATCGGTGGAAACAGCGTGGTGGGTTATGATGGTAAACATCGGGTCGTTGTTCGCGGCCAGTAAAAGATCTCGGAAGTTCTGAAGGTCGTTATTAGTCGGCATGTACCCGTCAGGGCCGGGTGTTCCGAGCTTCCACACCCACTTCGGGGTGATGTGCCCCTGTGCGATTGCGTTCTGGGCCAGCCGGAGGGTATCACCGTAGAGTAAGTCCTTGATGATCCCCAAGATAATCGACGTGCCTCGCAAGTCCCACGGCATTGCGCGGTTAGCGACCAGTTCGGTGGAGAAGGAATCGAGCTCTACGTTGACCCCGCTGTTAACAGCGAACCGCACCTCAGGGTGAATGAGCTCAGCAACCCGACGATCATAGGGGTCGTCCGACTTAACCAAGTTCCGCAGAGGTGCGTCTGGGGCCAGCTCGTAGTGCTCAGCTGGTTCACCATCGTCAGAGTGAGCAAGATAATGACCAACAACCCGAACGTAGGCTGTATTAATGAAAGTCTGATCTACAAATCGATTATAGTCTTCAGACCACCACGAGTACGGCATCACCTCGCCGAACAACCACCAGCACTTGAGAAAGTTATAGAGGTTGTCAAGCAAGTTCATGTCGTCTGCCATGGTCTCATAGGTGTTCAATATCTCCGGGTCTTCAACACCAGTAAGAGAGAATCGTGACAGTGGAAGCTGAGAGTGAATCTCGATAGCGTTACCAACCAGTGGATGAAACTTGAAGTAGTATTCAATCCACTCCATTAACACCGGATTCGGATCTCCAACAGTTCCGGGCTGCTGGGGAATGTAAAAGTTGTCAACGTTTAAACGAGGGTCTTTGATTGGTGGTAGGAGATTCTGAATGTCAGCTGACGCAGTGCTACTCATACCGGCCACAAGACCACCAGCCCCGGGGCGAGACGGTACATGGACTCCGGCTTTATCAAACACACCACGAGATGAATCGGCGCCTACCCGGGCATTGCGCTCTATCACATCCTTCTGTGGAAACGGGCGTTTTTCATCACCCATAGTCAAGCACCTCAGTTGACCTTATAGGGGTCCATGTGGTCACGAAGATTGGCCTTGCCGAACATCCACTTCCTCACCCCGACTTCAGTGAATCCACGAACTTGACCAATGTTATCCTCAAAGAGAGGAGGGGTATACACATGGTCAGCGTCGAAGCGAAGGATAAGAAATGCGTCCTTGGTAAAGTCCATACGAATCGGGCTCACACGAAGTGACACATGTATCTCACCAGCAATAGCCACACCGTCCGATGAAAGCTCGCTGATCTTGATTTTCTTAATGTTGAGCTTACCTGTGTGTACAAACTTCCGATGAGGCTTAAATGCCGCACGGGCAGCCTTCGATGTAAGAAGTAAGGTTTGCTCGTCAATAGCACTGGCTTCAGAAACTCCGGGCATCGCGCTATCCCTCTCGAATAACTCGCTCGACGTCGGCTGCGTCAAACCCAAACTCCATCGCGACAATCTTAGCAACATGTGAAATGAATTCGTCGTCCTGCCGCCAATCGTCGATCAAAAGATCTTCTCCACGCAAGTCTGCCTCGGCCTGCGTGACCGCTCGACGGATATGAGAGTCAGATGCGTCCTTGACGATGTCTCGCTTACTGGAAGCTCGACCTATCTGGGAGTGACTCACCACTACTGTGTCACCGCGTCGCTGCGCTTCCTTGCCGAATCCAGATAGATCACCGGAAAGGTCGGCCTCTGTGACCCCAGCGATCAGCTCGTCTGCTTCATCGTCAGACGCTACCCGGACGGTGGTGTTTGCTGCAATGCGCTTGAGCTGCCCACCAACCCGAACAGTCTGGGTTGGAACCTCGGCACGTGGGTCGTTACGGTCAAGAAAACCGTCGTCCCCCCTGTCTCCGATGGACTTATTTACAAATGAGGGCATCACTAGCTCCCTTCGTATCGAACAACATCCTTAAGAGTGTAGGCACCACTACGGTATAGCTTAATGGCTTCCTGCGACTTACGGATGATGTAAACGTATATCTCAGCGTCAGTCATATCGAGCTCGTGTCCGACTAAGGGCTGAACATCCTTCATCTCACCGGACTCAAGCAACGAAATGATGTTTGAGTTTGCCGGAGTTCCCTTCGTGAGCTTGACCTTGAGCTCTTCCAGCCTGAAGTCAAGTTCCCGAAGTGAGGCGGAGACCCAAGAATCGAATGTATCGCTCTGGCTCCACTTCGGGCTACCAGCAAGAATAAAGTCCCGTTCGGTCTTGTACAGGAGCTCTTTACCCTGCCCCTTTTGAATCGCAGCCAGAAAGTTTTCATGCAATTCAAAGAGATAGGCAAGGTCGTCCCACTTCTGTGCGGCAGCACGTAAAAGTGGATCTACTGCTTCCGCAGAAATCGACTGCACTTCGGTGGTATCCCCGTTGACACTACTAACTATTCGTTTACCGTCTGGCCCGTAAAGCATGAACTACCTCCATTACAGAATGATAGACCTGCTCATTGGTTTCTGTGCCTGAGCAGACTATAGTCTCACCCCACTCGGTAACGCCGTACCTCCCCCGCCACCTTCCTGTACAGAAGTCCCCTTAGTTATCTGTCGAATGAGGTCAGGTGACGCCATCCGAGGAACAGGACTAGACGCATTACCCGGGGCCGGTGGTGTTGGACTTGGTCCGGATGGAGTCGCTGCTACGTTCGAGAACGGGGCTGATGGAACTACCATCCCACCTGTAACACCCACCACCCGATTATTGTCCTGCATTAGTCCACGGGACGCACGACGATTGGGCTCCTGCCCCACCAGCATCTTGACTACACCAACATGACTATCAGCCGAGTCCTGAAGGTGTAGTGGCTTCTTGATCGGTTTCTGCTTCGCACTACCCGTCCTGACTAAATTGACTAACTGAGCTGGCCCAATAGTCTCTGCAAGAAAGTCCATCCCACCAATGTAGGTCTGTCTCTTTAATAAGTCGTAGTCGTCAAGGTTGATGTTGTGCTTCTCTGCGATGATCCCCTTACGTCGGAAGCGCTCAAGCAGTTCAGCGGAGTTCCACTGGTCAGCGCCAGCAGCAACCACCTTCACATACCCGGGAATGGTATCAACCATGATAGATTCAATGTTGCTAACAGAAACCTGCACGCCAAACTTAGGATCGGGACGCCAAACCAGCTCGTCATCAATCACAACTACGTTAACCGATACAACCTCACCTGAGAATAACTTGATTGTTCGCTGCTCATAATGGGCGATCACCACCACCGCGTCACAGTACATCTCAGCGTTATCCAGCCACATCACCCGACGCACACTGAATCTTTCGTACTGGGTCTTTGCGGCACACCCGATTATGCGCTTGCAAAGGTACTTTGTAACCTTGCCGTCAGGTGTTTGAACGTGGTCAATGTAGTCTTCGGTCCTGAACAACCGAGGTCGGAAGCTCGGGGAATTGGGATCAGTAGACGAAATGTGCGAGTAAACGTGGTCCGGGTACTCAATCCAAGCGCCGGATGTCTTCGGTGGAATGCAGAGGTACTTGGTCATCGAGTCTTCAGGACGTTGTACAAAGTCCTCTCGGTACTCTACCGGAACCTCAATCCCTACGTTGTCAATCCCAAAGAAGGTGTCCAACCGTGGGTGCCGGAAAACGAAGGTCTCTCCGGAGTATATGTGCATACCCTTCGACTGCCACGGGTAGGCCAGCGAAGCGACAACTCCAGCCCCTTCAGGAGTTTGAGACAACTTATACAGGTCAAGAATTATGTCGCCCTCTTCCTGACGTGGGTAAGAGAACACCAGCCCCATACCTTTAAAGGTCTTAGTCTGTCGGGAAGTTACCGATGTACGGGCGGTGTTGAAGATGGCCCAGCCCTGCTCCAGCTCCTTGGCGCTGGTAAACCCAGATATCTCATCGAGGTTGAACAGAACCGGGTTGTACCCCTCCCAGCTTTCGTTCTCCGTCGTTTCCGCTAAGCAGTGAATGTTCTTCGGAAACTTGGCCTCGTCCTGCGTAACGACAACCTTTCCCCGGACCTTATTGCGACGCTTAACCTTGCTGTGCCACTGCCCTTTATACGCAATATCAAACCGGTCTCGAAACCAGCGACTTCGCAGCAGCCAGTTACGGAAGTACGTGAAGAAGATCTCCTGCGCCTGTCGCCCCTTCTTGGCTACATTGATAATGTGAAGGGTAGATGCTGACTTGACGCCGAACAGATACTCCTGAGGAGATCGCATACATAGGAGAACGTACACGACATAGAGTGAAATTCGGGAGGCGACCTCGTCCTTACCACCCCCCTTGCCGTACACCATAACCAAGATCGAATTCTCACGGGAAGGATCGAACATCTTCTTTGGATCGTTCCCGATGAGCAGTTCCGCGTCTTGGTACTGTCTGTCCGAAAGAGAGAAGGCGTCCAAGAACGCACCGGACTCACAAAACTCCCGGAACGTAACTGGGTCTTCCTCCCAGATCATAGAGTCCGCGCCGGTCTCAGCGGCGTGAACATCTGGGAATTGGAGTTGAGTTCGCCGTTCTATTTCTTCGAGTGCGGCCATTAGGTTATCTTAGTAGTTGGAACACCAAAGTCGTGACCGATCTTCTTCCAGCCGTCTTTAAACCCCTGCAAAACACGCTGCTTATCCTCGTCGCGCAGGGCCGGGGTGAACTCTGAATATACTAACTCTACCACGGCCTGTAGCAAGTCACCCATACGTTCGCCGAAGTCGTGGGCCTTCTGGTACTCCTCAACATGCTCCCGGTACGCCCGAATCTCCTTAGTGAACTGGGTGATCTTCGGAGATAGACTGACCATTTGACGTGAAAGAACGATCCTGAGTTCTGGTTCGATATCCTCTGATGCCGCATCCTTCTTAAGACCTACCATCATCTCATCGAGTCCCTTCAAGTGGGACTCAAGGAGACGAATCATCTGGTTATTGTACTCAAGAGAATCGGCAACCTTACCAAATAACTCGGTGTCGTAAATGCCGGAAAGAACACCACCTTCCCCCTCCTGAGTTGTTTTCTCAATTGCCTGCCGTACAATCTCAGGGTAGTAGTTCTGCATCCACGAACGAATTGTAGGGATCGAAAATGTAGCTTCTTTGCCAAAGCGAGAGATCAGCCGTTTCTGAATTTTACCGGGGGACATGCGTGGGTCACCAGAAAGCCAAATGGTAATGACCCCTGCGTGCCCAGAGTTTTGTATAGCTGCTCCATGCAGTTGCTTTGGACGTGGCATTATTAGTCTCGGTTTACAACGATGCCTCGTGACTTGAACTCCAGTACGTTATCCGCACTGTCGGCCAGTGGAGGTTCGTGAGATACGATGATCAGCTGGTCCAGCATGTCATTCGACAAACGCCGGGCCAGCTCGGCAGCACGGGGAAGATCCTCCGTGGCCACCTGACTGAATGGTTCGTCGAGTACAATTGGGCCTTGAATGTCAAGCATCCGGAACAGGCAAACTCGTAATAGAAATGCGGCAATATCTACCATACCGCCGCCGATGGATTCAAACACTGGTCCGGGGGCGGGGTTACTACCGTACATGAAGGCAAAGTGGACCTCGATACGGTCGCCCCGACGTTCGAACTCGGTCTGGAATCCAAGATTACCATCATCAAACACAGTCTGAAGTCCGGTCGTCACAATCTTATCTATCTGCTCTCGGACCATTTCACGAGCCTGTGTGGAAAGAGACTCGAGAATGACCAGTGCCATCTCGTCGACCTTGATCGACTTCTCGTACCCATCGCGACGGCTTTCAAGGTCATGGAGTTTTCTCACCCGTTCCTTGTGAGCACCAAGGTCAGTTAAATACCGGTCCCGGCTGTTCCTGTAGCTCCTGAGAATTGAGTCATGACTCATCGGAGCGGTACTCCTCTGGGATCTCAGCCTCGATTTCGTTCAGTAGTCGCTCGGCTTCACTCTCAGCGTTCTCAATAGCGGCTGGGAGATCTTTCACATTCGTAACTCCGAGCTTCTTAGCATCTTCGACCTTAACCTTCCTCTGCTCACGCAAAGTCCGAACGCGCTCTTCGGCGGCTGCGGTGTCTTTAGTAAGCTGGTCCCGTGTCTCCTTGAGATCTGCCAGCTTTTTGTCTGCTCCGTTCATTGCGTCCCCTGTACACTTTGGATAACCTTGGCAGCCCGAGAACGACCAGCCTCAAATAGATCTGGATCGTTGTCTCCATGTGGGAGCTGGGCGAGCATGTCCACCGGATCAAACTTCACACCTTGTTCAGTCTCGTTCTTGATGAAGTCCACCAACCTTCCTATCTGGTTCTCGTCGGGGGGCACGGGGGCTGCGTCATCGAAGAGATCCGATCCCGGAACAGCAACGGGGCACTTCACAATGTCAATCCGAGGTGCTATGTCTCTACCATAGATCTCGATGTACGCTACTGATGGAATCCGACTCCGACTGTCCTTCGTACCCTTCAGCCGGGCCAGCGACCCGGGGTTACAAAATACAACTCCATCCCCCCGCGTGTAAACCCCGTACCCGGGGTGGTAATCACCTGAAAGAACGAGGTCTGCGTTGACATCAGCTTCTTCAAGTAACGTGTGGTCGAACCCATCTGGAAGCGAGTGTTCAACCAATGTCCCATGGGCAAGTACGATGTCATACGCTGCGTCGTCCTCGTGATCGATGAAGTACCGGCCACGGCCACCATCAAGCCCCGGTGAATGAGGAATGGAAGTTATACGAATATCGTCACCCACCCGGATGGACTCACCCCGACGAAGAATGATAGCTGTTTCCGACGCCATTAAAGAACCAAGCGCAGATCTCTGTAGGGTGGCTTCCTGATACCCATGTATATCGTGAGACCCAAAGGTACCAATAAGTGGAGTGTGCGCTGCAGTAAGCGGACGATATATCTGAAGCACGGCATTCACCATACCGTGTCCAACATCGTATGAGTCGAAGTGGTCCCCACCATGAAGTACAGCGTCAACCGCAAGCTCCGCCGCAAGTTCAACAACCCACCTCTGCTTAGCGAGAATTGTCTGGGGGAAGTTGTCCTTACGCCCAGATGGTGATGACCCCCGGTTGTGGGTATCAGTAACAAATAGGGCACGGAGAATTGGATCGCTCATTTTACCTCCGATCCGCAGTAGGGACAAGCTCCAAGTTCATGGAGAAGATCATCGTACTCTTCTTCGGCCTCGGAAAGCTCACTCCGAAGTCGGTCTACCTGTTTGTCAGCCTGCTTGATATCACTATCAACATCCGCAATCGCGGAAAGAGCAGTTAATTGATCTAACACGGTGATGGCCTGATCAACGAGATCAGCCTGAACTTCCATGTTAGACAACTTCAACTTCGTCTCTCGAATGGAGTCGTTGATGTCTGAAAGGGAGTCGGACACCGCCGTGAGATCGATTACCTGTTGGATTGCCTCCTCAGCCTCGCCCCATGGAAGGTCAGAAACGGAGTGCAGCTCCTCCATCCGGGTCTTGGCTATCCGGCCATCGCGGTTAATGCGAGTCAGGTCTTCCCTGACCGACGTCAGTGACTTCACCCGGGATCGGAGATCTCGAACCGCCGACACCTTAGAGTCTAGGACAGCAAACGTCTGCTTGAGCTCCAAGACCGGAAAGCGGTCAACCTGCTCACTGAGCTCCAGTGCCCCGGCGTTCAGGGTCTTCAAGTCCCGGTTCGTGTTAACCCGGTCCTTCGAAATCTGACGCATAGATTCAAGTACAGAGTCCAGTGAGATAGCAATGGAAAATACCCGAGCAGCAACTGACCCCGGGCGGCTCATCAGGAACCCCTTATGGTTCTGCTGGTGCCCGAAGTTCATGTCAATGACGTCGTCCCGACCGGCCCCGAAAGACAGCACTGGACTGATGCCAATAACATCCATAACCTCAGCCGGAATGGTATTCCCAAACTTGGAAAACACCTGCTTATTGTCCGGGTCTTTTGAGGTTCGAACTATGTACTTATTCGACTTCAGCCGAGGCTTATCACCACTCGTACGCTCAACGACGCGAGTAACCTTGCCCCGTTTGGTAATAAGCATCACTCGGGTCTTTGTCTGCCCGTTTGCAATGTAGAACGTACCGGTGAATTCGTCACGGCACACAAGACGCAGAGCTCGAGTCAGTGCTGACTTACCATACCCATTACGCCCAATAACAACGTTCAACCCCGGAGTAAACCTCAGGGTGGCCTTTCGTATGGACTGGTAGTTCTCAATGACCGCCTTGCGAATGATTGTCATAAGGTATCCCCACGGAGAAGGGCCTCTCTGACACAGTGAAAGTGGTAAAGCCCGATAAAGAATGCGTCCTGCACGTGCTCGGTGACGTCCTTGCGCTTTCTTGCCTGCTTCGCAAACGCAATGGAAATAGAGTCGCGGGACGGGTCACCATGTCCAACTGCCCACTTACGTACAACCTGAATGCCGTAAGGGAAAAGACGAATGTTCAAGTTATTCATCTCTTGCTTTATGGCACCAGTATTCTCGTGCAGATTGGTTCCACCCTTACCACCCGCTGCATATGCATAGTCTTCGAACGCTACCTCCTTCACGTCGAAGACAGCGGCAATCGTGCCAATGACCCCGGCGTTGTAGGCAATGCGCTTCACAGGGTGAGTAAGGCCAGCGGGCGGAGACACCGTGGTCCAGTAGACCAACTCGTCCTCCGCCCGAAACACGCACACTCCGGTGTTGCGAAGTGCTATGTCAAGGCTCATGACGATCAAGGATCAATCTTCATCATCGAAGTCGTCATCATCCTCGAACATGTCATCGTCATCGTCCTCATCGTCGTCCTCAACGGGCTTCGATTTGGACTTCTTCTTGGACGTTGACTTCTTCTTGGACGACTTCTTCTTCGGAGCTGGCTCGTCATCATCATCGTCATCGTCGAAGTCATCATCATCGTCATCGAAGTCGTCATCATCCTCTTCCTCGTCCCGCTTACTGCGCTTCGACTTGGAGGCTGTCGACTTCTTCTTGGACGTGGACTTCTTCGACTTCTTTTTCTTCTTCGGAGCCGGTTCGTCGTCCTCGTCGTCCTCGTCGTACTCTTCGATACGTTCGATGTTGGCGTACTCCTTTTCCCCGTCCTTCTTACCGAGGGTGTGGATATAAACCACGGTGCCAATCATCTCATCGATATCGTAGTCGTCACCGATGTCGACTTCTTCGCCGTTGAGGATATTCAAGTTCTCGGTGTTCTTACCGGAGACGCCACCGTCCTCGGTGATCCAGACCACCATATTGATCTTCTGCCCGGCAAGAGCATCCTCGTACTTGCCGTTCGGCGATTCGAGAACTTCAAAGGTCAGCTCAAGGCATGGAAACTTCTTCGCGCCCTTGGTCGTCTCTTTGTAGTCCACCAACTCTGCCAGAAACTTTCCCGTGTCTTTGAGAAAGTTACCAGCCCTACGCTGGAGTTTCATGGGTACTGCCTCCTCAGTCTTGGTTTTCAGGTGTGAATTCACCAATTCGAGCTTGTATGTCAATAATCGATGTCTGGACCTTGATGGACGTCAGTGCAACGTCGAGTGTGCCGCTCTTGATCCTGCACACTTCAAGAAAGTCCTGACACCGGAGAATAGCCTGATCGATCTTGTCGCCGACACGTGAGATATCAGCCGTCGCATCTGCGATGTACGTGTCTCGCTCATCCTTATTCTTCTTCTCTTTGTAGTCCTTCTTCCGCATGGCAGCGGCCTTTGCATCTGAAAGGACTCGGTTGAAGTCGACACGGAGCGACTGCCACTCAGATCGAATGGCAATGGCCTCAGACCGACGAGCAGTGAGTACTTGCTTATGTCCAAGGATTGAGGCTGCGACTGCCTTCGTGTAGTTCAACCCGGCCACGGCTGGGTCTTCTGGAATATCAACGTCAAGCCGGATGACATCGTTTTGAATGGCAGAGAAGTCTGGAATTCCTGCGGCGTCCACTGCGTCCTTAATTGCGGGAAAGTCCTCGAAAGGAGTGAAGGACATTGGAGTCAAACTCTGGGTATTCGAATCACCACCACCACGTGCAATAGGTCCGTGGTTCAATGAAACGGGCGATGAGTCTCGCCGACGATTCAGCTTCACTTCTTGCTCCTTTTCTCTCTATCGAGAAGACGTTCATACCGCTTTTTGATCTCAGGTTTACTGTGCCGGAAAGCCAAGTCGATCAGCCTGTCACTCTTCCGGCAAACACGAACCTGATGGCGCATAGACGGGCGTACTGTTTCTTCGAAGATCCGCTGCGCTGCTTCCAGCGCCTCCTCCTCGGTTCCGGGCGGGTCAAGTTCAGCCTCTGCTGCCGCGCCGACTCCCAGCCGCTGTTCCCCAATGAAGTTGTAGTCCATCGAAGCCCATACCTTAACAGATTTTACTCTGACTTCACTTGCCACGTCGCGCCGCCACACTTGTTCGTTCAATCATCATCTGGTATATCGACATGTAGAATTGTCTGTCTTCCTGTAAGGATGCCTTGGCCTCCTTGACATTCTTGAACTCACGGCCATCTGGGAAGATGAGTTTTCTACCGTCCATCTCAATAAGTTGGGACTTGACCCCCTCTTCAATGATCGGGGATACAGAGTCCGCACCCTCATAATAGGAAAGTTGGAATTTGAACTTACGACCACGGGGGGCCAGCCGGTTCTTGTCCACAATGCCGGAAACAGAGTGAGCGATCATTTCCTTCATGCCGCCAGTTTCACTCCACACAACCCCACTTGGTGCATCGAACTGAATGGACTGCTGGGTGTAAAACTCAACCGCGTCGGCTGCCCCCTGCTTGGCCTCACCACCCCGAGAGTATGTCCCGGCGATTGGGTCGTGAGTTCCGTAAGTTTGTGAGGTCTTGCGGCGGGGCTGCACAATCATAATAACAGCAGTTGATGTTCGACGGAGATTGGGCATTAATGCCTCAAGGAACCGAGTCTGCATCCGTGCCTTATCGCCCAACCGTGGATCTTTCTGAAGTGACCTCTCCAGCTCACCCTTGGAAACCGACGCGGTGATGGAATCATAACCTACAATACCAAACTCACCGCTACCAGCCCGGGCCAAGGTCTCATCGAATGCCTCGTCACCCGCACCGGGTTCGAAGATCTCCAACGCACCGGCTTCATACATCTGCTCGGCACCGGGCAGGTTGAAGAACCTTTGCTCTTCGAACGCGTCCTCTGCGTCCACAATAAGTGACTTCTTCCCAAACGCATAATACGTATAGATCATCAAGATGTAGAGCAGATAGGACTTGGAAGATTGTGACGGACCCCAGAAACGATGGGCTTTCCCACCCGCAAGTCCACCAACACCAAGCGCCATGTCAACTGGAAGAATCCCGGTCGGGTAAATGATGAGTGGCTTGCGCTTGAGTCTATAGGTACCCTTGGGAACCGACAACTTCGGAGTGTTGATATCAATGAGGTCAGCGTCGCGAAGAGTTGGAATATCAAATACATCTCGCTCAAGAATCGCTGCTGCGTTCTTGGCGACGATGATAACCTCAGCGTTCTGGTGAATGGATCTCTTGGTTGCCGCAACGCAAACACGCGTGGGGCCAATTTCCATCATGCCTTTCTTATCATCCCAAGGCTCAACAACACGACCGTTGAACTTCTTCCTGATAAGATTGAATGCTTCCTCGGCAGAAACCTTTGTCACCTTCTTCGCATTCCGCTTCTTCAGCACCTTTACCTCCGTCAACGATCAGAAGTTTAAGTTAATAACCTGCACAACGCAAGGGCTCACGCAGCAATTTTGTACTTCTCAAACTCACCCCATCGATACCCAACTTCCATGTCGATCTTTAACTTGACATTGAAATCGGCAAATGGTGGAGCCAGTGCGATGTCGTTAACCAGTATGGCAACTTCATGGAGATGTTCTTCTGCGACCTCAACGATAACACTATCATGCACGGTAAGCACTGGCATTGATCCGAGCATTGATCTAGTGGCTCGGTCGTAGGGCTTAAGATACCCCTCACGTTCAAGTGCTGCCATGATCTGGTAGATCTTCATGTTGGTGATGTGTGCAGCCGCACCCTGAATCGGTGAGTTGACTGCCTGCCTGTGCGCACGCCCGACCAGCCCCTTCTCACCCGCGTAAGGAATACGGCGTGGGCGACCAAACATAGAGAATACGATCTTGTTCTCGTCGGCTGTCTCTTGGGTAAGCTCAATCCACTGTGCTGCCTTCTTGAACTTCTCGAAGTACTTAGTCTGAAAGTCCTTCATGAGCTCAATCGGCAAGTGGTACATCTTAGCTGCGGCCTCAGCACTTCCACCGTAAATCACAAGGAAGGTCACCGACTTAGCTGCTGTACGGAGATCAACTACCTCCTCAACCTCGTCCAGATACTTCCGAAGAGTGTCATCGTAGTCAAGCTCAAACACCTGAACGGCGGTACTGAGATGGACATCCTCTGAGTCGCAGGCATAGGCCAGTGCGTCGTCCTGCGAGTCGTAGGCAAGGGTACGGACTTCCATCTGACTGAAGTCAAAGTACAGGAGTACGTAGCCCTTCTTCGCAATGAATACTCCCTTGACCTTCTTACCCCAGTACTTCTGAGCTTCGCTTTTCTTACCACCACCCCCGGGGATGTTCTGGAGGTTCGGGTTTGCGCTGGCCAGACGCCAAGTAACCGTCCGGGCCTGCATGTACGACCCGTGAATACGACCGTCCACCTGCCCACGATAGATGGGGGTGGCGTAGGTCGACAGCAGCTTGGACACCGTGCGCAGGGAAAGTACGAGAGACGCAACCCGTGAAGTGTCTGTGATAACCTCTAGATGATTCTTGTCCGTCTTGTACTTGGGACGGCCACGGGCGTCGGTCACAACGTTCCCGTTGAAGTCCTCCTCGTGCAGCAACTCCATGTCAACACCCTCCTCACGGAGGGCGTCAATGATCTCCTGCTTGCTGTCCGGATTTACTGTCCGACCGAACTCGCGTCGCATCTGCAACGTCAGCTTCTCTTCCTCAGCCTCTAGATCTTTGATCAACTGTGGGAGGAGACTGACATCAACCTCGGCACCCCGGATTTCCATCTTGGTGAGTGCGTCGTTGAGCAGCATGTCATGGCGTCGTAGCTTCTTGTACTCAGGAACAGTTCGAGATAGGTATCGGTCGTGCAACCGGGCGATCCGGTGCGTTGTGTCGGTGTCTGTACTCGCGTACTCAGAGATAACCGGAAGTGGGTGGGCTGCCATGTCACGGTACCCCTCACCCTCCCCTTTAATCATCTTCTTGAATCCACGGAACTGTGGAAGGTACAGGTCAACCTGAGCATCAAGTGCGTGGGACTTCTGATTCTCGTCTCTGAGGTGTGCTGCGATCAACGTATCCATCTTAATGTTCTTGATCTGGATACCGTAATCGAACCACAAGATCTCAGCGTCATATTTGATGTTCTGGTTGATCTTGGGAATGGAACTCTCGCAAAGCTCGCGGAGCAGCTCAAGTATGTAATCCTGATCCTTCTTCCAGAAGTCACGCAGCTTACGAGACATGACCGGACGGATGCGAAGTGGTAGATAGGCTGCCCGACCCTCCTTCCAGCTGAACGAGATGCCGAGAATCTTGTCCTTGAGGACGTTCGGTCGATCTGCGTTTGGATCGTGGTTCTGAGCTTCGACATCGAGAACCAGTCGCTTGGCCTTCTTGATACCCCTGAAAAACTTCACTGCCTTTTTCTTAGTGTCAAGGGTATAGTACTTTCGATCTATGAGTCGTTCGCCGGTAGCCAAGCGCTTACCCATACGAAAGTCCTCAACCATTCGTTGGCGGTTCGCTGGGTTTCTACCGGGGAGACAGCCTGCTGGGTGGTAAGTTGGAATAACAATGAACTCGTGCCCATCAATTTCACACTTGATCGGAGTACCGCGCATCTCCTTGACCGCCCGGGACTTCCCGGTCAGCATCTTGATGGCGGTAAACCCCATCGCTACCACAACCTTCGGTTTGAGTCGAGCTATCTCCGGAAAAAGGAACTCGTCCGGGCAGATGCTCAGTGCTTCAACCGCGTCAGGGTGCTTGATCTTGTTGTTCGGTGGGCGACATCGGAGTACATTGAGAACTGTTGCCTTGCGACGTGGGATACCAATCTCATCCAGCGCTGGGTCGAATACAGTGGTGCCCGCAGCCCCAACAAATGGGATGCCTTTTTTATCCTCATCCTTTCCGGGGGCTTCCCCAACAAAGATGAGATCAACGAGATGTGGTTTGCGCGGACCTGATCCTACAACGACCTGCGTAACCTGATCAGCAAGGGGGCAGTTGTCACATGGATTTGTTCTGCTCATGACTCACGGCGTTTGAGACGTAGCTTTCTCTTTGGTTTATCCAACGAGACAGCCTTCGGTTCTTCTGAATCGGGAACACGGCGCAGCTTGAAAGACTCGCGCTTAATCAGGGTGCGCGTTCCCCGGTGGTCGTCGATTGGGTGGTCTTCTACGTCTTCACCAATATCATCGTCATCGGCGTCAGGAACAACCTCCTCTTGAAGGTCAACTACGTCAGGGGGAGTCGGCGCACCACGCAACGACATGTAGTGATCAAGAACCACACGACGTAAGTCCTTGTCGCTGATCTCTGGATCGTGAACAATCGCGAACTCCTCGCAGATCTGCCGGAGACTTTTCCGGGAGATAAACTGGAGCATCGCGGCCACGATCACCTGTGTTTTTCCTGCGGCGCTCACTCCTTGATATCCTCCCGTGGTAGCAACATTACCTGAGTACCCAACTCTTCAGATTCAGAGCAGGCTGGGGACTCGCCATCGGTCAGCCGGAGCTCGAAGCTCTCGTCGTACAGGTCCGTGAGAACGGCGAGTGATGAGTAGTCGAATCGAATTGACATACCATCGACGTCACCTTCGGTCAGTTCATATGAAATGACCTCTTGAATACGGTTACTGGTACTGTCTGACTCACCTGTGATTACCAGCCGCTTACCCTTAAAGTTCAGCCGACATACGACCGACTCACCAAAGAACCCGTGGATGGCCTTGAGGGCTGTGTTGAACTCAGCGGCGTCGATGGTAATCGAACACTCTGCTTCTTCAAACACCGCCTCCCGGGCGTCCTGAATCTCAGAGTGTGGAAAGTTACTATCTTCCACAGTGTACACACAAGCGTACATGCTGGAGTCCACATCCTTGATCCAAAGCGCACCGTCGCTCCAGTAGAAGTAAAGTACGTCACCGGGGATGAGCTTGAGCACCGCAAAGAGGTCGGCGGGAAGAACAGTCCTGAATCCAAACTTATGCTCCGTGTTCTGGAACATGGCCCGGAAGGTATCGGTGGCGATGAACTTGCCGTCACCATTGGTCCAGATACCGTTCAGGTGCCGCTGCTTTGGGTCAGCGCAGGACAAAACGATCTGAGACATAACCCGGAAGGTATCCATCCCCTTCACCTTGGTAAACATGTCGTCGTCAGGAACGTCAGTCGGGTTGTCAACGTACTGCTCGTACGCGTCGCCGTCCATGTAATCAATCTCAGCTCGCTTGCGCTTGCCGGACGCAACCATGAGCATGCTTCCCTTTGGATTCATGGAAAGTCGTACGGTGTCGTCCTTCGACCCACGGGCAAACTTAGTGATCTTCGTGAGATCGGCGGCGCAGGTTTGGAATGTACCTGTCGCACACTTGATATCCCGGAAGATGATCGTGGTCGTTTCGTTGGTTGCGCACAGGGAAACTGCGTCGTTACCACATCGCTCGACGAAGAGCATCCTTCGGAACTCAGCGTCCTTCGCTTTCGGACGGCATGCAGATGAAATCCGCTCAACAGCGTCTGCAAAAACCTCCCGGTTCACAGACAGTGGGGTTGGCTTCGCCATTTCACACTCCTAGATCTGTATCTTATGTTTTCTTCTTCACTATGATACCATCGTCAACCAGCGCCTTTGCAGAAAAAGCGTCGTCCGAGTCAACAACACCCTGCAGCTTCTTGAGTGGTAGTAGGTAAGATGCATCGACGTCCTTGACCTTGGTAACGGCCAGCCTCGCCTGCTTTCTACCGATCAAGATAATACAGTACTTACCATTCCACTCGTCCTGCACCTCAAAGGGCGCACGGTCCTTCTCCAGCTTCTCGATAAACGCTGCGACAAGGTCGGCGTCAGGGTCGGAATCCGACTTCTTTTTCTTCGTGGTCTTCTTCGCACTGGTAGTTTTCTTGCCAGTCTTCTTCGCTGGTGCTTCCGAAACCTCAGCCGTGTTGTGTATGGCGTCGAACATGGCAAACAGTAGAAGATCACGGTTAACCGATTCATGGAACGTGGGCTTGTACTCTGTAATCGCCCGGATGAGAAGTACTGCGTTCCTACGGTCAATGGACTTCATACCACCAGACCGGGGGAGAATCACCGAGAATAGATACTTGAGAACGGTGCTGGCGGTCTGGGAGTTGTAAACATCCCGCATCAGCTTACCGGCGTGGTCAAGGTTACCTGAAATGATAGCCTTGATCATAACCTCAACGTCGGATGAGGTTGCGCGGCCTGACACGTCACGGATCGTTTCCTCGGTAATACCATCGCCGTGGTCCAGAACAGCCTCAAGGATGCTCAACGACTCGCGGACGCTGCCGTCAGCCAGCTCAACAATCGTTCGAAGGCCGACGTCAGTGTAGGAAACTGCGTCCTCGTCGTACCGTTCCTCCTCCATCAAGTCCTCAATGATCGTCTTCATGTAGCTTGAGAGAACCTTGATGGCGACGTGCCTGAACTCATACGAGGCACACCGGGACCGGATAGTCGATGGAACCTTCTGGGGCTCAGATGTACAGATGACCCACACAACATTTCGGTTCGGTTCCTCGAGCGACTTGAGGATGGATGTCTTGGCTTGGTTGGACGCGAGGTGAAATTCGTCGAGAATGAAGATGCGGAACTTCTTACCAGACCCAAGCTGCGCCTTATCGGTAAGGGATCGCATGTCGTCGACGCTGCCGTGAGTCCCGCAGTCAACCTCGGTCACAAACATGCTGTGGCCACTGAACACAGAATTGCAGGTTTCACATTCCCCGCACGGATTCGGGTCACCGTCTTCCCGGTTGGGGCAGTTCAGTACAGCTGAGATCAGCCGGGCCGTGGTTGTTTTCCCCAGCCCCTTGTCCCCGGTAAACATGTACCCGTTCTTCACACGCTCATCAGCAAGCGACCGGGAAAGCCCACGAACAACATGATTCTGTCCAATAACTTCATCCCAGCTCCGTGGTCGGAGACTGCGGATAAGAGGAAGATACCGATCATCCATGAGCAACTCCTGCGCTTACGTCGCGGAGACCGAGTGCGTCCTGAGTCTCCATTGCAATTACAGTCTTGATATCACTTTTTGAGAACGGGGTGACGTCAACAAGAGACTCGACTGTAACTTCTGACTCCTGTAGAAGTCTATTGAACAGTCGAGTCTTGCGAGTTTCAATCATCTGTGAATCGTCTCCGATTACAATGTCTGAGGACTCGGCCTTGATCGTAACTGGCGTGTCCCCGGAGAGTAGAATCTCATGACCACTCGATTCTGATCGAACTACAACATCACCATCTTCTCGATCTCGAATGAAGGTCAGGAGAAATCCCTGCTCCGTGACATACTGACTTCCGGGTAATCCATCTGACAATTTCATCTTGACCTCAACCTAACTCATCATCATGATAAAGTCAACCTTTTAGCAGCCTCCTCACTGACAACTGCGCTGGTAGCAAATGGAAGAAGCTGTGCTTCCGTACCCCACGCGGGGAGCCTAAGTTGGACAACTTCCGATGGGATTTCAACTCCAAGACCAATGTGCCTCGGGGATAGAACCACTCGGCACGGAAGTATCCCCACCCGAGAAATGAAGGCAAGTAGATCGTCTACCTGCTCAGCAATAGAATCTACATCGATATCGTCTTGTACCATCTCGAGCTCACCGTGCAGATAGTCCACCCACTCCCACGCAGTGTAGAGATCGGTACTCGGAGTGTAGCGCGTCGCAGCCTCAAGGTCACCACCGTCACCCAGTTCAACTAATAAAGATCTATGTGAGTCTGGATACACGAATGTGAGTGCAACACTGATCTGAGTCAGCATTCCTCGCACAGACTCTTGCCCATGCATCTGCTGCACACGGTTACGAGCTGCGGCCAGCTTAGCGCGTAAGTCGTCTGGTTTGATCGACCGTGGTCGTTCTCCTCGCAAGTAGTCAAGGGCGTGGTCACGGTCAACGTGAAGCGACCGCATGGTAAGATCTACAGCACCCCCCGACGCCCCACAAGAAAAGCACTTATACCCAGCTCCGTTCAAACTAATTCGCATGTTTGGGTTGGTGCCATCGTCGTGGAACACGCACCACGCGGTGATCCAACCACCCTCCACCCCCTTCGTTTGAATACCAAGATCTCGGACGAGCTGGCGAACGTCCAGTCGGTCAAAGCGAATGGGCTTCTTTTTGTCCTCTTTGCGAACTAGTAGCATTACTCAAGCTCGTAGTCACCGGCAGCGTCGAAGTCCCGTTCGCCGATGAAGTTAAATTCAGGAGCTACAAAAAGCATCTCCTCAAAGGTCGGACCGTAGCGATTCTTTTTAGCACGAATCCACATACGGTTCTGGGCCTTGTCCTCGGGGGTTGCATCCACGTGCCAGAGCTGGTGAACGTGATAAACAATCGCCTGTGATAGGCCAACATGCTCCTGATCAATAGTTTCACGTTCCTTGTTCAACGACCCGATACGGGACTCGCGAACAGCGGTCACCATTGGAATGCGGAAGCTCTTACAAATACCAAGTAGCTCCAAAAAGATACGGTCGTACTTTTCCGACTCGTAACTGTACTGCCCGACCGGTTCGATCAGGTTTGCGTAGTCAAGATAGATCACGTCCGGGTACTCAAGGTTCTCGGACTTGAACATCTCGATTTCGTACATGATATCAGCAGTGGTAATAATATCCGGGCACTCAACGATCCACATCGGGTACTTGCGCTTCTTGTAAACCGTCAGCAAGAGATCTTTGTACCTCTTCTGCTTGCGCTTTGACAGGTAGGCTTGCTCAAGTAGTCCGTACTCCAACCGGGCGGTGCCCCCCTTCATGTCAGGGATCAATGATTCACGTGAGTCGAGAAGCATACCGATGCGGTCCCGCGCCATCTCACGGGAAATCACCATCACTTTCTTACCGGCTACAGCCTGATTCCACCCGAGATTCAACATCAAGCGAGACTTGAACGCACCAGACTTACCAAAAATGGCAACGATGTCGGCTTCGGTCTTGAACTTGTGAAGACCCCCATTTGTGTGTTTATCGAGGCATGGTATCCCAAATGGAATACCTGCCAGAACCTCGGGGTTGCTTGATATCTCCTCAAATCGGTTCCAGCGATCTGGCGCTTCTTTCCAGTAGTATTCTCGAGATCGAGTTGCCCGCTCTGAAACACTTATCTGTAACTCGGTCAGCGCCCGGGTAACCGTCTGCAACAGCTCTGTGTGCCGTTCCTTGCCAATAACGTCGGGGATCTCGGACGCGACCTCCAGCATAGCGCGACCTACGCGCATCTCGCGTAGCATCTTGGCGTGAACCCGGAACGCACTGGGCTTCGGGACCGACTTGCGCATGATAGCGTTGAATTGCTGCAGCAACTCCTGATCCCGGCACCACACTGGAAACGTGTCTGCGTCCGGAATGGCGTGCTCCTCGGTGTAGAACGCAGAAAGCTCAGCGACAAGGCCCCGGTACTTTTCAAAGGCCCCCTCACCAAGCCCCAAGATGTCTGGGAAGCGTGCAGGGTCTTCAAGCCCCATACGAAGAACGCCAACCTCGGCCCGGGTGGATGACAGCTGATAATCACCCATCGGTATTATCCACAAGTCTCTGCATCATAGATCTCTTTCTTCGGTATTTGATCCCGGAGAATTCAACTTGGTCCCACTCCCCAATCCGGTCAATCACTGCGGAAGGAAGTACATCGCTTTCTTCCATCCCTTCAATCGATCTGTTTCCAGTGGCAATGACCGCAGTCGTTTCCCGATAAATCCTATCGAAGAATTCACAGGCAAAGCTACGAGTCATCCTTGGGTCAGAGTCCTCTTCCTTCGGAAGGTAGATTTTATCAATCTCATCGATGATCACAAGATCTGCATGTTCCACCCGCTCCAAGACAGGCGACGGTTCACGTCGGGCACGGGAAAGGAACACGTCGAACAGGTCGGTTCCCCACACCCACGCGACCTGACTTTCCAACCGCATGGCTTCCTTAGCCAGCACGGCAGCGAGGGCTGTCTTTGCGGCACCGTGGTCCTTGGACCAGAGCAGTAACCCAGCGCCCTCTGAAATCACATCCGGGAGAGACTTAAGCCAAAGACGGATCTGGCCGACCGCCACCGAGTTCTTCTTCTTGTACTCGGAAGTTAACATGGAGAAGTCGAAGTCCCAGAAACGGGGAGGAACGCCGACCTCGAGAAGCGCCATAAAAGACTTGAGCTTCTTCATGCACTCGCAGTCAGAGAATCGTCCCTTCTCCCCACTGAAGGAGACTTGGTAACCTCTCCCCTCGCACAGGTCGCAGGACTCAACTATCTCCTTGCGAAGTTCATCTACGGTCGGTAGTGGCATCTAGTCCTTTCTGCGCTTCAGTAATGGCCCGCATTAATGGCTCCCTATAACATAACTAATTCAGTACACCATATAGCCATTGAATTTTTCATTGCATGTACATTTTGAATTGTGAATAGTTGCGTAGCAGTCACCAGCTAGGACATGTTCAGTTACCCATCCCCATTCTGCTGAGTTTATCTTGTGTATCTTGATCTATTGATATACCCTTAACTTCAGTTTTCTTCTGACGACGTTTACCCTTACCTGACCTCATGTCTCTACGGCATAAGTTGAACATGCTAATGTTCCAAAGATACTTAATCTCCGGAACCCGTCCAGACTTAAAAAGAGGATCATCTGTGAAAAGATAGAATACGTAATCTCGCATCGCCTCAGGTGCCAGCTCGTTGTTGTTCATGAACATTGTAATCTTACCAGCAACGTACGTCCTGTTCCTGAACTGAGATTCGTACGTTTCATGCAGATGCTCCTTGTACAGACTTTCGAAGTAGGTTATAAACTCACTACCCTTCCACCCGGACACGTCAGCTGCTGTTGACACGGCTTCCTTCTTAGCCGTCTCCTTCGCTGCCTTACTCTGTAGATCTTCAACTTGCTGTTCAAGCTCGATCACGTATCCAACAAGATCAATAACAAATGGATCAATACCACGATATCGCTCTCGAATAAGATCTTCGTTAGCCACTTAGTGCCACCAAGTTTCTGAACCGAACAATCAAACGGGTTCGGAAGTCCCTGATCTGGACGTTGAACATCGGCTCCGCATTATAAAATTCTAGTCTCCGCTTCGAATGCTTACTAAGATGTTTCTCTTCATGTATAAAGTCAACGAAGGTGCCTCTCGTCTTTCCCGGGGCAGGAGTCATCATCCGCATCCTCTGAAAGATACGTCTGGAGTCCTGTCCGCCGTCAGCGTTGATACCAACATCAAGGGTTGGAATGTCAATCCCCTCGTTGATCACGTTGCTGACTATGCACATAAGACGCTTCTCTGCCAGCCTTTTATAGGCGTTCTGGCGGATTGCTCCGCGCTCGCTCCCGGTTATCGCCACAGCCCCGTGAATCCGCTTTGCCAGCTCACGTGTGTGCTGGACCTGCGTCGTCATAATTGCGACGCTACGGCCCCGCTTAATACTGGCTCGAGCAAAGCCAACGATCATGTACGTCTTAATAGGGTTGTTAGCAACGGCGGCGGAATAGATACTAGTGTAGTGCCCGGCGTAACAGAATATACGAGGTAACTTATACATTATGATATCAACTGGAAGCAGGTGCCCTCGTTTGATCATCCACGAGTACCGCTTCCGGTAAATGATAGGCCCGACAACCTCTTCAAGTAGTAGATCTGAGTTATCATCGGTCCATGGAGTACCTGAAAGACCCATGACACAGAACGCTTTTCGCATCTGGCGAGCGGCCTTACGATAACTCGCTGCCGTCCCATGATGAATTTCATCCCAGATCACAACCTGAGCGCTGGATAGTAGTTTAACAACTGACGCCTTCCGCGCCAGTGACTTCTCAATCTTATCCCAGCGATCACGTTTCTCGTATTTGATCCGGTAAGCAGCACTGACCGACTGAATAGTCAGGACAGTGATACCCTGTATATTAGTTTCGCCGTCACCGACAATACCAATCTCCTCGTCCAGCACCTCTTCAAGTGCATCCCGTGTCTGCCGAGCCAGATCAATACGTTCTACAATAAACACGGCGGGACGGAACTCGTAAAGCTGGTCGAGTAGCCCTGCGGCGATTCGAGTCTTGCCGGTCCTTGGGGGGAGGTGAATGATGCCACGTGGGAATGGAATGCCTAACTCTTGATGAGTAAGTAGTGCCCGGATGGCTTCCTGCTGGTAGTCACGTAGATCACCCCAAGTTGGTCGTCCGTCGTCAAGCTGGTAGTACGGCAAGTCGCGGACGTCGGTGACTTCAAAGTCGGTGGAGTTTCGAATTGCAGACGAAGTTCTGGAGAGAAGACCAAGGCGGAAAGAGTGGTTCTTCGACATGAGATTGGTAAACCCATCCCATTTCTTAGATTGATAAGCGCTGGAGAACCAGAACGAGCTCCGGCGAAAAGCGAGAGACTTCTTTACAAGGCGGAGGATAGCTTTCTCATCCTTGGTGAAGTTCTCGTTACTTCCGTCGTCAGCGGTTACCTTTACTACGTCTCGTCCGACTATGACCTTGGCCATGTCAAACCCAATCCTCCACAGGTCCAACCGTCTCTTTTAACGACACAAGTGCCTTTCTCTTCAGGCGAGCCACCCAGTTAGATGTACATCCTAAATCGTCTGCGATCTCCTGCGTGGAACGTTCATCCGCATTATACATCTGGCGGAGAACCTCCTTCTGCTTTGGACTGATGTCGCCATTGGTCATGGACAGCATAACCTCGAGGACATCCTTCTCTTGGAGTGCTTTCGCAATGAGAGTGTCGTGCTGGGAAAAGTAGGGAGAATCATCTGGTAAGTCAAGGTCGCTCATAGATCTCCGCGACCACGTCTCCTCTCGCTTCCACAAGCTCGCCATGGCGTCTCGAATCCACCAGTACCCGTATGACATGTAACGAACACCGTGGCCGAGATCGAATCGGTCGATTCCAACTATGTCACCAAAGACCCCCTCTTGCACGAGGTCGGAAAGGAGTGGGTGGTTGTAACTAGTTTGCTTAATCGCTATTTGTACGATGAGGGGGTAGTGCAGGGTAATCAGTTTATTTCGTGATTCAATGTTCCCCCGCTTGGCCCCCCAAATCAAAAGGTGCTCGTGAATCGGACGAGGGGGAGTTATGTTAATCCCGCTCAACAGCGTGGAAGACTGATTCCATAGATGCCCGTTTTTCCGACCAGAAAGCACAGACTTCTCCGCTAACTTGGTATGTAAAGTGCTTGAACAACATCACCTGCCTTCGTGTACCCGGTCATGATGATCGAAGTAGAATCGAGAGTGTACTCTAGACTACAGTGAAAGATACCATTCCGGAAAACAGTCATGGAGTCTGGGTTGGGGGCGTACGTAAGTACGAAGGTCTCACCAGTTGTTGCTCCAGTTGCTGTAAAGAACTGGCGCTGGGGGAGCTTCAGTGGGCCTTCTGCGGTTGCAGTGGCGGCGCGGGCTTGTTCATCAAGTCTGAGTTTTGTCTCCGCCACTGTAGTCCTCGTTGCTTGGTAACCCAAATCCGTAACTACTCACGGCAAATATACCAAGCAATTATAACTAAATGCACATTATCAAGAAGCGTAGTAATCGATAACCACCGCCTCATTTTCATCGATGGTTCTAACGAATGTTATTGTTTTGTCACCATCAAAGGTAAAGTCACCCGGGGGTCTTACCCTTAATCCATTCACATGAACACGGAGAGTTGATTCTCTAGCAGTTTGAGAAAGAACAAAGTCTTTCTGACCGCCAGAAGCGATATTACCGGTAAAATCTTGGCTGTATTCCGTGTTCGCAGTCGATGATTGGAGTGTGTAAGAAGCTGCATAGGGAGATATTGCACTAAACTCCCAGTACATTACACCTAACGATCTAGCTGTACCATCAGTCCCGATTGGATTGATTAGGTACCAGTACCGTTGTGTGTATCCAGTTGCGCCTGCGTCATAGCAGGTTCCTGTGGATGTGGCTGCGCCAAAGTAGGGAGAGAATGGCTGTGCTGGTACGGTCTTTATGTACGTCCAAAGACCTGATCCGGAAGCTGGAATTGTGGCTGGGTCGCCTGTACTCTGCGCTGCTCGGTAAACGTCAAAGGCAACGGGTGCGGACTCAACACCACCAGACGTAGTCCACGACCAGTCAACCCGAACAGCCTCAAGCTCCCCGAATGCGGCCAGTGTGTCAAATGACCCGAGAGGCTCGGAGTACCCGATCTTCTTGGCGTAGTACTGCTTACCACCTGTTCGTCTGGTAGTTAACATCTATTCTACCTTCAAGTACAATCCGTACCCTGAACACCAGCTTTCGTTATCAGCCCACAACCTAGAGTATATGATATTGTCCTCAAGGTTGAGCACAGAGAATACTTTGCTGGTATCTTCAAACGTGTCGAAGAAACCGATACGCGCCCATTTGAGCGATTCAAGCTGGATGGTATAAAGTGCCCGCTCCTCCTGATTCACAACGGCGCTGAACTTCTTATCGAGAATCGTGCTTGGAACCCCTGCAATGTAGTTCTGTATGATCTCCTTACCAGACTTAACCACATAGCTTCCGGGCGGTAAGTAGGTCTCCCAAACCCCACGACTGTCGCTGTAAGCCGACGAGACAAGCCGGTCAGTGACGATATTATGGAAGTCAATTCTACGACCAGAGAGACCTCGCCCTACAGTTGGGACTCGACCCGGAAACACATACAGCCTATCCCTGTAGCTAACAATCCGCCCGGCAAAGTACTCCACGTCCTCGTTTCCAAGTGCAAGAACACGCTCACCAGCAAAGGTCATCCTGACGACCATGATATTGGTTGAGCCAGTTACCTGTACAATTGTGTTCAGAAGATCAACCGCCGTATCCTGATCGTAAACGGTCGTCCACGTTGTTCCACTGTCGGCTGAAACCTCAATGGTGAAGTTCTTCGATGCGTCGTTAAAGAAGTAAGACGACATCAGGAACGCGGTCACGGTATTCCACTCGTCATCGTTCCCTGACGCGTGGTCTTCATCGACATTGAAATTATACGGCGCAGAGATGTATACCAGCCCACTTGAATTGATGACTGGTATTGTGTACCGATCAGATCTTGCTCGGAGTGGTGCGGCCATTAGATAGTACCAACCATGTGAACCGAGGCTCGAACGTCAATCTGGGTATTTTCATTCTTGAACTCAGCCAAGAGACCAGCTGGGCGGACCTGACTTGGGGGCCGACCTACAAACACGCTGTCGCTGTTAACTAAGTTCTCAGTGATTCCAGTGTCATCGTCTCCGAATAGGAAGTACCGCCCGTCGACGCTAGCACCTGTCGGCGCACGTACAGACATCTCAACGTTTTCAAGGGTCGGTGCCGAAAACTGAATGCCACCGTTCTCTGCCTCCGACACAACAACAGGACTGGTGGGATCGATTACAAGAATCGCGCTCTGGATATCCGCGATAAGGTTGACAACGGATCGACTCGTCCCAGACGGGACGGTGAGGTCTGTCAGTAGAGAATAGCCTGTACCAGTTATACCAAACCAAAAGATCAGTGGTGCTGTAATATCAAGCACTCGATTATCATAGACATAGTAATTGAAGTACTCGTCGTTGACGACCGTGGTCCCAGACGCGGAGAGTGTGAGTTTTGGCGCGGTTGCCATCGAGCTAGATCGGTTCTCCTTGGTGATTACCCACATCATGGTAATCGTCTTCTCACCATCTTTCCCTGCCCGAACGGACTCGGTGTTTGATGTAGATGCCCCCGTTGGGGATGGAACAAATACATCCACTGACTTATAAAACGTGGTGCCACTGAGACGACTCTCAGTAGATGCAATGAACTCACCAACCTTGTCGCCACCGTCAAACGAGGTACTGGACAGCACATTTGTAGCCATGTTCGTTTTAATCGTCAGCATACGATCCTCTTACGCCGGAACGTTCTTACCAATAATCAAGATCTCAACATCAATGGTCTGATCTTCATCGTTTGATATCTTGAGATACCAGTTTGCGTTCGTTGTACTGTTGAACAGAAAGTCGGAGTTGCTTTGAGGACTCCAATCCCCAACAATGGAAAACGAAGTCCCGAATGCACTCCAGAACTGCCCATCGTCTTTATCATCAAATACACGAAACTTAGCTCGAGACGAACAGTAGACGATCACTGCCCACGTATAGTCAAAGATCTCCGCGAACTCGATGTTGACCGAGTCCCCCGAAGGAAGTGCCAAGCGCGGAGTCTGATGACTGTACTGAAGCCCGTATCGATTACTGGCCGTGACCTTAAAGTCGTCAATGGTGTCGCCAGTTGCGTTCAGCGCGTAGGTCTTCAGGGAATGTGTTATGAATAATCTCTTATCCATCTATTACTGGCTCCCCTCTCCAGATGTGTATTCTTGCGATTGGTTTACAACCGCAATGATCTGTGGGTTAACCCCGGCGATCTGGTTCTCGGCTATGTTCGGCGGCGTCACGTCGTTCTGCTCGTACCATGCAACCGCAAATAGTTTCAGTGTCTTGCTGGCTGTCGCCGCTGTACCGTCTATGCGAAGAGTCGCACCACCGTCGGCCTGAATGCTAAGGGTACCGGCCTGCCTGACCATCGCCCCGAGCATTGATTGATCCCATGCAATAGCGATGTGGTCCTCAGCGTCCGGAGCACCAATCGGATGAATCTTGAAGTCAATGGTGTCCCCGGTCGGAAGGTCAGATGAATATACAAGAATTGTCATGTACCGAACGGTGAATGAGAATGGGAAGTCGATGAGATATTCTGTCAGACCGTCGTCGGCAGGGGTCGTCCCAGTCTCGTAGGTGATTGGGCCTAAGTTGTAAGCTGACAATCCATAGTACCCAGTGGGAACCCCAACCTCGACCAACTTGGACTGCTCGTTGCTGGAAATCTGTCCGGCCCTGTCCACCGCCCTGATCTTGGCGGAAAGAACGTCACCAGCTTGTACCGGAATTGTAAGCCGTGGTGGGACAGTGTACATCTGATATGACTCATCGTCGTCAAATCCCGGTGTGCTGCCGTCCAGTGTATAAGCTATCTCGTAGCCAACCGCCCGAGAGAGGTTCCTCCACTTGAGGAACACGCGACCTGCGGCGATGCGATGCTGGACTTCCGGCATCACAAGTTGGTCGTTGATTCCAGCCACAATAATACGCTGAGTGCAGTAATCACTGGTCTGCCCTCTGGTGCCTACAGCTCGTACCTTAACTCCGTAGGTCACTCCCATGAGCACCGGGTTCAGCATATAGTACATTCGAGTCGGCGATTGCTGTTGGCGGACCACAGCTTCAAACGACATCTCTTTCCCAGTCCATGGGTCGGTCACAATGGGTAGCTTGTTTCCGGGGTCGGAGATGATCAGCCCACCCTGCCCGGGAAGGGTTACCAAGTTCGGAGTGCTGAGTACATCAATAATCACCTCGTAGGATTTTGCCCCGGGGGTGACGTAGAACGTTCCTGAGTGATCTTCTCCGTCGTAGTCATAGTCAGATTGTGGTGCGCAGTAAACTGTAGACGCGGTGTTACCCGTGATCTCGTGCCAGTACACCTCAGCTGATAGACTCTCGAAGACCAAGTACCACCCAGCCAGATCCTCCGTTGTGCCGCTGTCGTTTGTCAGCGACATACTAACCGGAACTTCAAATGTCCGAGTGTCCCCGGTGGTGCTCGTCCACTGGCCACCAGCACCTTCCCAACCCCACGTGGCGGCAAGGAATGGTCCGCTGGGCTGCTGGAACGCTGGATTAGCAGACATGCGTTCCCGGGCCGTGCGAGACGTAATCAAGTTATCGTCGATGCTTTTCGGAGTGTGTTGCATGTAACCGGAGTACAACTTGAGGTTCCGTGGAATTGCAGGAGCAACTGGACCTGTATACGTTACTGCGAACACACGCTCATTGCTTGTGACCTGCCCAGCCCCGTCAACCCCGCGAACTCTGATGTACCACTTCTCGCCAACCTCGGCAAAGATCTGACTGCGGCCAGAGTAACCTGACCATTGGAGGTATGAGTAGTTTGGTGTTCCCCCAGTGATGGTAGAAGACTTATCTGCGAATACCTCGTAACGTGTGATTCCGGTTGCACTGGAATCAGTGATATCCCATGTGAGTTCAATACCCCAGTGCAGCTGGTTTGAATCCACTGACGGCATCGTTGACGTACTCACCGCCCCAGCTGTTATTGTAGACGACGTGCGTCCGCTGCCCACAATGGGGACAGGACCAGCACTGACCGCATGAACCTCAGCCTCCCACTTCGTACCCGGCTGTAGCCCGTAGAAAGTGGTGCCGTTGAGCGCACTGGACCCTCGGATGAACTGGGTCTGGGTGGTGCCTGAGGGTGATGACGCGCCGTTAGTGTCATATTCATTCAACTTGACAAAGTACCCAAAAACACCGTCCTCGTGCCACGAGTTAGGCCAAGTCACAGTGACGTACGCCGTCGACACCCCGTTACCAGTCGCCTTGTCAAATGAGTACAGAATGTTCTCGGAGTCGAGACCCGTAACAAGAGTGGCATAGGCTGGCCTTGTTGGTATCTCGGTATTCGACATGCTGAGAATGCGACGACCCGTGGACTGGTCGGTTAGGCTATCAATGGTAATATTATCACCAGCATCAATTTCTTTGATCGCACCAAGAACAACCTCGGTCAAAACCCCTGTCGAGTTGGAAAGAGCAAAGGCAGTACTTCCGGACGCAGTCCCCCGACGCGTTGCATGATCTTCACCGGTGATTTGATGGGTTCGTGTACTCGAGTCAACGACAACCTTCTGCATCACAATGTATGTCGTACCGGTTGCGAACATGGACGCCGTAGTCAAACCAGTAATTGACCCACCTGTGCTGTATAGGTAGTCTCCACCCGGGGTGTAAGCACCCCCAGCAGATATGTCAATGGTTCCGGCAACAGTCGACGTCGGCTTCAAAACATCGTCTGAAACGGTGTCGGCAACAATTCCCGGTTCGCGGTAAGTTTGATTCCAACGACGGAGAATATCATCGTTCAGATATTCCTGAAGGGTAGTAAGATCGTCAGAATAAAACTCCACTCCGTCTGGAAAAAGTACCTTATTCATTCTATGACTCCGTTGTACCCGTACCCATACAAATGATAGACATCAGGACTTGGGTCCGTGCCCTGATTTGATAGAAGGAGGTAACCTTTTCCTTGCATGGGTATTACGTTTGGAATGAAGGTCAACATCCACGCAATTTCCTCAGCCGTAAATGGAGTGATTCTCTTCACGAACAAGTCAAAGTCGTGTGCTGCGTTGTATCGGCTGACGTTCCACGCCCCGTGCCCCGGGGATATTGTACTTGTTATCTCAGAGATATCTTTCATGATACCCCCGGGCGCGTACAGCTCAATGTCAATACGAGCGAGTGGGAAGACCCCCCGGTTCGCTGCGGTGTAGCTAACCGTGACCCCCGAGCCTGCCGGGTCAAAGACGGTCGCGTCCAACCGGGTACCGAGATCAACGATAGCTGTAGATCTGAGATCGGAGTCCTGTACAATCCGACTCGACCCAAGCAGATCGTAGAACAGATTGTTGTATCCATCGTAAGAAATGATCTCGTCAATACTGGTCGGGATCTGCTCAAGGATCACGTACTTCCCGCCCACAATTCCAGTTATAGATCCGTCGGTGTCGGTCTGAATCGTGCGGATAGTTTGTGAGTACTGCATAGTCGGAGTTGTAATTTCAGCGGAGTTGAATATCGTATCCCCGGTTCGAAACGTTCCGTCCAGCTGAATGTCCGGACTACTAACTGGTGCACCACCGGGGTTCAAGTACGCCCATGTCACCCCGGTTGAGACCACCAAGTAGAATAGAGTCGCTGCTGTTCTGACATTGACTTCTGCGTACTGTACATTGTACAACCTATTCTGAATTCGAACCTTACCGGCGTTGACGATAACTGTAGTCGTGTCGGCTGTTGGTGCTGTCCGTGAGCACTGCATAAACGGAACGGCGACAGATCCCGGGTAGTGCCAAGCATACCCACGTGGAATGGCCTGTGAATCGTCAGCGGCGAGCGCGTAACCAGAGTCATCAATGCTCTTTGTTACCGCACCCTGCTGGTAAATACCAAGGGCCGTGCGTAGGAGAGTAATGTATTGATCTACTGTGTACCCTGAGATTCGAGAGACGTTGAGCCAGTCGCCCCACGTCTCCGATATAGCGTTTGGGGACGGTGATTGGTATCCACCATAGTTATCTGGGACTGTTCCACCGTTCTTGAGATATCCATTTGCCCACGCCTCGTAAGTCTTATCAGCGTACGTGCGCAGCACCTCCGTCATTGGAGCCACTACAGCATAGACAAGGTCGGCAACAAAGGCAACCTCAGCATTCTCAACTCCATTTACCACTTGAATGTTATTGAACCCAGCTACAGGCACCAGTGTAAAGCTGAATGTCGTCTGGCCGGAGCGGGTCATGTAAACTTCAGAGTTATGGTAGACCGTGGTCGTGTTACCACTGGTGGCCCCACTCACTGTAAGCGTAACACCTGACGTGGACAACGGAAGAGTACTTACACCAGTGTCGTAGATAAACTTATCCATCTGCTCCTTGTACTTACGGAGCGTGCGGTCATCGTCTGAACGCAACGGGACGGATGTCATGCTGACGGTTAGAGCCATGTTACCGTACCAATTCGAATGGTCTCAGAGTTCTTCGGTTGGAAACTCGAAGTTATCTCTGTTGAGTCAATTTCCAGAGTCCACGTGTCCATCCGGTCGACCCCGGCGACCTCAAGAGCAATGAGCAGAGTGTCGGTCCGATCCAGTCGCTCACCAAGTTTATGGTCATCGTACTTTCGACCCACTGATGTCTTTCCACCGGAGAGCATCTTCGTTATATCAGACTCAATCACGGTCTGAACCGCTGCCTTGGTATACTCAGAGAACACCGCAACGTCCCCGGTGATGTTCAAGTACAGAACATCGGCCTTTCTGATGTTGACATCGGCGGTGAGCAACTCATAGTCGGGTGAGTCCATTGTATTCTGCAGCGAAAGAATCCGGGAGTCGAAGGTGTACTCTACAATCAGATCTTCATCTTCAGTGGTTCCTACCTTCACCGTAACATCTACTGATGATCGAGACTCAGTCGAACCAGAAACGGAAGAGGTAGAATCTAAGTTCGCGGTGTACGACAGTACACCGATAGACGAGCCAGAAACCCCGTTCACACTGATTACAGGCTGTCTGGTCATGATGTAGTTGAACGGAGACCCGGTGGTGCCCGGATAGGGTCGAGCGCTTGACAAGGACGTCTGGAGGTTCGCGATGGCTTGCGCGTCCTTCATCTTCACCCGGTCAGTAACGGTTTCTGGCTGACTTGACACTGACACAAAGACATCAACAGGGGGTGGATCAGATCCCCGTGTGTTCAACACGTCTGTTTGCTTGGCAACGTATGCGTCCAGCACCCCCGGTTGTTTCATCAGGAAGCTGCGCAGGCCGGGCTTTGTGTCAAGTGACCATGCGGTCCACGCCAGCCGGGCGCGTGCGATAAGAGACTCGTCACTCTCTTCCGCCGTCCCATTTGAAATTGGGATAGGGTTAGAACATCCAACTGCCCCGACGATGTTATCTACAATGACAACAACCCGGTCGGTGGCCACGTTTCCAGAAGACCCAGCAACTACGGCCTCGCACATGATCTCGTAGTAGTACAGCCCCCTTACTGAGTCAAACTGAGGGTTAGTCCCAATTACGTCAGAAAGCGTCGAGTACACTATGGGGCTGGTGCCTCGGGTGGAAACACGAGTACCAGCGTCAATGTCCGTACCACCACTACTCGGGAAGTAAACACGAACAGGGCCACGCGACTGCGTTGCTGCGTTACGGGTGATGTCCCAGTTACCAACAAGGTCGTCCAGCAGGGACGAGATCAGATCTTCAACTTGCGCCACACTCGTGTACTGGAACAGAACCCTGATCTTTTCCTTGTATGACTCGTCGCTCAGGATATTTTCAATACCGGTCAGCGACCGGGTCCGGTTTACAAAGTCGGCTAAGAGGAAAAGGTCCGCCCCGATCACACTCGCCGGGAATAGAGACAGATCATAAGTGACAGAGTGGTCCGCGAGGTTCAGATTCGAATTCAGATCTTGAACACTGGACCGGAGGTCACTTAGAATTGTGTCTCTGTCTTTTACTGGAATGGACATCTCTACCTCACATTCTTCAGCGCGGCTACCGACTGTGTTACCTCAGAGTTCTGGGTTACAAACCCCAGTTCAACTGAAGTTCTGGTCTGGCTGACACGACGTACATGCGCAATATGTAAATCGGTGATAACCCGTGATCCCTTAAAGATCTTCGGGAAGTTTCGGTGCTGGGCGGCGTGAATCTGCACCAGTCTCCGAATCGACTGCATCACCGTGTACGGAATCATGGATCGAACAACCGCAGTACTCTTACTCCCTACAATTCGACGTATGAGAGTTCCATAACCATCAGACGTACGAGACGCAAACATTGCCTTGAGCACGTCCTGCTCAGCGGCTTCATTCTCTGAGATGGTGACCGGGTCTCCCCCGGGATTAAGCTCCAGCGTCATCGCCCCATTTGTAAATGGGTCTCCGCTGACCTCGCGGGGGACCAGCTTTGGATCAATCATCTGTGCCATTAAAGTACCTCACCTGTAACAACGACGGGGTTTGGTGGCCCCAACTGTGAGATCTGCCCCGGCACAATCGTTACCTGTACAAGTCCAGACTTGATGTATGTTTCAGTTACCGCAGCAATTGCCTGAGCTATACCAAGTGTAAACTGGTCTGCGCGTGCGTTAGCTGCGTCAATTGCGTCTTGGTGTGCCCCGGGGTTGGGATCTCCCTCAGCACTTCCTACAAATGACTGTGCGTTAATCCCTTCGCCGCTGTAGGTACGAACTGGCTGGCGCAGAGCCTCAACAAGTGCGTCTTGATAAGCAGTAGTTTCTAATGGCATAACTCACTCCACCTTCGATGTTCCGGACAACACTTCATCCAAACTACGCTGCAGCTGGCGAAGGCTGGCTGTGTTCATTGGTGGTCCACTCGTCGGCCCGGCACCTGCAACCGGCTGTCGCATTCCAATGATCAGATCAATGAGACTCTCCAGCTTAGCGACCAGCGTATCGCCCATAACCGCCCACTCTTCTGCGGCCCGACCAAGGTATATCTCCGCCGCGTCGATGATGATCTTACCAGCTTCAACATCGACTTCCACCGTCGTTACAGGCTCAGCCCCTTCCCCGGGAGCTCTACCGAACCACCCCTTCTTAAACTGTAGGGCTATCTTTCCCGACTGTGTGATGTTGATCAGGGTAACTGGGTCCGATTCCTCGTCTGGGGCCACGTGAACCTGAACAACTACGTAGTCACCCGCACCGGCCCCTGCGTCAATATCGTTGAAGTCATTAACAGCATCATCTTCGTCGTTCGCCGGGTTTCCAAAGGTCATCCGAGTGAAGGCACCGTTACCATCACGATAGTGCCTCGACTCAATGATCAGTCGTCCCTTATAATCATAGTAGACACGGGCACCCTTTCCGGACTCCTTGTTCCACTCTCCAACACCATGCCACGTCATCGGGTCAGATCGAATTGACGACTGGTTCAGAACCTCCCCGGGTCGAAGCTCAGGTAAAATCCCAGCCTCAATCAGCCGTCGAATACTCCGCCATCGTGTAAATCCACCAACCACGAGTGGGGCAAGGTCCACTCCGACGTAAACAACCAGCGCCATCTGATTAACCATTGGAATCGATCCTGAGAACCCGAAATGGTTAATCGCCGAGAACAGGTATGGAACGTTTCTCAGTGTCCCTTCCCGGGTCATCAAAAGTACTTCTACAGTAAACGATGTCCCTGACGCCACAGCGTCGAACTCCGTCGACTCTTCGCCCTTCTCGTCGATACCGGGATCAACATCGACCACGCGCTCGACCTTGGTAATAACACCCCAGTCGAACGTCGACTTGCCCGGCATCAGCCCGGCATTCCGCTTAGTAAGCGGGAGTTTAAGTGGTGATCCGGAAGGAATAGTCATGCAGCCAGAATCTCCTCCCATGGATAAACCAACTCTTCACCAACACTATGTGCATAACGGCACGTAATAGTTGTTGATGTTCCATTTGATGGTGTTGTGGTCTGTCCGATATCAGTAATCAACCCCACCTGCGCTCGTGGAATATATACGAAGTTCCGATTGAGCCGCAGGTCCGGTCTATTCTCCAGTGACACTGAAAACGCGTGGGCCTGCGCGTTCATTTGAGTCCGTGCGGCCTTGGCAAACGCGTCGAGAACAGTCAGATCTGATGAGAGATCGTACTCCATTAGAAGGTTAGGAAGATTGACTTCTCGCAGCCCCAAGTGCAGCAACTCCCGTTCGTCGGCGACGTCGATCCCAGTCCGATTCAATAGGGTGAGATCGTTATTCAGATCTAGCGCTGGGTTATGCATTGACTGCTGCACAGTCAGTCGAGTCGAAGCGATCTGGGACTCATCAAACGTGTACTTGAACTCTTTATATGACGCATCCCTGTTACTGAGATAGTAGTTCAAGCCGTGGTCCCATGTACCATCCAACCCCTGCACCAGACCATCTTTATCAGCTGATGGGAACCCGCCGTACCGTGGATACTCATGGCGAAGGGTACCTACCTGATCCACATAGATAAGTGACATCGTTGTTTGTGCGATTCGATTCAAGATGGACAGGGCGGGCTCTGAGTCGACCTTATACAGTTCGAATCTGCTCCTGAGGATGAGCTGGTAAACCCGCCCCGTATCCGTGAAGATGTCGTCGTAGTAGGCCCGGAACAGGGGATTGTTGTAGAACGCACTCCATGGTGGGCTGTCCTGCGAACGATTCTCTTGCCATCCTTCTAAAATATGCCTGTCGTCGTTACGGGAGTCGTACATCTTGAACAAGTCAAGCTCCACCGCAACGTTATGATTACCGTCTGGATTTACGTAAGACCAGAATGGACTAGTACTTTCACCGCCAATGTTCAAGACGGTATTCATCTTCTCTACGATAGCCTTGTACAGGTTCGCGGGGTTGGACGTTGCGAAGATGTTATCGTAGGCAAGCGACTGATCCTGAGTTCTTGTGAGCAGGGTGTCATAGCGGTCGCGCTCGGACAGGTTGCGAAGGCCAATAACAATCGGAGCAAACTGCATCACCCGCCTGAAGTCCTTTGCAGAAATCACAAGGGCTGGGTCCATGCCCGGTCGGTCAGTGTCAGTGTATCCTGTAACAATACCTGAGAACCCGGGGTACCAAACTCCGTCCCTCCCCTTGTAATCCACCCAAATGAAGTCCATCGCATAGGTGAATGGAAACAGGATACTGTCAGACAGATCGTCGTAGCTATCGGGGGTCTTCATTAACGCAATAGCACGCTTCAACTCAGCGATCTGGTCTGACTCAACTGACTCAGACGCAGCCCGTTGTATTCCCTTGAAATAAATGAAGTTCTTGTTCTTGAGAATCACAGTGGCGCTGCCCGTCCCAGATACAGATACACTTGACGTGACGCTTTCGTAAGCGCCAACGTGGATGATCTCCTTCCGGGTAAAGTCCGACCGGTCGGTTACAACCAGTGTGATCCGGGCCTCAGCGCGAGAGTCAAGCACCATGCACCTCCTCAAAAACATCGATGCTTGTCAGCTGCGGAAGAGTTGGTACGTTCAACACAATATCGGTTACTGGTCGGATTTCCTCAAATGCCTTTACTACCCACCCGTCCATAATAGACCATTTCATATTCGGGTACATTGAGGTCTGGAACTGGTAGTTGATCAGCCATGGGTTGTTGGCGTCCATGCTGTAGGAAAAGCTATCCAGCCTCCCAACAAACGTGTCGTACTCGAACACGAAAAGTAGATCTCCGTCCTGCTCAAGAAAGAATCTCTCGAACATTGCAAGGGCGTGCCACGCCACGGAAAGCTGCGGTGCTCGAATAAGATCAATTCCCGGGGTAGAGAACGGTGGATACATGTTACCCATCGTACCGGAATACGAGAACGTGGTGAGCTGGTTTCCATGGGTCTGCTGGACGTTTCCCCTACCAGTCAGCTTATTATCACGGATCTTCCCGAACTTCTTATCCAGTTTCGACGGGTTAATTCTGAAGGTATAGTACTTGTCTATGTCATTTGCAATCTGCTGCTGAACAAGAAGCTGTGCAGCCTGAAAGAGCGTAGCTTCAATTTCGGCAGCGGCGTTTGTATTAGCAGATCCGATAACGCCGTGCTGCTGTAGTATATTTTTAAACTCCTCTGCGAACAGCACCCCCGCACGAGCGAGAGTCGACTTGACAATCGCATACACTATCTCTGACGCCAACTCGAACGCCCGTGGGTTGATTACGGTCATTGTTGTAGCAGTACCAAGGCTACTGGCAGCCTGCCCAAGTACACCACCTAGTGAAAGGTTAGGCATTATCGACTCCCGTTATCAAAGTACCCGGTCTCATGCAACTGATTAATAACGTCAGCAACGACGCCTTGAAAGTGTGCCCCGAGCTCTTCCTCTATCCTATCCCGAGTAAGTAATGGTGTACCTTGCTCATTTCTAATGCTCACACTGGTATCGCCAACTTGAATCTGAACCCCGGGTCGACTGGGATCTACGTCTAGAATGGGTTGGTTCATCAGTGAGTCTAAGATACTGGTAATCACCTCTGGCCCAGCAAGGTTATACGATTCAGATAGAGCACGTTGTCGATTTAACATGGCTACGTACTGCGGCCCGGTTGTAAAAGCACCCGTCCCCTCTTCCCACACTGTGTCAGGCCGGTGACGGATCTGCGCAAGATCTATGAATCTTCCGATCTCATCAGACGAAAGTTCTGTACGACCTTCTTCAATTAGATAGTCACCGTAGATTTGTATCAACTGTCGAATTCGGTCGGGTCGGATTGTTTCATTCTGCATAGCCTCTGCAATACCGGCAAATAGACTAGATGTGGGAACCATCGTCGGATCAGCACCGGGAGCCCTGTTCTCTACAAGTGGAATAGTGCTGCCAAGCCCGTATTGCAGTGAACCAAATACCTGACTACCAGCCATTGTCCGACCGAGACTCGCTATTTCACTTTCACCCTCATTAAATGCTCGAGCAAAGCTGACCGCAACTTGATCAACACTATCCCGCCAAAAGGCACTTATACCATCTTTAACTCTGGACGCCATAGACTGATTCATTTCCAACATGGCTTCTGCTGTTTTCTTTACCTCTTCGTACGTTGACGTCGGCTGCGCAGCTTCAGCTGCCTTGTCCGCTGATATTCCGTCGCGAGCTTCTTCAAACCGACCCTGCTCAATGGCACGAATCATCTCGTTCTGGGTCGCCAAGGTTCGACCAAGGTCGATGCCAAACATACTCTGCATCACCTCGACCACCATCTGCCCACCAGCTGCGCCAAGTCCCATCTCACCAAGAATCTCACGCGAGATGGCAAGTGCGCCCTGCATAAGCTGGCTGTTCAGACCTTCGAATTGCTCACGGAGCGCACCAGAAGATAGGTCGAAGTAACGTCCAAGAATCTGACGCTGTTGCCCCGTTGCCCCACGAATGGACTCAGTCGATATTTCCCCTGACTGAATACCGCGCAGCAACGTTTCCTGTTGAAGTGGGTCACCAAACGAAGCCACGTCCTGACGGAACCCAGCATCCACCCCACCCATCTGTGGTAGATATGTTGACAGAGCCAGTCGCTGAGACTGGTTGGCCTCCGCCAGTGAGGTCTGAAGCCTGACCAAGTCCCCGATGGCAAGCACACCACTCTGCAGCTCCCGCGCAAACTCAGTGACGAGTCGACGGGAGTCTTCCAGTTCATAACCGTAGATACGTGTCTGTTCCTGAAGCTGAAACGTCCACTTGGTGAGATCTTGGAATGAAACTCGGACTTCATGGGCGGCGTCAACAAGGTCAAGAACTGCGTCGTTGAGAAGCTCCTGACGGACTTCGAAGTCACGGAACAGCTTAACGTACACCTGTGCTATTTCTGCCGGGCTTACACCTGTGCCCACGCCGGTGAATATAGCTTCTTCTGTTATTCCTGCGATGTCACGCTGTGAAAAGCCACCGGGGGCAAGTGCCCGGGCAACGGTGGGTACAATCCGCTGGTCGAGCGCATCGCCGAAGTTGCGAAGCATCTCGTTATGCAGCTGAACAAGCTGTCCAGTCCCCTGACCTACAATAACACCCGGGGCAAGATCGCCCATACTGGCAGCGATATCGAGGAAGTTAGCCCGAATGGCCCGGAGTTCTTCATTAGCCTGAACGAGCCTTTCGACTACATGCCCAAGTGAAAAGGCAATACCACCCACACCTAAAATACGAAGAAGAGACTTCGATGCTCCTTTAAATTGAGAACCGGCCATCACCCACAGTTGTGCAACCTCCGCACCACCACCAGCTGCCTGTGCGGCCACGCCAGTTCCTTCAGCAGTAGATTTACCAGCCTGCGCTAAGTTACGAAGAGTCTCAAGTCTGTCCTTGTTTGAGTCAGATTCCTCGTTCCACGCCTCCCGTTGAATTTCAATCAAGCGTTGCCGCCCTTCTTGAATCCGAGATTCTGCTACCTCACGTGCTTGACTAATTTCCTGCTCACGAGCGGCAATCTTGTCGATGTCACCTTCTCGACTTCCTCCGTCAGCAGCCGCACGGGCCTGCGCAACTTCATCTTCCTGTCGCTTGAGTTCTTCGAGTTCCTGAAGGTTCTGGCTATGCTTAGCTGTGACTTCCTTGGCCTCTTCCTTGAGCATTTGGATCTTACGCTCGTGGACGGCCTGACGCTCAGCAAACTCCATCGCAATGCGCTCACGCTCTTCCCGACCAACGTCCTCCTGCTTTATACGAAGAGAGTCCAGTAACCGCTCCTGCGCCTCGATCTGCTTTTGATACTCGTCAACAGACATATGAGCAAGGTCGCGAGCCATGGTCATGGACTTCTGCATTTCCTTGGCACGGAGCTCGTCCATCGGACGGATAAGCTGCTCTTCTACAGACTGAGCAGCACCGTCAGCATCAATGGATATTCGTGTCCGCAGCTCGCTGGGCATCGCTTTCCTCTAACCCACCGGGAATAACATCGTCAAACCCGGTATTTGGCTTATTTTCCTTGAGCTTTGCTAGAATCTCAGGGCCGTAGTCCTCTGGTTTCTTTGGAGTTTCGTTCTCACGGCCTGTGACCTGCTGCCTTGTTACACCCTCACCAAACCGCGCATCTTGCATCTTCTTCCACCCCTCTGGGTTGGTAAATGCACAAATGCGGTCAGTTGCGTTATCAATGAGATCATGCTTTTCAATGCGATCCCATGATGCATTGTTTGCAAACCACAATGACAGCACAGGATGGTCAAGTAGCCCAGACATACTCTGTTGATGCGAACGCCCGAACATGGTGGAGCCGGTCTGGATTAGCTCCCACCATCCTCGCCAGACGTAGAACTTGAGGGGGTATGGATATCCTCCTCTGGAAGATCTGGCTCTTCCTGCGTCCGCGAAGATTTTTTTATCTCATCGATCCTCGCATCGTAGTCCCGGTCACGTTTGCTCTCAATCTTTAGATACTCATCGTACAGATAACTGACCAACCGAGGCTGCTTTGATAGAATCCGACGCAGATGAGCACGTCGTGCCCGGTGCTCTGCCTCGTCGGACGAGACCATTGTCTTCCAGTCGTCAATACTAACAACAGCCCGGACAACCGTCTCAAATCTGGTCTCAAGCTCTCGGGCCACATAGTCGTTTGGGGAAATACGTCGTCCGATCTCAATCTGCATCAGACGAGTCTCATCCTCCCAAAGCAAGCCAAGGGTCACACGATGTGTGCGACCCTCATGACCCGGCACCTCGACCGTGGTTTCGTACTGAAAACCCCGGATCATATCTTCAATCTCCGGGGGTGGACTTACATGTTCCTGCTCATTCATTGGCGCACCTCGCGCACGTGTGAGTCTATGTTGCCGCCACCTTGGCGATTCTCAGTGTGGAATTAGTCAACCCAGCCCGGTGTAATGTTACACGATTCAACGATGGTCGCCGTACCGATGTTAACCGGCTTCGACCGTGACGTCAGCCAGCACTCATGATAGACTGTTTGAGTTACTTCCTGCGTCGCTGGGTGGGTTTCCTTCACAATGAGACTGAACGGAATCTTCTGTTCCTCAAGCGTACGCATCTTCTTAGCAGTCGTTTCACCGCCGATACGCTGAACAACCGATCCATCGTTCTGTTTGTTGTAGATCGCAAACCCATTCACACTGAGTGTAAGGTTTCCGGGCTGCGGAGCCTGCTCAACAATTCGACCGGCGTCTTCAGAGTTCAAGTGGCGAACCGGCTGTGTTGGTCGATTCTCACTCTGGTTGATTGACTGGACGTAACCGATCTGGTTACCACTGTCATCAACAACATCAATCGACGTTGAGATTACGGTCCGGTGGGCTTCTGGAAGCCCGACGCCCGCATCGGGGTTCTGTGCGTTTTCAACTAATCCGGCCATGTGACTAGCTCCTTATTCAGCATCCGGCTGGTCATTCAAGCGACCAGCCGCTCACCATTGTTTCTTACGCCGCTGCGCTGAGCGGTGCCACCGAGAATCCGTAGTTGAACTCGATGATGTTCATCGGGTAGATCGGGGCGTAGTTGAATCTCACCCAGATCTTAGTTGGGTTACTGGCGTCCTGAGTGACTTCAATATCACCGTAGCTCTCGATGATACCCTCTTTGACAAGGGTTGCGAGAACCTGCTGCGTCCGGTTGGCAATGGCCTGAAGTCGGTTCAGGGTGATCTTGCGGTCCCTGCCCCGGAAGGTGCTCATGGCGGTTCGGAGCTGGTAACGCATCTCGTCTTCGGCGTCGACTACGCTGATCTCCTGATCTTCCACCGAAGTAGTGTTGCAGGTGATGCCGTGGTAAATGACGTGCGTTCCGCTTTCTTCCTTGACGTAGGTTCCGCCTGCGGCCTCAATGATATCCTGATACTCGACGTCAACCCAAAGCTCGACCGTGGCCGCCCATGTGAACCCGTTAATCACGGCGTTCGTAAGTGGTGTCGCTGGGTCTGGCCGTGAGCAAAGAGCTCCCGCTACTGCCGCCGCATAGAAGTGGGCGTCAACCGCCACTGGGCCTTCGACAAAGTTACCGTCCGTCCCCTGCTTCAGGTTAGCGTAGTACACCGACTTGTTTGGAACCAAGCCGATCATCCGCTTCGAACCCTGCATGGAGTTGAGCCAGTACAGAATGGAACCTGCGGTGGAAACGTCCCCAAGAACCGCACCCGAGGTTACAGCAACCACCCCGTTTCGTTCCATGCCGTAGTTGTCGCCAGAGTACTTCTCGCAATGCGCTCGCAGATACTGCTCAATGGCGGTTCCGCCCTTCAATACTGAGATGAAGGAGACTCGAACCGTCGCAAGAGTGTCCAGTGCCGTCTGGTAATGTGCTGAGGTCGTACCAGACGGTGCGACAACGTAGGCTTCAGTCGCTCCGTTGTCCTTGAATGCGTATCTGGCTGCGTTCGTGATATCCGATCCCACACCGTGGTCATCAAGAATGTCACCGAAGTTGGTGTACAATGACTTCGTGTAGGTAAACACGGCGTAGTAGTAGGTAATGTAGTAAGCGCTTGCTGCTCCGGGCCGACGCTTTGCGGTGTTGGACGACGGTGGCGATGTTGCCGTCGTGGTCCCACCAGTCGCGCTGTACGAAGTGGTGTCGCCGTCAGCGATGGTAACAAGAAGCTCGTAGGTGCTACCCGTTGCAAGGTAGATCTTGTATCCACCCGCAAATGGAACCTTGGCCCACGTCAGGGCAACAACGTCGCCCGATGCTGAAACAGCGGCTGTAACCGCGTCGCTCGGGGTGGTCTCACCCGTACCTTCCTGATCGGTTGCGGTGATCTTGAACCCGAATGTACCGGTCACGGCCCAAGTCCCCGCTCCGGCGCTTACAGTCGGGGTGTCAACGGTCGGAGGCAGTATATTTCCTGCGGATGTCCAATCAACATCGCCGCTGGAATTGAGGGTAAAGTCAATGCCCTCGGTGTAAACCTCCTGTGTGTTCCCGGTGGAATTGGCAACCCGAACAACAGATCGAACGTCGTTGTTCGCCAGTGCATCAATGTACTGGCTTCCGGTTGTTCCGGAGGTGCCACCGGCAGTAACGGACTCATTTGAGACCAGAGTGTTCTTGCCCCGCGAAGCACCGACAAGACCCATCCGGCGTGCAGCAATGTTAACGGGGACGGAGCCCCCGGCTCCCGTTCTGCGTGCGATCACTTTGACTGGCATTGGACGTCTCCCGACATGTAACTCTTCGATTAATGATAGACCTATGGTCTCGCCCGTGGGACTTCAGAGAGCTGGTCAACCATTAATGCTGAGTGGGTTTTCCACAGTTATGTCATATCCTATCGAATCAATGGTTGGTCCGATTTGCTTGTACATCCGTGCCCACGGAAGTCGAATGCCGGTAACAGTCGCGGTCAGGATGAAAACACTGGCCTTGTCTGCTTTCGGATTCGTCTGAGGTACCGGCTTACCTGAAAAACGAAGACCAGCCTGTGGTATCTTAAAGTTGGCCTTCGAAAAAACATCTATGTATGGATCAAATAACGCAACCATAACGCGGTCGGCCATTGCCCCGACACCTAACCGTGATGTCGCTCGGCAGTAGATATCAACCTGAAATGACGCTTCCCCGGAAATCACCAAGTATGTCTCAACACGGGTGGCGTCGTCCGGGTCCGGCTGGTACTCTACTTCCTGAGCGTTGTTACTGAGTCCAGTGGCGTCAAGCGTTGTCATCCCAGCTTCAGCAACAATGGAAAAGTCCTGCCTATCTCCCACATGGTAAGCAGGGAGTAGCTTTGGGATGGCGTCGTCATTAATTTCATTCTGCGCACGGGACGCTTCATACCACTTTTTGATCTGGTTGATAAATAGATCTTCAAGTTCAACAATCGTATGATAAATAAACTGCGAGTCAGACCACGCTTGGATAATTGCAGCCCCCTGATCACCATATATTTTTTCAGGGATAGTGATCATGACGGTTCCGTTGTTGTGGTTTGGACGTTTCCGTCACCATCGATATACAGGTAATGAGTCCCACCTGTTGAATTGGTCAGCTGGAAATAGTCTGGTTCACTTCGAATCAACGGACCAACCTCAATCCGTGAGTATGTTGTTGGAATCTGGGGAAGTACGCCTGCACCTGAAATAACAAGAGCGTAGACCCCGGGTTTGATATCAGTCAGGGTCGCATAACCGTAAACATCGGTGGTTCCGGTAATACCAGTCCCGGAACCAAATGGAGTCGCGGTCGTTCCGCTGGGGGCGTTGTCAATGATCTGTACCCCGTACTCGTAGAGAGTGACGGTCAGATTGTTGCGGCCACGGTCGGTGTTCGAATCGATCAACCGAACTTCAAGCGTATGTCCTGATACTGCCATTATGCAGCCCTCCGAATTCCGTAGCTACTGTCAAGATCAGATATAATAGATCGAGCTTGGTTATACTTACGTTGCATCGAGATGGATTTATCGGACTCTTGGTATATCATTTTCATAACTTCCAGTCCAATTCTCCCACGAATATGTAGCTGATAAATTGAAGCGTGTGGGTATACTTGGCCTCTGTAATGTGGGAAGCTGGTCACCACAAAGTCTCTGAATGAGTCAACTATGGCGTACGTTCCACTGAGATTTATAAACGGAACACCTCGGTCGTCCACCCACATCCCACCGTCTCCGTCTATAACTCCACGCCAGAAGTGACGATTGGACTCGAGACTGGGGTGAACAGTAGCCGTATGAGTTTTATTTGGTGTGACATCGAATCTTATAAGATCTTTAACTACCCACCTTGATGTAATACACACTTCCGCCATATCTCCATAAACATTTGGAGACGTGTCAACTTCCATAAAGTCAATGAATCTTTTTATGCTCTCTACATCCTTGCGGTGAAGAGCTAGTTTTAATGATCCCTTACTATAAACACATCCATCGGCCAGCATAAATCCTAACCAGTATGATGATTCGTCGGTTATAGTTGAAAAAGCTCGATGATTGCATTCACGTGTATTTGTAAATCTGGCACTATGAATAATACCACCACTGCGTCTTACGATATTTCGGATGGTTGCACCAGTCACATTGAATACCTTCCCAATCTCTGGCGAACTCATCCCGGAAGCATAAAGATCACATGCCTTCTGCTCATTCAAAGATGAAAGCGAATGTTTGTATTTCTTTCTCATCGGTTTACACTGAACTCCGTCATCTGGCTTTCAAGATCATCCAACATGTCCTGATATTCTTGTGTGAAATGTGAACTATCTCCTGAAAATTCAGTCCCGAGTTCGGGCTCAAACGCCGATCCAGCCACTTGAAACCCAAGCCCTTCTAAGTTATTTGACGCGTCCTCTAACCCGTAAATGACACCATCACGAAAGAAATGTTTCCCCGAGTAACCGGGATGATACCAACTCAACCCAGTCGGATTATACTTAGACGGACGTCCAATTGACGCCTCGGTAATAGTCCTGTAAAAGATCTCGTCGCCGACTACCTCGGAAGTCCTGCCGCCACTCGTCTTCCGTGTCGACTTGCCCGGGTCCGTCACAAAGGGTGTGGCTGCACTCTGCCCTTTTGCTCCTCCGGCGTACGGTGTTCCGGGGCCTGCAAACTTAACCCGGGACACACCATGAATAACACGCCCGGTCCGTGGGTTTACTCGCTGACCTTGAACCTTGATCAGCGGTATAGTCTTTCCAACCAGCCACTTCATCGGCTGGGTCTTTACCCCGTACTCCTGATAGACCAAGTACGCCGCTTCCTCATCGACATAAATATCTACATGCTTGTCAAGGGCCTGAAACTGCACGTTCTGTGCGCCGCGTCCCGTCTGGTGGATGAACTCAATGTTCCTACCGTCGCGTCCGGGCTGCGCTCCTGCCATAATTGCCCGAATGTTCTTCTGGCATACAAGTCCGATCCGGTACAGCAACTTCCTAATCGCCTCGTCCCACTGGGCTTGATCGGAAAGCCGCAGCCATGTGTCGGGGAGTGAAACAATCTTGATCTGTACCCCGTACTCTGGAAGTGGTACGGACGGGGTAAACATCAGTATTCATCCCCTCGAATCACCTCATTTGCGTAGTTCTTCAAGTCGCTCAGTACATCTGCACTCAATTCGTCTGAGTACGAGGGGCTTGAAATCTTGGCCCCACCGTCGTCCAAGAGTTCAACCTCGACCGGTGTTTGCTCGTCCCAGTCGGTGAAGGTACCGCCGCTGTTGAGTGCGTCGAGGAATGTCTCTAGTGAAGAATAGTCGTTCCTCTCCCACCCGGCTGTCATGGTGTATGACGGAGTCTGGACTTTTATAATGCCGCCCCAGTCATATGGCTCAAAGGCTACTTCCGTGTTCGCTGTTGCCTCTAACTGCGCATCCTTACTAATCTTGAACATCATCACTGTTGAAGTTCCGTCCATTAGCGTCCCGGGAACATAGGGCTGGTCTTCATCTTCAAGGATGAGCCCAAGATCCGCTCCAATGTCTCGTGCAGTCTGCGCGTGGTCGTTGTCAATGGTAAGATCTACGTAGCCGGGTTTGTCGGACATCTCAACCACCACCTGCTGAACACCAGCTGACTCAAGCTCAGACTCAAAGTCCTCGGCAATGGAAGCTCGCCGCTTGTGAGCAACGCTCAGGAACCCACTCCCATCGTCGTTGACCAGTCCTTGGCTTACCGCCTCTGAAACTGCTTTGTCAATCTCGGCCTGATCGGTAAAGTCCGCGTCGAAGAAGGTGTAAAGGGACGCCGGGGCGACTGTGGCACCACCGCCCTCGTTCTCATTCAAGATTCGGACGGCGTTGGCAATGCCCTCCGGAGAGATGGTGGGGAAGTCCATGTCGCTTGGATCGCCACCGACACCAAGTTCAGCTACATTACCCGCATCCTTCAGTAGGAAGTATGTCTCTCCGGGTCCGTCAGTGAATGGGGCTGAGAAAAGGACACCACCTCCGGCCACACCGACTTCAGTATATCCCTCCTGATCTAACCAGCTCTCGGCTTCTTCAGCAGACGCAAAGTCTTGATATGGATTAGAGGCTAATTGGTCGCCGTTTTCGTTGGATTCCCAAATATTAACAGACGCCTGAGATTCAGTCGATCCCATCACCGTGGTACGCTTGTACTCTTCCCAGAATGCTGTTCCGCGTGGAGACCCGGTTTCATTTGCGTCGGCCTTTTTACTGGAGGTGTACTCATCCCAACCTGAGTCAATGTCAATCATCGTGTCAGTTCCGATGCTGGCGGTAGGAAAAAGTACCCATTCGGTAGCAGTAAAATACTGAACCTCGGTGTCTAGAGCGTACCCACCCATGTCATTAGAATTAAGCCAGTCTTCCATAGTGGCTAAACTCGACTTGGGCATGGAAACGGTGTAAATCAGATTACCGTGGTCGTCGGTTTCTTTCACCCCACTCTGAGTATTAACCTCTGGAATTGCAGATTCAATAGCCTGCACTACGTTTGCAAATGCAGTTTCTCGGTCCTGAAGATACTGAGTGTCGGATATCTCATCTTCATCGGGATGGTCCTCTTCCCAGTCATGCTCTGCAAAGAGGATAGTGAAGCCTACCGCAACTTCATCCCCGTCCTGAGCACGTCGTACCCGTGTTGCCCGCATCTGCTTCCGAGTCCGGGAGATGGTAATCATCTCCATACCACCATGATCGTCCTGTATCCACACATTCGGGTAGAACTGGTCGTTCTCCATGTGGTGCTTGATGGCCTCATCTCGATCTTCGAAGATGCGTCCGTCCGACTTAACGCGGAACCCGGTCTCAACTCGTGTCAGCCGGGGGATGATGTTCTCTTCTTCCCACCGGGTCCACTCATCCATGCTCATGCTCAAGTCATCGGTGTCAGTTCCGGTCGCTTCCCCGTAAAGTTCGGTCTCGTGCTCTACCGCATCAACTTTGTCATTGTGACCAGAGTACTGAGTCCCGTCGCTGGTGATCCATGCACCGTCATAGGTCTCCTCAATGACGATGTCGCCTTTCTGGTAAGCATCAGTTCCGTCAAAGACAATGTCATCCGGCTCGGCTTCGACTACATCCTCGCCGTCGTAGGCCCGCTTGCTCTTGCTACTGAGAAAAGGGTCGGTTACCAGACCTCCGGCCTGTTCCATTATACTGTCCATAACTCGAACAACATCGTCATCATACTCGTCACGAACCCAGAGGGTTGTTATATCCCCAGATTCCTCAAAGTAAAAGTTCTCAGACCCAACACCCGCTTCCTGTAAAGCCTGAGAAACAGTGTCTTGTCCAATATCTGTGCTGAAATCATAACCAGTTTCTGCACCCGGGTACATGCCAGCACGTTTGGTCCGACGATTCCTACGGCTCAGAAAAGGAGGGTCGGTTACCTGACCTCCACCGCTACCTTCCATGAAAATGTCAAGTAGGTCTGTTACCCTTTCAACATCCTCATCTTGAATCCAAAGCGTCATACTGGCAGCGTCGCCCTCAAGTGAATAGTCACTATCAGGAATACCAGCACCGGTCAGTACCTGTGCAAGGTCCGCAATGTCCGTGTCGGGGCTGAGACTGAAGCTAGTCTGCCCAGCACGTTTGGTCCGACGATTCCTACGGCTCAGAAAAGGACCGTTATCTTGTACCTGTACTGATCCGTATAGCTGCTGGAGTTCGTTCTCAGCTTCCTCTTCCGAGTCATATGGACCTACCCAGTCAGTTTGATCCATGTACCCGGGTGCAGAAAGCTGGGCGCACCACCCCTCTTTAAAGTAAATCTCATCTTCGTAGATGTCGTCACCCTCAACGTAGTCCCGAATACTGTCCAGCCACGTTTGGAACTCTTCGCTTTCCGGGTCTTTATTGGTGGGAAGACCTGTCAACTCGGACGGTAGAACAAAGCCACCACTATAAGCGTAACCCACCACCCACGTATCATACATAGTAACGGGTTCCATAAAGTCTGCGTTCTTGTGCTGTTCTTCCCCGTCTGCCGACGCAATCCAAATACGAGGCCCAACCATGTCAGCCAGTTTCTTGCCGTGCTTCTTGCCGTAGTAACTGACCGGCGAGCAGCAGTCATAGTAATCGTAATAGTCTGACGGTCCCCACCATGAAGCGAATGATCCGAAGTTGTCTTGGATGTCGGCGTAGCTCCAACCTGCTGTCTTGTCGAGCAGATGGAGAACTGTGCTTGCGGCCACGGTACCCTTGAGCCTGAAGTACATGTAGACCCGGTTTGTGCTGCTGACCGCTTTGTCGGCCTCGGCCTCGGGCTTCAGCAGGTCGTTAACCGCCTGATCTCCCTCGTCCCAGCCACCTGTAATGCGGCGGATGATGTTGCTGATCGTGTACCAGTCAAGCTCGCATAGCATCTCTGCGCCAACCGACAGAATGTTGAGTTCAGAACCGGCCAGCGATTCAAGCGCCTGCTGGCGTCCGGCCTCGCTCAGGTGAGTCCACCATTCCCATGCGTCCCACGAGTAGTAAATGCTCTCGGTCGACTCCTTGGACTCTGCGTCCTCGACCCGAGCAAGCAGCTCCTCCGGGAATACGGTGTTCAAGTCGGTCGGTGGGTTACCGTTCGCAAGGTATGAGCCCTCGAGCCGGATGTGGTAAGTTACGTCATCGTCACCTGCGGCCTCCTCGGGTCCGTAACTGGCAACCCGCACAGTGCTCGATGTTCTCGATGCGTAGGGTTCAACATCCTTCATGGCTGTAAGGACGGCCTCAATGTCGTCGAGGCTGTCAGTGGAAATGGCAGATTCGAGCTTTGATGTCCATTCATCTTCCATGACCGTGGTCAGGAAGTTGGAAAGTGTACGATCCAGCTCGTCCCTTGCCGTCCCGTCCTCATCGTCTCGCGCCCTTTGAATCAGCGCAAGAATCTCGGTTGGGTTTTCGGTAACGAGGTCGGTGGCCTCATGTGTGCTTGCCATCATTGTTGGTTCAGTTCCGTAGGCCAGCATATGAAGTTCTTCAAATGTAAGATTGTGCCTTTCGGCAACATCTTTCATTTTTTCATCGTGGTCTACAACATTCCCAACAGAGTCTTCTACAATCTTAACCCACTCGCGCATTGCCGCACGTTCATCGTCAGTTTCTGGAACTGGAGCCCACTCATACGAGGTCTTCGCAGCCGTGGTAGCACCCCTTGACGAATAGTGTAGTACTCTTGATGCGTACGGTTCAACGGTCTGCATGTCCGTGAGAACAGCTGCAATCTCGTCAAGATTATCGGTGGAGATGGCGGCTTCGAGCTTTGCCGTCCAGTCGTCCTCCATAACCGTGGTCAGGAAGTTGGCAAGTACCTGATCCAGATCTCCCTTTAATGACCCATCTTCATCTTCTCGCGTCTCCTGAATCAGCGCAAGAATCTCGGTTGGGTTTTCGGTGAAGGGGTCGCTGGGTACATGTGTATTTGCCGTGGTCTGAACGTACTTGAGAATTGCCTCGATCCGGTCAAGGTCACGGTCAAGTAGTGCACTTTCCATCTTATCCCATGACTCTTCGGTCAGGGCAGATCCAAATTCACCATGTCCCATCGCATCGCTGACGTTCTGAAGAAGAGCATCGACGTACATACTGTCTGTAAGTGCCTTATCAAGGTCGGCGAGAAGGGAAGTGATTGTGCTGGCCGCATCGGCTTTCTTCCGACGTGAAGATCGAAATTCCGTTGTGTCATAACTGTCAAGGAATTCATCCCACCCGAATTTAACTTCCTCGTCGTCTTTGTCCATCTTAACCGTAAATTCTGACCCGGTGTTCTCGGTAACAACACCTGTGTCTCCAACAGCATAAATTTGCTCTGGGTTGGCAGTCATACTGAATGCAGTGATAGTTTCAACCTTGGTGCCAACTGGAAAGTACTCATCAGTAATTTCCTTGAGCGGTACACCACCCGGTTTCCGTTCCTCAGCGATCTGCAACCATGTGTCAGCGCTGGCACCACGCTTCCGTGAGGTTATGAGCTTTACATCCTTCAGGGCGTCAACGTCCATGTACACTTCATATACTTCTTCAGCCTCAATATCGTCCGCAGCCTGTCGAGCGTCTTCAATGGCTGTCTCAACACTGGCGTACTCTTTCATGACCATCTGGTCACCAGCTCCGTTCGCCAGAATGAGCTTGGACTTGGTTCCGTACAAGGTGATGAGATCATCGCCCCAAGACGCCAGAACCTTGGCGTTCTTGATTTCACCTGCCCGTGACCCACTTGCCACTAGGTCAGCGGCAAGAACCGCAAGTTCAATGTCACCATCGAGAACCTGAACCGTTGGATAAGCATAGCTCACAACCGTCAACTTGGTCTTTGCTGCGATGATACCAAGGTTATCTTGTGAGCTGCGGGAAGTAGAATACCATTGCGGTCGTCCTGAAACTAACAGAAAGTGGACAGGACCACGGGCGTCCCGACCAGCACCGTTGTCTTCCACCATATATCCAGCGTCCTCAAGGATATTCGTGGCCTCCGTAGACTTATTGGGGTCAATAGATACATCCACAAAGCCAAGCCCACTACCTTGATCTGAAACATCAAAGTCATCTGTAATTGACTCTAGCAGTTGCGTGACTTCAGATACATCAGCACTCGTAGCCACCAACGACGCAATAACGTCCCGGGAGAGAACGTAGGTATCGCCGGGGAAGATGCGTGACCCCATACCGGTGACTGGGGCTCCGTTGTCAACGCAGATGTGGTCTGTCTCGCCGTTCAAGTAATCGGGACAGGCCAACACACGCTGCTTCCCGAGCTTGGACTCACGGGCTGTCTTACCACATGTGTCACACACCGGGTAAATGGGTGGGAACACCTGCATCATGCCGCCGTTCCGGGAAAGAGTCACGGTCCGACCTGTCGACCGGGCAATACGAAGGGCGCTGACATAAGCCTGCGCGTCACTGCCATAGAAGGTAGCGATAATCTCACGTCCGTCCGCAGTGTCGAACATATCAGTTGCACCGATGTGGCGCTGGACAGAAGCTGCAACCTTCGCAGCTAAGTGTGATTCAACGCCAACGACGGCAACTCGGATGGATCTGGTATCGTCGTTTGCATCGATGTCCAAGAAGCTGCTGGCACGCTTCCGTGCGGCCTTCTTGCTGGTTCGGGGGTTACCGCCAATCTCGACAGTCCGACCACCACGATGTGCAAATCTGGCTTTCATAGTCCTTCTCCCGGTGAGGGGGAATAGCTCCACCCCTGTTACCTCTGCTATCAACTCCCGAAATGCCGCCTCGTCAATTGGGTCTTGCTCGAGAATAGCATCCATACGGGCAACTTGATCTTCGTCTGCGTCCCGAAAGAACTGGGCCATTTCCATTACCCCAAGATTTCCCGGGTATGAAAGCCCACGTCTCACAGGTTCACCTCTTGTAAATAGTGCCCCGGCTCAAGCTGATCAATCGTACAGACCTGCAGCGTGATGTAACCTTGAATCTCACGCCGTCTGACGTTCTTGATTGAGAAACGCTCGCCGTTCGGGCGCACTATAAAATCTCCAATTTCCATGATCGGATATGGAGGTACAAAAGCAATTCTACTCTCGCCCAGCCGATAACCTTCCGGCAACATCTCAATGACTTCTTGGGCATTTCTAATTCGAATGACCTCATCAGAGAGCTTTACAAAGCCCCCGGTGATCCCTGTGTTATAGCAGGTCAGGCATATTCTATTCTCGTGCTCGTTGCGGTAACCGTCACCGCTTATGCGACCACACTCTGAACATGGTTCTCCAGCCTGCCGCATCAAGTAAAGGTCGCACGACTCGCCGGAAAACTTATCAAACATCAAGTTGTGCCGTCGAACGATCTCCAATGCTGCCCACTTGGTCGGTCCAAACAAAGTAGCCAAGTATGGAGCTGATCCTGCATGAGCCTGTTCACCCTCTGATGTAACCGCAACAACCTTCCAGTAAGCTCGACGTTCTGAGGTGAGCTTGAAGTCAGTGTCTTGGTACATCAACACCGCCAGCTGCGTGTCGTTGAGCTTGGTCCACGGCCCGCCCGGACTCGGACTCCGGTAGACATTGTATCCTAACGGGTGCGCAGCCACATAAGCATTCCACGCAAGAATAGGAGTCTGGGCGGTATATGTAATTGCAAGGGAACCCATTATGCGATCACCCCGGAAACCCCAGACAGTACCGATTGCATGTTCGGGTGGAAGCTGAAGGACCGGATGATGGTGTAAGGCAGTCGGGTTTGTCCCATACCAATAGCACCCGCCCGGCTGTAAGCGTAATTCCGTTTGACCCGTCCCACCATCTGCAACCACTGTGTATAAAGAGCTTGTGCCATCGTCAGGTACTTCTGGCTCCTGTCGATAGCAAAACTAATCTCGTCGTTATAGTTAAGCGTGTTCGCCACCTCCAGCAGCCCACGCTGGTGCAGAGCGTAAAATACAGCCCCGTCTACAAGCAGCCCCGGCCACGGCATGTTTCCAATGCTCCAAGTGTAATCACTTGGTGGCGTGTGGTTGATAAAGTTCAGCGAACGTGTGATTGCATCGTAGAGTTGTCCATCTTCCCACTTGTATTTCTCTGGGTCATCGATCTGGTATAGCGCCGGTATGCGGTCCGACACCGACTGCCGTACGAGGTCGATGTAGTACTGCGCGGTGGGAGCACTTCGAATCTGAAACGTCCCAGTGATCTGAACTGTGTCGCCAGTCGCACTGGGATAATTGCCAGACATGGTTATGTTATAAGTACCATCGTCCAACCACGAAGAACTGGCAAGGAAGGTGATGTGAAATAGCCCTGTTTCCTCACCATGCTTGGTAAAGGGTACGAGGAGGTTAGCGTCCGGGACAGTAACGTCAGTCCCCCCAGTCGTCGCCATCGAGAACTGAGGGGACAGAACGTTTATCGCCGTTCCACCTGAAGTGAAGGTGCAGAAAAGCTCGACATGTTCTCCGTTAGAATTTACGGAGACAACACCCGATCCAATTTCCTGAACAACGGACACACCTTACTCCTCCATGTAGTCTTTGATAGCTTGCACGATCTCAGGGCTCTTCTTCATACGTGCAAGTGCGTGGTCACGGTCGTCAAACCGCCAGTTACCCTTCCCGTTTGGTTTGGGAAGAGTCAAACGCCCTGATTCAGCCTCGCTGACGATCTCAAGGGTAACGGCAGTGTCAAAGAGAACAGCGTTCGGATCGGCCTCTTGGTCTTCCTCAGCCTCATCTTCGACCTCATCCTCTTCTGCGTCAGCTTCTGGTTCCGGAGTTGGTTCCGGTTCCACTGGCTTTGGTTTCGGCGTGGCCTTCGGAGGTGCAGGTGGATCAACAAGATCTACCCATCCCATACGAATGGCGTTCGACAGGGAAACAGCGGCATCCACTGCATCCTTTCCGTACTGTGCCACCAAGTCGTACTGACCCCCCGGCGTCAAGGTGATCCCCAACTCCGGTATAAAAAGGTTGCCTACTTCTTTGTTGGCTACCTTCCCGGGGTTTATCATGTACCGCTTCATAGCTACTACCTCCCGAGAGTGGATGAGCCGCGACCACTCTGTGTGGTACGGCGCTGCGCGAGCTTGTTTTTCTTCAGCTTGTCGTTACGCTCTTCTTCCTTGCGCAGGTCTTCTGCGAGCTTGTCGTCATACTCATTTGGCTCGTCTTCAAACCGGTCTCCCGGCTTGTGCTTCTCAACCAGCGGCTTCACAATCGCGCCTTCTGGTAATGGATCATCGAGACTTTCAATCTCAACCAGCAGCGATAGATTGTTGTTCGTGCTCGTCTTCTTCATCGCACGAACAAGACCAACTGACTTGTTGATTTCCCGTGCTTCGAACAGTTGAAGTAGGTCAATCTTTTCACCGGGCTGAAGTGCCAGTCCCTCCCCGTCCTGCCCGGCAGATCGAAGGTCAGGGATAATCAAAAGGCCCCCAGAGGTGTTCGCCACGAAACGAACACGTGGTCGTTTGGACCCCGCAAGCGCTGCAGGATCAGCGGCGTCGTCGCCAAGTCCCGGCATCAAGTAGTCGACCGGGATTTCGACCGGGTTGGGGATGTTGTCAAGTTTCACATGTGCGAACCCCTTCTCGAGGTGCACTCGGTAAATCTTACCCTTCATCCCACGGAAGGCTTCGGACTTCTCATCACCACCCAGAACAACAATGTCATCACCATCGTTCAAGCTGGTCGGTACTGTGGTCGCTGCCAAGCGATCCTCGGTTTTGGAAGCGGAAGTCTCCACGCTTTCCACGGCCTCATCCGTCGTTTCAACGGTCTGAGTCTGATCGTCTTTACCCTGCAATGGCCTATCTCCTTTTGAACGCATTATGAGAAAAAGTGGGTCGGGCCTGCGTTCAACAACCCGACCCACTTAACTGAGTTCACAATGGAACCAATACCAGCCTGCTTACGCAGTGCTGTCGAAGGTACCCTTGTTGACACCACGGGCGTTGATGATCGCCATGCCAAGATACTCGTACCCGGTGAAGCCGAGCAGGAGGTTGTCAGGATCATCAGCCGGGATGGCTTCGAAGTCCTTACGGATCGGCATCCATGCCAGCCATTCCGGCCCAGCAGTCGGATAGAACGTACCAGCGGTGAGCTGGTCGCTGATCCAGAGCTTCGCGCCCCAGATGGAACCGATGTAACCGGTCTGGCGAACTTCCTGACGTGCCACTTCGTCGAGATCAAGATAGCTCCAGCGGCGAATGCCCTGAATACCGTATGCGGTCATCAGAACGTTCTCGACCACCAGACGGTTGGCCTCAATCGGAGTGAACGCCATTGCCAGCGCGTCCTTCGTGAGCTTCGTGGCTACGGATGTCGCCGTGTAGTAGGTGCTGTATGCGCTTTCGAAGAGCCCGAACATGTAGAGGTCTTCGCGGAGCATCATGGACTGTTCCAGACGATCCTTGGTGCGCTTCATCACCTGATACAGACGACTGTAGAGTTCCGAGTACGGAATCTTCGGACGTGCCACAATCTCAAACGGTTCCAGCGTTACGCGGTCGACTTCGATCTCGATGAATCGAGTGGTACCGTTGTGGCCAATGATGGCTGCCGTGAACTCTTCGACATCGCTGTCGTAGATCATTGGCATTCCATCCGCCCACGGTTCAACCACGGCGAACTTACGTCCAATACCCTCATAGTCCAACTTCTGACGGACCGGGCTGGACAGGTTTGCGGCGATCTTTGCCAGACCTGCTGAGGTCGACATGGCCGCTCGAAGGGTCTGCTCCTTCTTCGCAATCTTCTGCAGTGTGGCTTCACGGGACATGTGGCCTCCGCGAGCTGGCTGCTGAATGTTGCGAGTCGTACGGGAGGCAGCACCCTTGTTCTGCTTGTTCAGCTTATCGAACACGGTGAATTACCTCCCTCAGTAGAACAGTACCGTCAGGTACGTGGTACCGACCTCGAGGACAGTGCCTCGTACGATACCCGAACCCGGGTCTGTTAGTGTCCATTTGCCAGTGGCCGCAACGTACAATGGGGAACCAACCGCCCACGAATCACCTGCCGTGTAGGGAAGTGCGTCCGCGTAGGTTGTCTGTGCAGAACTCGTCGTACCTGACGTGAACTGACAGATGAGTGTTCCGGAGTAGAACGTTGCCTTGTGAGTTGCTGCAGTCCTCCCGGCGAAGTCGCGAAGCTTGGAGTTCGCGAAAATGCCGACGTAGGCGCTCGGTGTACCGGTGGAAAGGTCGCTGGTGCAAAGGTCCAGCGTGCCGCCAGTGGTCATCTTGGCGGGGGAACCACCGTAATACTCGGTTACGCCCGAGGAGACAGTGAACTCACCATTTTTCAGGCCACCGATTTCAAGTGCTCGTCCCAGCATCGGTGTGAGTCTCCGTTACAAGTGAAAGTTAAACTCTCTGCTGCCGATCAGTCGAAGAATTCTGGGCTGTCCAGTGAGCAGTCGTCTGGCTGGCTGCCTCTGAACGTTGATTCCCGAGCCCTCAGGCCCCGATTTGCCTGTTCCTTGTTGGCCCGGCTGACCATACGCGACTGTCGCCTGTGCTCGCCATCAGTTGCTCGAGCTCCGCTGTAGTTCGGCGCGTTGTCAACCATGTTCTTCGCATTCTTGAAAGTAGTCTCGTCCATCTCGACTAGTGCCTTGAGCTCGGCAGCTTTCTTGCTCGGATGAATTAGACCTTTACGTAGCTGAGTGGCAACAACCTTCTCAGCTTCAAGTTTTCTCAGTTTCGAGTCCTTGACCTTACCTTCCTTCTCAAGGTCGCTCACCTTGGAGGAAAGCCCGGCCAGCTTGCGCTTGGACTCAGTGGTACCGGCTTTGCCGCGTTTCTTCGGTGCGGCGGTCCCGTTGCCGTTCTGACGTGACTGATGGAGACGACCGAGACGACGAAGTCGAGCTGCGCGTGACTTCTTTTCGTCATCGTCATCTTCCTTCTTGCCGTCGTCCTTCTTGGCATCCTCGTCATCTGCTGCCTTACGCTTCTGCGGTGTTGGCAGCTTTCCATTGGTCGCTGACTTGGATGCTTCCCGGGTTGGGCGGGTGCCGTAGATTGCGTATACACCGTCGCCGTCAAACACACGGAATCCAGCTTCTTCCAGTTTGGCAGTGATGCCATTGACGATGTCGTTGGAAACCTCTCCACGTTTTTCATCGTCGTACTCACCCCACTGCGCCAGCACCCCAGTGACGTCAATGCCGTACGACGCAGCTTCCGCCATGATCACAGATGTGAACTCTGGGGTATCGTGAAGCGATGACATCAGGTACGTGGTCGGTTCCGCACCCTCAGGTGGCATACCTGAATCGTCCCATTCCCAGTCCGCAGTTGCGATCTTCGGTTTCGGATGGCGAACTGCGCTCACGCGACGTTCCTTCTTCAACCCCATCACCGGATTATCGTTGACGTCGTCCGTGCCCTTCTGGAGCTTCGCTTCATCGTCAGCGGCGTGCGGGGGATCAGACTTACCAAGATCGGAACCGTCGGCCTTGCCTTCTTGCGCGTTCGTGGGCTCGGCGTCCTTGTTCTTACCACCTAGGTCGCCCTCTTGACCAGCGTCCGGCTTGGCGTCTGTGTTTCCACCACCAAGTGGGCCGTCCTGAGTGTCTTCCGGCTTGTCAGCGGCCTGCCGCTTACGCAACTTCAGCGGCTTTTTCGATGCCTTCTTGCCGTCATCGTCATCATCGTCATCATCGTCATCATCATCAGACGCGGCTGTAGTTTCATCCCAGTCATCGTCGTCGGTGAAGTTGAAGTCATCGTCGCTGCGCGTTTCATCTGCGGCTTTCTTAGACGCGGTCAGTGCATTCTTAATGTCGTCGTCGGTAAGCCCAGCGCCATGCATTCCTGTGCTCCAAATCCAGATGAGTGATGGGTCGTTGTCATCGTATTCAACCCAGCCACCCTTGACACCAATCTCACGAAGTCGCTTCTTGATCTCCGACTTCGACGTCAGAGTCGTGTTGTACCCGTTGGCACTTGCCATTCTACGGACCTTCATCTTGCTGCTCCTCGACGTGGCATGGCCTCCATCGGCCTGCGCAGTGAATGGAAGAGAATTTTCACTAATATCCGATATATCGATGCCAAGCTGAGAAGCGGCTTCCTGCCTCGCTTCGTCGTATGTATAACCTTGGCCCATCAGTTCTGTTATCTTGTTAATGACTTCGGCAGCGTCCGCGCTGGTCTTCCTCCCATTGGCGGCGTCAGCGTCAATCACATCTTCATCAATATCATCGTCTTCGCTTGCCCCATCTGGGGTTGGACCACCTGTATCTTCTGAGTCCTCGCGGAATTCATCGATGGCGTTTTCAACGTCTGGTGGGGCTTCGCCAATGGTCGGGAGCTTTTCAATCCCTGTGCGAAGAATGGACTCACCAAGAGACGCTACCTTGTGCCGGTTAGCAGCGGAGGTGTCTTTGGCGTCGATGGAGGAGTCGATGGCGGTAACGTGGTCACGGAGCTTATTGGCAACGGATGCCTTCCGTGGTCCCTTCACCAACTTGTCTGCAACTAAGTCAAAAACGTCCTGCATGAGAACAGCTCCTCTCTGTGGTCCTCTAACTCAATGATAGGATTGAGCTACGGTCATGAGGACTCAGATGAAGAGCTGCATCTTACTTCAAGTGGAGATGTAGTTATTGAATATCTCTTACTCTACAAGTACAACCATAAGGTCGCGTTCGTTGAAGTCGGACTTCAACAACTCCAAGAACTGCGGATCGGATGGGTCATCAATATGTGCCGTGGCAACAAAGCCAGACGTCCCACGCCGGTTGTACAGAATATCGTACCCGTCACTTGAATGGAACCTGACCACGTAGTCGGGTTCTATCCCATCAATCGTAATCGAGTCAGCGGTCCGGTCATCCTCGGACTTGAGTACTGCACATACCCTCTGCATAGGCCCCTCGTTGCTGCGTAGTGAATAGTTGGTCTGTGACCACCTTAACATCATCTTCCTGAAACGGCTGAGGGTACACTCCCTCACCGTCAAATTGAATCCATAGTAAAGTCACTGACCTCTTTCGAATCCGAATCTTCTTTGAGTCCACAACAAAGCCCTCGGCCCCGTTTCGAACTTCGAAGCTCACCCCACTATCAGTCACCGATCTTCGGTTACCGACCCGGGATTGAAATTGTACTCGGTCTCCGTCAGCCATTATATGAGATCTCGGCGTTTAAGTGCCTCGTTGACCTTCCTACCAATGTACTCTTTCATCTTCTGTTCCCAACACTCCTTGAGGCTGGCTGGCCCGGGGAAGGCGTAGGGCGTAGGCTTTGCGTCACACCAGTAACGCCACGCAGTGCGTCGGCGCTCGCTGTCGGACGGTTCGCGGTGCTGCATCCCGTGAGCTTCATGAGTCGGGTCGTTACGAATACGCCAGTACTCGTCCTTGATATCGGTGTAAGCCTTCTGCTGCGCAGCGTTCGGTATCGGATGGTCCTTCCGCCACTTGTTCTCCAGTCGACTCCAAGCCCGGACAGCCACCAACGCGGTCTCCATCGGCCACCCCTTCTCATCCATCACACGCTGGACCCGCTTTACCTCCTGTGGGTTAACGTACGCACGCTTGGCCAGCGTCCAACGATCTTGATCTTCTGGGGCAAGGGCGAGGGAATGGTTCTCGTAACATTCACAACCAACAACCATCAGTATGTTGCATTTGTCATGCTGAATGTAGTAGTGGTTTTTAATACGTGCGCCGCAGAGCTGGCATGCTTCTTCACCAATCCCAAATCGGGTGCTTACGGGCTTGTACCCCTTGGGAATCTTCCAGCAGATGGTTGGAGGATCACCTACACTCATATAGAAGCTGCATGGTGTCCATTCCGATGAGGACGTGTTGAGCTCGGAGAAAGTATCGCCCTGTCGACGTTGATACGCCGATCCCTGCTTCTTCTTAACGCCCGGTATTGTTAGCTGTTGTCCTGTGTCTATCAATTCCATCTCACCAATCCTCGTCTAACTACGCACAGGTACATGATAACAATAACTTATACAGGAGTCAAGACTTATCCGAGTCCGGGGGTTCTCTCCACCTCTTCCCGGTTCGGTAGTCTCGCCCCACCTCTTCCTCGGCGATCATTCGAATCTTTCCGTGCGGATAAACCATAGTTGACGACCGGTTTACCCGTTGGATATGATTAATAACCTGTTGAATGTGGGCTTCATGACGTTCAGCTGGGTGTCGGCCTTCACACACCTTTCGATGGGATACGGTACCAAACCCGTGAGTTTGCATCCCGCAAAATAGGCACTTGAACGCTGTCATCTCCCTCTCCAATCTGCTCCGGTAATACAACATCTACAGCTACTCAAACTGTACGACGGTCTCTTTTGGTTGGACGTAGGATGTGTGCGTAACCTCTGCGGATGTTGCACACTGTACAATAACAAAGATACCGACTGCGACTACGAGTACCAAGAACCCCTTACCACCATTCGACCAGTGGATCTTCATGTTGATCTCCTCAGATCGACTCGAGTATACGAACAAACTCGGCCTTGTCCTTCTTGGACGTTATGCTCGAGTGAATTGCCCGGAGTGTTGACGCAAGACGTCTGGAGTCCTGACGTCCAATGCGGCTGGCCACTACCTGAAGAATCTTAGCACTGACATCCGCACCCTGCGACCCGGGATAGCCATTCCACTCTTCGGGCATAATGAGACTGTCCTCAAAGAAGGCCAAGCCAAAGCAACGCTCAAAGGACCGTACCTTTCCACCAGACACCGGGTGATCAAACTCGACGCCCTTGTTAATGCCGAACGCACCGATGTGCTCGCAGTACGGGGTTACGTCTGGGTCAGTTGTCTGGTGACCGCACACGTTACATTCAGAGAACTGGATCATCGTCCCCATTGACGTGTCGGTAATCCCACCGTCAAGGATGGCTTCGACGGCGTTTGGATAAAGACCGTCCAGCGCTTCCTTCTCAATGGCCCATACATTTTCGACCCAGTTACCAACAACCTGATCTCCTTCATCGAGACTGGTAAGCCCCGTGAACGGTGTCAGCACTGGTGACTCGGACCCTTTCTTGGAGGCCAGTTCTCGAGCAGCCTTTGAAATCACAGCTGATGGAATGTAGGCAGAGTCTACAACCATCCCAATATCCAAACTTGGGTCGTGGTCGATGTCAATCATCTGCCCGGGGAAGGTACTGTGAGAACGTAGGAGTTCCACACCTGGGAAACCGTCAAAGTTCTGGTTCGGTCCCCACAGCTCTTCGGCACTGATCGATCTGTTTCTGACGTACAAGTACTGGTCAGGGTTCAGCTTAATCCCGCGAGACGACGCGAGACGTTTCTGTACCGACTCTGTTGTGCGACCGGCGAGAACAATCTTCTCGGGGTTCCGCGCAACCTGAACCATCTTTGATACGCCGTGCTTAACAAACATGAGTTAATCTCCTCGTAGTCATGGAATGATAGGATCACCCCACCCTACGGTAGACCGATACAATCCAATCGATTTGAACTGTCGGAATCACCGATGGAGCCCGGGAAATATCACGAGCAAGCTCAAAGTTTCCAACTTCAGACATGAGATCGAGAAGTAAATCCCCGGACCCATTAGCATCTTCAATACGAAGACCGTCTTCAGTCACGACGAAGTTCCATTGATGCAGACCATTGTATTCAACTCGCTTACCCTCGTTCTCGTGGTGAATTAGAACAAGGTATCCGCAACTACACACCCGGGAAGCACACGCCTTAATCGCAGCGGGGGCGTCCTCAGCGTGGTCCAGTGCGTTACGTGAGTGAACAATGTGGTAGTTATCAAACGGAAGTTGTGCGGTGAGAAGATCTTCGGCACGAAGTGGTAGCATTGCTATACGACTCGGAATGTCATGGCGAGCCAGTAATTGTTGGTACTTTTCAGCCAGTGGGTCGATACCAACAACAGCGACAGGTTCGTTCTTGTGCCGGTTGGGGACAATTGAAATAGGACCACACCCAACATCCAAAATACGAGCCTGATGGATACAATCTTCCCGAATACCAAGTGAAGCGGTGAGTAACTTATCCATCCGAAAATATGTAGACAGATCACGGCCCGAGGTCATACGCATCTCGTAGTCAACCTTGGCCCAGTCACGGCGACCAACCCGCATCCATTCATCCCAGAACGCGAGCTCGTCTGCAATTAGTTCTTCACTCCACTTCGTCTAGTGTCTCCCTTGGGAACTTAAATCTGGCATCCTTCTTGGCCTGCACCGCCGCCTTGTCCGCCATTTCATTACCGGTTATACCTCGGTGGCCACGGACATGAGTCCACCTCACGTCTGGACCATCTAAGTCAAACAGCTCATGCCAGAGATCGAGATTCTTTACATCCTCGTCGGAGGTTGTTTTCCACCCACACTCCTTCCAGACATAAATCCAGTCCGTAATGCCAAGCACAACGTACTTACTGTCTGAGATGACTTCAATGACCCCGGAGGACACCAGAGACCGTGCTTTGCGAAGACCTTCAATGGCTGCTGTCATCTCAGCCGTTTGATTCGTGGCCGGGTACATCGGTCCGGATAAAACTTGTGGAGCTTTCTGGGGCTGAAAAACTACGGCACCCCACCCCCCGTACCCAACTTTGTCATTTGCCCCGTCAACATAAACTCGAATGCACGGCTTCCCTTTGAGTCTTTTTCTGGGGCCGAGCTTACGTAGTAGCATCAGGCAGTTCCGGAACGTCAAGGTTAACCAACGCAGCTCGAAGTGCCGACGCCAGCTTAACATCATCAGCTGATGACTCCAGAAACCCGCTTACATCTAGTGGGTCGACGACGACGATCTCCACATGGACACCGTCAAGTTTACCGTCGTTCACTACAATGGCGTCGTTATCATCCGTAACCGGACTGATGATCACGTCGCCACCACACTCGTTCACAAGCCGCTCAAAGAGTTCGTGCCACTTCCCACGATGCACCCCAGCCGTTCGATTTAACACCAACAACGATTCATGATACCGTTGTGAACTGAAATACTCCTCGCGCTCCGTCATCAACTCCTCCGTTTACGGATTTTAGAATAAGGTGAGTAAGTCACCCTCGCAACTTCCGCTGCTGGATGATATCCTCTTCGGTTGGAAAGTTAATCTCCTTCCGCTCTTCGGCGGTCAGATACCGAGCACCGAGCCAGCGGCACACATAGTCAACAATACTCGTGGCTATCGGAATCTCGCCTTGATTGTCGGTCATTCCCTGTGGTTCAAATCGAGAGAACAGCCCCTTTGAAATAATCGCCTTGAGTGGAACACCATACTGCAAAGATATGGAAAGCACAGTCGCCCACGAGTCATAAGCACCTGACAGCGCGGTCCCCTCCTTGTCAATGTGAATGAATACCTCACCGAGACTACCGTCTTCATAAAGACCAGCAACGATAGACCCGGCAACACCACCAATATTAAACTCGTGCTTTACAGATTCACGAGTATCCGGTAAGCGACGCCGGTTCATGCAACTTCCTCCCAACCGTAAGACATCACAAAGTCAAGCCGGTCGGTTCCCCGCTGACGTCGGCGAACGTCAGTGCCCTCACGAGAGCCCGCTGCATTCGTATTACCTTCGATAGTGGTAACAACACCAGACTCAATGAATTCTTCCACGAATCCAATATGAGTCCAGTCTTCACCACTACGATGAACCATAAACAATGACCCCGAAACCTGCTCAGGGATCTGAGGAAGATCGGCAAACGCACCTCGAGTCTTTGCCCATTTTGCAATTTCGTCAACCGACCACCCGGGAAGATCCCACAGTGAGTTACCAAACTTCCGCGTTCCGGTAAGATTGTACAGAGCTTGGCGAGTACAGAAAGTCACAAACCCAGCACACCATGGAAAGTCCTTACCTGTATGTCCATCCATGTAAAGCGCCACCCACGGACCAGTGTTGTTGGTAAGCTCATGGGCTTTGTTTGCCAGATGCTGTCGTGCGTATTGAAGAGCAAGAGCTGGAATGGAACGGGAGTGGTGGGTCTCAACCCAGTTTGCTACAGCTTCTTCATCCTTGAGAATAGGCTGAAGTGCGTTGTACATCGGGTGGCGGAGTGCTGCCCACGTGATCTCGTCACAGATGTCGTACCCGGTGATTTTGAGCAGTGCCGCCTGCGTCGCTGGACCGAAGTCCTCGTCAATTTCAACCCACAGGTCGCGTAGACACAACCATTCCTGCATCAGCTTAACGTCGCTGCCGCTGGCTCCACGGTATAAATTCGGGGGACTTTTCAGTTCTATCATGGAGTCGTACATCAACCGACCTCCTTCTGTGCCTTCTTGGCCTTGCTTTCTTGTATGGTCATAAAGCTCTGGTAAACATCAGCCCACGCTTTTGACCCACCACTACAGAATAACCCAGTGATAGTCTTCCCAATCAGAGTCGACTCACTTGCGTACATCATTGCAAAGATGTCAAACCCTGTAAGAATTGAGAAAGCTACACACGTACCCATTGTCGTGTACAAGCGAAGGTCGTCAAATCTGACGACCTTCCTGATAGACTTCCACAGTGAAGTAACATAAATCGCGGTCAGAGTCCGCTCAATAATCAATGTCACAACAACTGCAACAAGTAATGGTTTGAATGGATCAGCACTGGTACCTGACATGTCGGGGAACACTGAACCACCTCGATTCTTAAGCAGGCTGCCCAACAAGCATGAAGCTACGATGAGCTACCCTACGCTGCCGATCCTGTGTTTCCAAGATCTTCTGTTCAAGATCCCGGGCATTTGCAGCCTGTACGTGGTCGCCGTTAACTATGGAGTAAACACATCCGGTACCCATGTACATTGGGAATCCGAGTACAGTACCAACCCGGAGACCACGCTCAAGTCCGCTGAGAATTCCGTTCTTCATGTCGAACCTCCTCAGCCGCAATGGCTGGGTTATGTCAATCTAACCCGAAGAGTGTATGAATTCAACATGAAAGTCGAAACCCAAGTCACTCGTCGGTGTGGCGCTTCTTCTTCTTGGACTGACGTTCCTCGTAGTCAGCGATGGTATCCTCCACCATCGGCATCTTCGGAAATACCTTCTTACCCCAACGCGGACGTCCCTTGGGAGTAATGACAATAGCATCTCGGACTTCAACCACACCACGTTCAAGAAGTCCGTGAATTGCGTGACGCTCGTCGTCGAGCTTCATTCCCTTGTCGAAGTCAACTTCAGCGTCCAGCGTTGCCACAATTTCCTTGAGCACGCGATACTGACGATGCCCAAGCGCGTGGGAAAGAGGACGTTCCGGGGGTGTGTTGGAAATCTCAACGTCCCCAAACTTCTCAGTGTGGACGACAATCACGTCGTCGCTGGGCGTCGAGGCAGGGGCCTTCTTCCCAGACGCGGATTCACGCTTGTTCGACTTACGACGAGACTTCTTCTGAGCCTCTTCGATCACGGGCTCTTCATCTGACTCATCGTCATCCTCGTCCGTGGTATCCTCGTCCCCGTCATCAGAGTCAGGTTCATCGTCTGTGTCATCATCCTCTTCATCGGGCGATGGGTCTTCAGCCTCCCCGGCGTCTTCGTCATCTGACTCTTCGTCATCTGACTCTTCGTCATCTGACTCTTCGTCATCTGACTCTTCGTCATCTGACTCTTCGTCATCGACCTGTGTGTCGTCAGACTCCGAAACGTCGTC